ATGGTTTAATTTTAACAGACTTATTAGCACCACCTAATGAGGAATATGGTAAATCATTAGCTATACAAACAGACGGAAAAATTCTTTTAGGTGGTTATGGAGGATTAATTGGAGATTCAGGTATAGATTTAAATTTTATTTTAGCTAGATACTTAAGTTTTACTCCTACACCTACACCTACACCTACACCTACACCTACTCCTATTGTCTCTATTTGTTTTCCAGCAGGTACACCTGTTTTAACAGATCAAGGTAATATTCCCATTGAAAAATTAAACCCAGGAATTCATACAATCCGTACAAGACCAATTGTTGCAATAACACAAACAATTATGAATGAAAATACAATTGTTTGTATAGAAAAACATTCTTTGGGAATAAATATACCAAACAGAAAAACATATATAAGTAACTATCATGGAATATTATATAATAATAAATTAATTCCAGCAAGGCAATTAGCCGGAAGACTACGCGGAATTTATAATATAAAATATAACGGTGAAATATTGTATAATATTTTAATGGAAAAACATTACATAATAAATATTAATAACATGAGAGTTGAAACGTTAAACCCAAAAAATATAGTTGCGAAATTATACACCAGCAATTATAATGATGAAGAAAAAACAAAATTAATATTAGAGATTAATGAAAATTCAAAAAATGAAATACAAAATGAAAACTATAACAATTATAATGATTATGAAAAAATGACACACAATAGAACAGTTCGTAAATTCTCTATATTTAGATATAATCCAACTATATCAAGATTAAATTTTCACACAAAAAAACATTTTGTAACACATCACAATTACACAAATAGAAACCATCATATTTCTTCTATTAGAACTAATCCAATGCCAAAACTTAATATGCGTACATTTAGTCATAATCGTAGAAGAAGATAATTTCTTTATTTCTTTATTGTAGCCATAAATTCAATTACTAATTGTTCAGGTATATTATTAAAATCAACCAATTTTTTATTTAATTCATATTGTTTATAATATTCTAAATTATCTGCCATTTTCTTTTTGAAGAATTCTGGGTCTAAAACGCATTTTTGAGCTGTCTTTATTCCGCATTTTGGAAATACAGCTGGAATATTATCACTTGTATCACCCATAATAATTTTTATTTCTAAATCATCTTTAGCATTACCAGTTGAGCTCTTATCAGCAATATTTTTAAAAGCTAAATTATATAAATGTACTCTATCACTACTTAATTGAAGATAATCTCGATCACTTGTAATAATATAAATGTTACATTCTGGATACTTATTTAAAACATATTTTACAGAGAGAGCAATACAATCATCTGCTTCCAACTTTGGATGTTTTAAAATAGCCTTAGCCCCTCCTTGTTGAAATAATTCTGCTTCATAAGCCATTTTAAAAAATGGTCCACCCATAAATCCATCTTGAACACGGTTTGATTTATAGTTCGGAAATAAATCCATTCTCCAAATATTTTCTCTCTTACAGTCTTTCCCAACAACTAAAATAGGTTTTTGTATTTTAAGTTTCTTTGGTATGGATATTAAATTTTCTACAAATGTTTTTTTAAATTTATCAACAAATGTTTTGTTTTGAAATGGGTCATCTAAAACAGTTTCAGGGTGTGCGTTTTTCCACCACTGCATCAAAGCAAAATATCTATAAAAGTTATAATAACTTCCGTCAACAAATATAAAATTAGGTTTCATGTCAGATTGTTCAAATATATTGTTCATTATAATATATTTGAATTAATATTTAATTACTTTCAATTTTATATTTAATTTTATATTTAATGTCTTCTTCATTTATGAGTAATTATATATTACAACTTTTATCATTTAAAACGCATATTTTATAAAATAAAATAAATATAATTTATATGGAGGAAATTTATTACTTAATTCATACTACAAATAATCCGAATTGTATAACTTGGAGTGAGTTAAAAACAGCTGAATTTAATACAGATGACCAATTCCCTGGTGTATATTTATCAATCATTACAAAAGATAATATAGATAAAGAATATATATATCCAGGAAAATATATAATAATACTTTCTAAAAAATTACTTCTTCAAAAAAATTATCATATAAATTTAGTTGATTATAACGGTATAGTTTCTGAAAAAAATACATATTTTCCTTGGAATTTAGATAATTTTATTAGTAAAAGTAAACATTTATTATCAAGACAAACACGGCCGCAAAGTGAAGTTGTTTTTCATGATAATATAGACATGAATTATTGTTGTAGTATTATTAGTATTTTAAAAAAAGATGCGAATATTAAAATAAATAATTTTTTACCTAAAATATCAATTGAAAATGAAGAAGAACCAGATATGACAAAACGTCCATTTTTGTGTTACCCATTTGAAGATATATACACTGGAAGTAATCCATTACCAAAAAGTTCTAATAAATGGTTTGAAATGATGTCAAAAGTATGTAAAGTTGATATAGATGAAACACATAATACATCGGAAGATATTAGTGAAATGATAAAAGCCAAAGCGTATGACTTATATAACAATCGTGGCGAACAAAATATAAATTTATTGAAAGAGTATACAGAATCTAGAACTGGAGGGAAAAATAATAAAACGAAATCTAAAAGAAAAAATAAAAAAAATAATAATAAAACTGTTCGTAAAATATTAACCTTTTCTATTTAAAAGAGCTACCTTATAATAATTAGAATAAATAGCTAAATTAAAAATAACACTATTAAGGTCATGTGAGTATTCAACTGAAGACCTTGCTTCATTATTTGTGACATTTACAAAATGAATATGTAAGTGATAAGTAGATGGTTCATAGTGGAAAAACATTTTTAAATAACATTCATCTATATTATATTTTCTTTTTATAGTTTCAAGTGTTACCTTTTTCATATGTTCAAGAAGAGGAATATGTTCAGCAGTTAATGAACGTATACAACGCAATGATATATTGGTTGGTAAACATAAAATATGTAACTTATCAATATTAACTGAATTCCATATGTAAGTAGGAATAATTATACATAATTCATCTCTATAAAGAATTTGATTTTGTTCAGATACTCCATCTATTATATTATAAATCCACTTATCTTTATTAGGGTCGCGTTTTTGAATACTTTTTAAATATTGTTCATATGTTTCTTTTATAATTTTCTTGCCGTTTCGTTTAACATTATTTCCATCATTACATACAACTAATTCACCATGTACTTCGGCAGTTGCTTCATATTTTTCATATATATCATTTTTCATGGTTTGTTTATTTCTATGAATGGTTTCAAAATTTGAAATACTAGAAGGTATAAATGTGTAACTTGTATTACCAATAGTTGCTTGCATATTTATGAAGTGTTATATTACATTATAGGGAAATTTTTAAGCCATTTTATCTACAAAAATGTAAATAAAAACCAAAATATTAGAGAAAAAAGGTCCCTTCACGTGTAGTGCAGAATTATTAAATTTTTTTGCGAAAGTTTTTTGGGGTTTTCGATTTTGGACATTTTTTTTGTCCATTTTTGAAAATCCGAAATACTTTATGCAAAAAATTTAATTGTCACTGCATAATTGAATTTTTTGGTCTGGTCACCAAAAAAATAATTTTAAATTTGTTACGATAATTTTTTTTTATTTTAAAAAAAAAGCATTTAGAATTTTTTTCTTTTGAAACAATATGAAACAAAATGAAACAAATTTGTCCCCAAAAAATCCCAAATATTTTTGTGAAAAATGTGTGTACATAACCAGTAACAAAAAAGATTTTATCAAACATAGTCTGACAGCAAAACATCAAAATGAAACAAATGAAACAAATTTGAAACAAATTTGTCCCAAAAATCCCCAAAAATCCCCAAACCTAAAATGTGTTTGTGGAATGATTTTTAACAGTCGTAGTACCTTATGGCGACACAAAAAAAAATGTAATGATATAATTAAAGAAGAACCATCCGACAAAGATTTAATAATAATGCTTATAAAAGAAAATTCGGAATTAAAAACTATGGTGTTAGATGTATGTCAAAAAATTCAACCATTTAATAATACAGTAAATTCTAATAATATTAATAGTAATAATAAAACATTCAATTTAAACTTATTTTTAAACGAAACATGTAAAGATGCTATGAATATTACAGATTTTGTAGATTCACTTAAACTTCAATTATCCGATTTAGAAAGTGTTGGAAAATTAGGTTTTGTAAATGGCATTTCAAATATTATTGTAAAAAAACTAAATTCATTAGATGAGACCAAAAGACCTATTCATTGTACAGATACAAAGAGAGAAGTTTTATATATTAAAGATGAGGACAAGTGGGAAAAAGAAAATGAACAAAATAATAAAATTAGAAAAGCAATTAAAAAAGTAGCCGATAAAAATATGCGGTTAATACCAAAATTTAAAGAAGAGCATCCTGATTGTGTCAAAAGTACATCAAAGTATTCAGACCAGTATAATAAAATTATTATAGAAGCTATGGGAGGTTCAGGTGATAATGATTCTGAAAAAGAAAATAAAATAATAAAAAATATAGCAAAAGGTGTATCTATTGATAAAAATTCATATTAATTTAATATCAATATATATTAATGAAAATTAATAACAAATTTAAAAATAATTTATTAATAATAGTTACAATTATTATTATTGGCGCTTATCATTATCATATACAAAATGGTATAGAAAAAATATTTTATGAAACATATTTTGATTATAATAATGTAAAAAGGCCTTTAAATAAGTGTAAAAATGAAGAAAATGGGCGAATGACAAATTGTGTAGGTATGCCTTCGGGTCATGCTGAAACGGTTACAATTGTTTCGTCTTTATTATATTTATATAAATTTATACCTTTATGGTTGTGTTTATTATTAATATTCATATTTTCTGCTCAACGGCTAGTAACAAATATGCATTCTATAATTCAAGTACTATGTGGTATATTATTTGGTCTTATATATGTAAATATATATAGATACTTTAAGTTGTCTATTTTTTCATTTTTAATCGTATTATGTATTGGATTAATATTAGTACTATTATGTATTTATAAATTAGATAAAGAAATATACGGACCAATACCATATTGGGTTTCACCAGAAATGGTTCCATTAATTAAAAAGAAACAAAACAGTCCATTATATATAAAAATAGGCAGCATCTATATAAACGCAATTATACAAAATAAAACATTTTTAACTTGGACACAACTAGAAAAATATTTAGATATTATAATAGAACAAATAAAAAAATCAGGAGAAAATTATGATGGTGTTGTTGGAATAAAAACCGGTGGTGCTATTCTATCTGACTATCTTTCAACTAAACTTGGACTACCAAATTATAAAGTAAAATTATCTAGAAGTGAATATAATTGTAATAAAACCCCACAAAATACTGTAAATGATGTGGTTCAAAAAAATATTCTAAACAACTATGGTGAATTTACATTATGTGAAGGTATAGATGAAAATTTAGAAGGAAAAAATGTAATTTTAATTGATGAATTAGTATCATCAGGTAAAACAATCACAGAAACTTATAATTATTTAAAAGAAAGCAAACACGTAAATTCTATTTATACTACTTCGATAGCATTTAAAAATAATATGTATAAAGGAAATTTACATATAAACTATGCTATGTCTGGTTGTGTATTGATATGGCCTTGGGGTTATGATAACTGAACAATCATATCTGTATGAAATATTTCTTGAAACACATTATCCATTAATGTAAAAAATTCATCCTTACAAAGAGTTAAAGTTACTCCATGCGACATAGCTAATACAAGTTGAAATTTTACAAACCCATCACTAGGTCTAATTCCAATATTAGCCAATTCAGAATTACTTAAATAATTATTAAGTGTATGAATGAACTTATACATTTGAAATTGATTTGCCTTTTTAGAAACCTGAACAGTTTCGCTCATCATTTCAGTAGCAAAACTAAGAATATTTTCATAATGATTTTTAGGTAATTGCTGAAAAATATTAGGCGGGTCAACAAAGCTTGAGCTTAATATTTTAATAGCAATCTCTCTTGGAGGTAATACAAAAAATTGCGGTAAAACATCAAATGCCAAATCTTTGTAGGAAGGGTCTATATCATATACAATCCCAAAATCTATAACTCCAATTTTATATTTATATTTGGTCTCATTTTCATCTTTTATAAATAATATATTTCCACTGTGTAAATCTCCATGTGCTAATCCGTGAACCATTGAAGTAACAAATCCAAACTTAAGGACTTGTCTTGCGAAACCTTCATAGTCTTCTTTTTCTATTTCATTAATTTTAATTCCATCAATATATTCCATTAAAATAATATTGGGATACTTTTCTGTAACATCTTTATATACTGTTGGAATTTTAACATATTTTAAATTTTTACAGTTATTTTTAATTTTAATAGTATTATCAACTTCTTCAATAAAATTAGTTTGATGTTGAATAATATCAATGTTTTTGTTAATAACATCAGTTATTTTATACTTATTAACTAATGGAATAAATGATAATAAATACAAAAATGTCTGTAAATTTTCAATAGCATTATTAAGTGAATTTTCAATATTATTTCTCTTCATTTTAATAATTACGTGTTCCTTAGTATCTGTTTTGTATCCTTTAAATACAAGTGAAATCATGCCCGCATTAATAGGTTTTTCATAACCATTTTCTATTGTAATATTATAATCATTTGAAACCTCAATAATATCTTCAATATTAATATCAGAATATGACCAAGGTGCGTTGTCTGTAAATTTAAGTAGTTTACTATTAATTTTTTCATCGATAAGATTATTATTTGAAGCAATTGCTTGAAATATTTTTACATATAATATGTTAATAGAAGCCAAACGGTGAGTTATTCTTGTTATAAAATATGAAAAATCATTATAAATAAAATAGAAAAACAATTCAGAACTAAAAATATAAAAAACATTAAATATAAAAAGTATTTCTTTAAAAAATTTTGTGATAAACATTATAGTATATTATATTCTAACGTTTTCTATAAATTGTTTTACACGTTTAAATATTTTAAATAAAATAACCCCAACCATTTTTTCTGCGAATGATGGTACATTTGCTGTAGGTTCAAATACAACATTAAATGTAAATTTAACCTTATGTAGACTAATAATATCACATACACCAATAAAATCTTGAATATTTAATTGTTCGGAATCCTTAGGCATATTTTCTGGTATAATATCTTTAATAGATTGTGAAATAAATGTAATTTTTCTCTCTTCAACTAGTTTTTTAATATAAAGAAAAGAATATTTTTGTGATAATCCAAGGTCTTCAAAGAAGTGTTTTAAAAGTAAAGTTGCGACTGCTTCATATTCATTAAGTATTTTAATGTCAACTTTTTCATAAACGTCAGGGTTTAAATCATAAATAAGTTTGATTAAACTAAAATCAATAATTTTAGAAATATTAATATAATTATTTTCCATTGTAAACTCAAGTTTATAATGATTTTTTTTTACACGTAAAAATATAAAACCTTCTTTATTAAATAATATAGCCTGATTATCTACGGTATCCATTTATTATATTAATGAATAATAAATTGATAAATTTAACGATTTAACAGCGTCTAGTAAAACCTACCATAAAATATTTCTACTTAAGTTATTTGCGGAGTATTTATTTTTTTTCCAATCACCTCTCATATATTTTGTACGTGTTAAGTAATTTTTTCTACGAGTTTTATCGTGATGCTTTGTATAATCTTCATATCCTATTTGACCAAAATTTACCCATTTATTATTTTTTGGATCGTAAATTTTATATTTTTTTGCTGGGTTACTAGCAGGATATAGTTTTGCTGTTTTTCCTAAATACTTATATGCCATATGTTGTGCTATACGAGGTGTTGAATATAAATAAAGTTTTGATGAAAATTTACGGTTAATATTTTTTTGTGTTTTGTTTTTTGGGGACATATATTATATTAAATGATATTAAAAATAAAAAACTAATAATTTAAAATGAATAATATCAATAGTTCATTATTACAATTGTCTTTAAATGAAAGAGTAAATTCAACAAATATATATGGTTCAAGAAATATAGACACAAATGTAGCAGTGGATTTTAAAACTTATAATTTTGAAAATTCTAAATTAACACTTTCTAGAAATGCGGATAAACTAATACCAGAATATTTAATTTTAAATTTACAAGATAATAATATAACACTAGAAACAATACATAATTATGCTCAAAATATGTATATTAACTTAAAAATTGGAACTCAAACGCTTTTAAATATTCCATTAAGTATTTTATGGAATTTAAAGGAACCAGAAATATTTGATGATAAACTATACTTACAAATTCCATTTGAAATGTTTTTTGGTAATATACACATTTTTGGTTTGCAATTTTGGGAAGTTTCATTTAATATAATTAATCACACGAATCTAGCAAATTATGTTAGTAGTTATAGTTTATTGTGTAAAACATATATTGGTGATTCTCGATATAGAAGAAATAGTATAGATACAAGTAATTGTTGTATTCAACAAATTTCTTCATTAGAAGTTAAAGTTTCATTAGATAATCCTGAAAATGTGTCGAATGAGTTCAAAATAATAACAAACATGTTTCCTGGGTTTTCTAAAGGGTTTTTAATTGAAAGTAGTAATATAAATGAACTAAATTATATACAATTTTATATAAATGACCTAATTAGAATAAGTTACAATAAATTTATGATTAGAAACAAGTGTCAAAGAGTAAATGATACTTTGATATTTTTACCATTTAACCCAGATATATCATATAGCGAGAGAAGTTTTAATTCATTCATAGGGTCAATTCACTTAAGTGAAGCACAGAGTTATCTAAAGTTAAACTTCGATACGCCTCGTAATGTAGTAAAAATTTATTCAATTAATATGAATGATTATAGTCAAAGAAGTAGTGAAATTAGAAGTTCACAAAATATAGTAAATACACATCTTGTACAGGATTTTACAACACATTCATTAACGCATAATGAAAGTATAGAAACAAATGTTATTTACAATAATATTCAAGTAAATAGCATTATTGAAAATGACCAAAATATTATTGAAAATGACCAAAATATTATTTATAATAATTATACTTATACCAATTTGTATTCAGGTATGAGTGGTCCAAATTATTATATTGATCCATCAGGTATGTCAGGTATGTCTGGTATGTCTGGTCCATCAAACACATCTTCTGTAAACATTGATAATTTAATTGTTAACTCAGGAATATGTAGATTAATTCCTGAAGATAAAAAGATATGTGGAATAAGTTTAGATGAAATACGTGAAAATCAAAACTATATGTGTTGTACACATTGTCATAATAATTTTAATGAAAATGATATTAGAATTTGGTTGAGAAGTAGAAGAACATGTCCTAATTGTCGTGGTATTTGGAGTGACTATAATATTTATATAAATAGTTTAAGTTTAGTTTTAAATGTAAACGTACCATATTAAAAATCGGTTAATTGCTTCAATTCAGACCAAAATTTGTTTTGATTTTGTTTAGCTTTTTCTGCTTGTTGAGCATAATAAAATGCCAATGCTGCGGATTCTTCATCTTTTTGTTTGTTTTCTTTATATAATCGACGCATAGATTCTTCTTTACTAAGAGGTGTAGTGTCGACTGTTTCTCTCAGACGTTTATACTCTGCCAAATTATTAAATGTTTTAGTTTTCTTATAATCTTCATCAGTAACAGGAATTACAGATTCTACATAAGCTTGTCGTAAATCAGTATAACCAATTCCTTCACTACTAAAGAGAGAACTAGAAGTAAAATTACTATCATAAACCATTAAAGAAGAACCACCAAATGTGGAAGCATAAGGGTCACTAACGCCATTATATGTAGTTATTTCCTGAACTTGCTTTTTTCTTTTTTCCATTTCGGCAGCCATATTAGATTTTGTAACATTTGGAGTATAAACAATATCATCATCAGATTTAAGCCAACTACCATAACCAGTTTGGTTGGGGTCTTCAAGTTTATGTTTTTCAAATTGGTCATTAAACCATTTATTAAAATTTTTTGGATCTTTTAAATCTTTTTTATTATCAAATAATGTATCTAAAAAATTACCATTATTACCATCAAAAAATTCATTTGTAGTATGTATTTTTTTATTATTAGTTTTATTTTGAAATTCATATATACCTAATAATTTTTTATATGCATTTGAAAAGAAAATAAAATACTTTTCATCAAGGCGTGATTTGTCCGGATGTGTTTTTAAAACAGTTTTTTTACATTCTTTCATAGTGTCTTCAGTTAAGTTCATATTTTTAAGACCAAAAAGATTGAATAAATCTTCTCTCGAATAGCTATCTATATTTAAGTCTAAACTTTCAAAACCAGATTTGTTGTATGTAATGGATACATTTTTCTCTTCATTAGGATTATTAAAAGGGTTAACATTAGCAAATGGATTTTCTGTATTGTTATTTCCAGTATCTCTAATTTTTACGCCTCCTTTATGACAAGTTGTCATAGAAGCTTTATTTTTGTTAGATGCGTTAATAATGTCATTAATATTTCTTCCTGGTCTAGACATTAATAATTTATCATATTATTATTTAAATTGTTAATTTGCTAAATTATATATTTAATATTATAAACACAAAAATTAAAGTAATTTAATAAAATCATAATATATATGTGTTTTAATTATAAAGTTTCATTATTAACATTTTCAATAGGTACCATATTTTCTATACTATTAATTAAATATGGAAATATAAAATATGCGATGGAAAATAAAGTTTCGGGAATATTTTTAATATTTATATCTCTTATTCAATTTATGGACTTTTTATTTTGGATAGATATAAATAATAAATTAGGTATAAATAAAATAACCACAATTTTATGTCCTATATTAAATGTTGGTCAGCCAACTATATTATATTTGATTAAATATATTTATTATAAACCAAACATATTTACATTAAAAAATTATAATTTGCCTGTAGCTATACTAAATTTGTTGTATTTTATACTTTTTGTATTCAACTATACCAAGTTTTTATCAAAAGAAAAATTAATAACAAAAGAAGAACAACATCATTTGAAATGGCCGTGGTTAAAATATTCAAATGGTTATCCAAATGGTTATTTTTATTTAATTTTATTGGCTATAAATATGTTTTATTTATTTGATTTAAAATATGCGTCAGTTTTATTTTTTATAACTTATTTATTCTTTTTTATTAGTGTAAAATATTTTTCTTATCATGTAGGAGAAATATGGTGTTTTTTTGGATCGTTTATTCCTTTAATAATGTTTTTAATTTCATTTAATATGAATAAATTGTAATTATAATAACTAAATTATAAATTTTATATTAATTATAAATAAATAATATAAACATATTTTTTTTAAAAGTATAGAATGATAGAATTAAGTCTAATATTTTGTATTTATTTTGCTTATCTAATGTTTAATAATTCAACAGATGGATTAATAATTCATAACCATATAAACAAAAGAAATATTTTTACTGAAGTAGATAAAAATCGTTATAATCCTTTTTCAAAAAAATATTTTGACGAACGTTCTCGTAGAAATAATACAGAAGAAAAATATAATATTATCGTAAGAAAATATCCACTAACTAGACCAACTTTTACGGAAAAAATAAAAAATTTAAATTCAAAAAATGTTACTCTTCAAAATGAAAGTATATTAAATTTAAATAATAATGAACCTTATGAAAGTAATGAAGCTGATGAAGGTGATGAAGAAAACAGACCTAAGTTGCGTATTATTTTAAATAAATCAGGATTTTTACGTTCACTTGGCATTGAAATGGATAACGATGAAATGAATAATGCTGAAAAAAGTGGTTTTTTTGATGAAGATGAAGATACTGGAAGAAGAAGATATACTGAAACGCCAAATTCAAAATCAAAAAACTTTCAAGTTATAAAAAAATTTAATATTTTATTTAAAAATGTGGGTGGATATGAAAATGTAAAAGAGGAATTAATGCAGTGTGTAGATATTTTAAAAAATTATCAAAAGTATAAAAAATATAATGTAAGAATTCCAAAAGGATTGATTTTAGAAGGCCCTCCAGGAACAGGAAAAACACTATTATCAAAGGCTCTAGCTGGGGAAGCGAATTGTAGTTTTATTCCAGTATCAGGCTCAGATTTTCAGGAAAAATATGTAGGAGTTGGTTCTTCAAGAATCAAAGAATTATTTGATTTAGCAAAGAAAAATATTCCATGTATTATATTTATTGATGAAATAGATGCGTTGGGTAGAAAAAGGTCATCTGATGGTGAATCATCTTCTAGTGAAAGAGATAATACATTAAATTCATTATTGGTTGAATTGGATGGATTTAAAGATAATACAGGAATTTTCTTAGTAGCAGCAACAAATAGAATAGATTTATTAGATACGGCTTTAACTAGACCAGGAAGAATTGATAAGAAAATATTTATAGGTCTCCCTAATAGTGCTACTAGAAAATCAATAATAGACATACACATAAAAGGTAAACCATATTGTGATTCGATTGGAATAGATGAATTAGTTGAAGTTACTCAAGGTTTTAGTGGTGCTCAAATAGAAAATTTATTAAATGAAGCAATGTTGAATGCTTTAAGACTAAATAATACTCAATTTTGTTATAAGGATTTTGACTTTGTATTAAATAAAATGATGGCAGGCTGGCAACCAAATGATCATGAATTTACATCGGATATCATAGACCATATAGCAATACATGAAATGGGGCATGCTGTTGTCGGATTATTATCAAAACATCATTCAAAAGTATCAAAAGTTATTATAAATTTGTCCTCACCTAAAAGTCCGGGTTATACTGTATTTGAAGGTTCAACCAGTAATATTTATATAAGAGAAGCATTATTTGAACATTTAATGATATTATTAGCTGGTAGAATTGCTGAGGAAGTTTTTTATGATGTTTCAGTAACAACTGGTGCTATTAATGATTTTGAAGAAGCGTTAAAATTGGCAGAAAAAATGATTATTTATTATGGTATGGGAAGTAATATTATATATCCAAGTTTAAGTGAAAAATATAAAGAATTAATTGATACAGAGGTTGTTAATTTATTAAATGATGCTTATAAATGCGCTAATGTAATAATTGAAAACGCAAAAGAATTTATTGAAGAAACATCAGAAATTTTAAAGAAGGACAAAATTATAAAGGTAGATAAATTAAATGAATTAATCGAAACAAAGTATAAAAATTTACAAGACTTAAAAATAGAATTTGAGTAATATTTGTGGCATTGGAAGAGTGATTTTATATATAATATATATGTATAATATATATATAAAGTTATTATGATGATATCTTCAAAAGAAACTTCATTAACCAGTAAAAAATTAATAGAAAATGACCCGTTAAAAATTAAGAATATAAAAAATACTTATTTTAAAACCATATATTTATGTATTGAAAAAGTATCAGACCCGCAATATATATATGGATTTAATTGTTACACTTTTCAAGATTTAAATCATGCCGATAAATTTTATAGGGCAAATTTTACAGATATAGAAAAAAAACGACATATAATAGTTTCAGTATCTAATTTGATACCATCTATATTTCACAAATATTTCATAAATCAATCGTTAAAAAAAATTTATTGGAAGAATGATATAGCAATTTTAAAAAATGTAAAATATTATTAATTTATATAATTAATATATAATGCGTAGTATTAAAAGTTTAGCTATGTGTGCTTTTTTAATTATTATTTGTTTATTAGTAATTAATTATATAAATCAAAGTTTAAAAGAAGGATATAGAGGTAAGAGTGTGAACAGCCAATATTGTGCTAAACCAGAATGGCTTTTTAATAACTATAATAATTTCCCACCTCGTTATCAATATAAATATGTTCATTAATACATTTTTAATATAATAAATAAAAATGTATTAAATATCTAACGATACGGTATTGCTAGCTGACTTCTTACGACGTCCGCTACGTTTAGGCATATTTACATCTGATTGTAATTCTTTCAAATCATTAATGGTAATAGTGCTACTGTCATTTTGATTATCAGATGGAGATAAAGATTGTTGTTGTAGTGGTTCTTGAATATTAATTGTTTTAGTTTTTAATCCGGAAAGAATGTCACTAATATCACTAGGTCCTTTCATTTCAGCTCGAGTAGGTTGTCTTTTACTAGTTCTTTCTTGAAAATCAGGTCTTTCAAAATTTTCTCTCAAATTGATACCATCATCAACAAAACTACTGCGGCTCATATTTAAATCGGGTCTGGAGTAGTTATTATTTCCTGGTCTACTAATTGGTGGTGGAATAGAATTAGGTCCTTGAGTAGCCAATGGTGGAGGTGGTCCCATACCACTAGGTGGTCTAGGGTCATTATTCATTATTCCAGACATAAAACCTGAGAACCCAGGATTAGAGCCAGCCATTGTATTAACTGCCGCAGATTGGAATGAACGCATTAAATCAGGATTTTGTCTTAAAATATCATCCATACCAGGCATAGCACTTTTAAACATAGTATTAGTCATATGAACCATCATAGCACTTCCACCAAGTTGAAAAAGTAACTTTAATTCTGGTGCCATCGATGCCTTACTCTTATATTTTTCATGTAGCTCTCCAAAAATATCATCATAATCATTAATATTTTCTTGTACTTGTTCACTCCATCCATCAAGTTTAATATCAAAAGGGTCGAATTTTCCATTTAAAAATTCGATACCATTAATAACAGCCATTAACATGTTGCCTTGAAACTTTACGGAATTTTGTTTAGATTTTTCTTCCATAATAGTTTCATATTCCCCCATCATTTCTTGTAATGAAGATTCCATATTATATTTTTTTGAAAGCTCAACTCCTTTTTTTTCTAATGCCTCAAGCTTTCTCAAATATTTAAATTTTTCCCTTAATACTTCTTCTTTAGACAATTTAGGTTCATTTGGTAGTACCTTATCAGGGTTCAATGGTATATTATTAAATTTACCATAACCATCCCATGTTTTATTATCATTTTCAGTTTGTGATGTAGATTGTCCAAGTGAATTAGAGTTAAAATTATTATTATTATCTTCAAATGAAACACTAGGTTTACTAAAAAAGTCAGATTTAGGTTTATAACTATTATTAGGTAGGTCGTCAACTAAATTGTTAAGCTCATTTTCTAAATTATTTAAATCTTCTAATTCAATGTCACTTGTAGGTTTACTATCTTTAACTTTATCATTCATTAATAATTCTAAACCACCTCCAAAATTAGTAGATTTTTCAAAACCATTATTATTCCCAAAATCACCATCAAAATTGAGTTCAGTAAGTTCCATTATATCTGCCATTATATCTATTCATTAAATAGAACATTTAATTTTAAGTATTACGAATTGTAAAATATATATTTTAAATTAAATTAAATTAAATTAAAGTAATTTAAAATTTATTATTGATAAACCATATTCCTTGTAAAAAGGAATCGGATAAATCATCTTTTTTTTTATGTTTGGTAAAGTAATCTATATGTTCATTAAATCTAAAATCAGATGTTATAATTTCTAAACATTTTGATATACCTAATTTTTTTCTATCACTGTATTTAGTTTTTTCTTTAATATCACAACACTTTAGTTTATTTGATGCTGAAATAAATTCTATATTTTTAACATTTAAATTAGACATAATAAAATATTGAACTAACATACCTTGAATTGTTTTCATTCTTGTAGCAATTGTGCTGATTTGATTTTCAATAATAACATGGTCAATTTGCCCTTCATTTTCAAATAATTTATTCAACTTATTTTTTATATTTATTCCAATATTAAATAAATCAACATCAGCAGCATTTTTACATTCAACCATTTTAAAATAATTATCATTAATATAATTGTTAATTAAATTACTTAAATCCGCTTTTTTAATTTTTGCTTCATATTTAATATTATGACTATCGGCTATTTCGTAAAGTTTTTGTATTTTTTGTTTATTAATAAATGAAGGTTTTTGCTCAGATGTTGGAATTTGTAATTGTTGTTTTTTGGAATGTTTTAAACAAAAGCAATTATCATCTTTTTTAAATTTGGCTGGTTTATTACATGTATTATTTTTTTCAACAAAACAACATTTAGCGGCATCTTCTTTTTCAGATATATCAATTATATTCCATTTTGTAATCTTAAAATGGTCACTATTTATTGATTTATCGAAAAGACAAAACGCTAGATTTTTTATACCAACATCAATAGAGAGAACTTTCATATAATTAGTTATTATAATTATTTAATAATAATATTTATATCATTATATTATTATTATTAAAGTAAATTTACATTTTAACACCAGGAATCATATTCTGATAATCAGAAGGATTAATAGATGGTGAAATTAATCTGGCGTTTAATTGTTCTCTGGACAAATAAGGATTTTTTAAATCACTATTACAGTAACCATAACCGGGTTTACTTGTGTCAAAAACTCCATTGAATTTATATGGAACATTTGAAGAAGGTGTTCTGTCTGTTTTAACATGAGGGTCAAGACCCAAATCATAACAGGTTTCCATACTATTATAATTCATAATTTTAAGACCATTATGCTGTAAATATTGTCTATATTGCCAGTTAGAATGAATACCTTCTTGTCTTTGAATTCTATTATTAATTACAGCATCAGGTTGCCATGATGCGTAATTTCTTCCATCTGCCATAATAGGTGGAAAATTAAAATTAATATTATTAGAACCACTATAACATGTACCCCAAGACATTTATATAATTACTATATAAAAAACTTATTCAACTCCGAGCATTTTAAGTAAATCATGCTTTTTAAATTTTGAAGCATCAGTTGTTAATCCTTTTTCTAAAACAATACTTCTTAACTTTTGAAGAGGTTGTTTTTTATAATCAAGTGTTTCGTTGACAGGTTCTTCTAAATTAATATTAATTGTTTTTAATTCAGATGCTGAAAATGATGAATTATTATTTTCATTTAAATCGACATCTTCCTTAGCAATTAATTCAATAGGTATATCATTATTGTCATTATTGTCATTATTGTTATTATTGTTATTATATTGTAAACCTTCTTCTAAATCTTCTTCTAAATTTTCTAAATCTTGAACAGATTCCATAAAAGCTTGAAAATTTTCATCTTCATTAATAATATTAAACAAATCGTTATTAATATTTAATTTTAATATTTTTACAGCATTATTATTATTTTCATCAAAACTATCTTCATCATCATCACTAACTTCATCATTTTCAGAACCACTTTCAGAACCATTATCAGAACCATTTTCAGAACCATTTTCAGAACCATTTTCAGAACCATTTTCACTTTCATCATCGGAAACATTTATTAATTTTTCTGAATTATTGACATTATTATGTTTGTCTAAATTAACATTATGTGTATCTAGACTTTGCACAAATTGTTCATTAAGTGTTGTCGCAAATGCTAAATGAGCTAAGCCTTGTTTTACACTATTTAAGTCTTCGGCTAAAGTAGAAACTAAACTTAACATTGATGATATTTTATGATTTTGATCTCGTAATTTACTTTCAAAATAAACAACTAGAAGAGCAACAACTAACACTAATATTCCTAAAAACATTAAAAAAGATGGATTAAATAAATCTACTAATGAGGGCATTTTATTACAAAAAGATTATATAAATTAATTTTTTTACTAACGAATTTATATAATTTTAAATACATACATTTTATACTTTATAAATATGTACATTACTTGCTTTATTCCAAGACATAGGTACAGTTATAGTACTTAAAAATGTTCCAACTATTGGAAATGGTTGTTTTGAACAACAAATAATAGTACCAGCAGGTAAACTAGTTTTAATTTTTTCAAAAATACTATTTGTACTTGTTTGTTCGAAACATAAATTACTAAACCAGATAAATATTTGTTTATTTTTAAATTCTTCAAAATCAATATCTAAAACATTTTTATTTAATAAGTTAACTTTATTAGCGTATTCGTATTTTAAATCAGTTTTTAAAATTTCAGCATCATCATGTCTTTGTTTTACTAATTCAACTCCTAAAACAAATTTAATTTTAGGTTGAGCAGCCATATACATACATAATTTTCCTCTACCAGAACCCAAGTCTATAAAAGAATTAATTTTTGGATTATAATTTTTCGTTAAATAATTATATAATTCTTGAATACCTTCATATTCCATTTCGCCATATGTAATATTGTTTCCATTATATAATGTAATGTCTTCTACTTGTTTATCAAATTTACAACTAGGATATAAATTTTTTAATTTATTGATATATTGTTTTTTTGTTCCTTTATGTGAATTAGAACGTCTTATTCTTCTTGTTGACATATAATAGTAGTAATAATAATAAATATTATTTTAAACATAAATATTAAATATTAAGAGTATTATTAATTATTTCCTTAGGGTAGTTTAAATCAGTCAATACATTTATACCTCCTTTTACTTCAGATATACCAGTATCTAACTTATATGTATATTTAATTTTTTGTTCGTTCTTTTCGGTTACCATTTTTAAATTTTTAAAACCTTTTACTTTATCTAATTTTTTACATACTTTTATAAAATGTGTTGTCAATAAACTGGTTACATTTTTATATTTTTGTAAATAAATCATAAATGCGGATGCGCTTGTTTCAGCTTCTTCAGGATTAGTTCCAGAATATAACTCATCAAATGCGCAAAAGTGTGTATCCTTTTTATTTTCAACTATAATATCTAAAATTTCTTTGCATCTTCTAGCTTCGGCTTGAAATAAACTATCGCGTCCAGATGTATCAGGAATATTTAAATAACAATGTATGTATTTAAATGGTGCAAAATTAGCAGTTTCATAGAAACCATATCCGAATTGTTGTGTAAATATAATATTAATTAATGTTGATTTTAGAATTGTAGTTTTTCCGGAGGCATTAGGACCGGTTATTATTTGATTTTTTTTAAAATAAATTGTGTTTTTCACAGGATTATTATTTTTTAAACAAGCATAGTAACTCTTTTTAAATGCGATTTTTTTATGATTAGATATAAATGTAGCACTATTAATTTTTCTCTCTATAATGTTATTTTGTAACCCTTTTATACAATCAATATAACCATTAAACCCTATAGAATACATCATAGCTTCTTCATATTCATTATCTGTATGTAATTCATAAAAGTATTTCAATACCTTTCCAATTTCCAAAATTTTACTAACATTACATAATCTATAGTTAGATATTGATTTGATTTTATTATTAATATTTTGAAGTGTTAATAATTTGTTTTTAAGATTATTATTAAACTCTTCATGCGTTTTTAAATTTGTAGAAAAAAGCAAATAATTATTAATTTTATCAATTGTAATATCTAAATATTTATTTATTTCTTTGAAGTGATTATGTATAGTTTTCATATTACTATTAAATTTTATACAAACCATTATATTTTGATAAATTGAGAATAAATAAAATGCTGCAGATATTAGTATATATATATTTTCTTGAGTTGAAATTTCAGAAAATTTGACTGTAAATAATTTACCAACTGCGTTAGTTTGAGCAACAAATTTTAAAATTTTAATATACTCATCAATTGAAATAGTTAACCCTTTTATTTTTAAAATAAAAAAAGGGATGATTAGTATAATTATTGGCATAATTAAAGAAATTACAGGTGAAAATAAATTATAAATACTACTAAATTGTAAAAATAATTCAGATTTATTTAAAAAATCAATCATTTCCCATTCCATATAGTAATATTTCTCTCTGAAGTTATTGTCAATCTTTAATTCATTCCATATATCAATTATATTTTTATAATTAGGTGATGTAACTGTGTAACTATTAGTTGTATCTATATATTCTTGAATAAGTTTTTGATTATCCTTTAAAAAAAGAACATCATTTGTATAATATTTTGAGATTTGTTCAGTTAATTTTTGTGAAACATCATTATCATTATTAAAATAAAAAGAATAAATAGGTTCACATGATGGGTCAACAGTCTTAACAAGTTCTAAATCGTTTATTATATTTTGTTTTAATTCAATTTTATCGTTGTTATAATAAATTGGCATCTTAAAATAGTCGTTAATTTTATTAACTATACTGGTTTCTTTTTCATCATTTTCATTATTTTCAGTTTTTTCATTCATTATATTTAAATTTATAATAGAAATATAATGAATTATTTTTACGAATGTTTATAACTAAAATAAAATTAGTGTAAATATTTTTATGTGTTAGTTAAAAATCCTAAATCGGATGGCATTTCACTAATCTGAGTAGAATAGTGAGTTTCGATTTCCTTCATTTTAACTACATCACGTCTGGTAATAAAGTTAATTCCAACACCTTTTCTACCCCATCTTCCACTTCTACCTATTCTGTGGAGATAAGTGTGGACACATTTTGGTATGTCAAAATTAATAACAATACTAACTTGTTGAATATCAATTCCACGAGCAGTAACATTAGATGAAATAAGAACTCGTGACTTTCCAACTCTAAAATCATTAAATGCTAATTCTCTTTCAACCTTGTCCATATTGCTATGAATGCGACAAACAGGGAATTCATCTTCTTTCATAGCTTCGTATAAATCTTGAACGCGTTTGATACTATTACAATAAATAATACATTGCGCTATTGATAAATATGAAAACAAATTTTTTAATGTTAAATATTTTTGTCTATCATCATCGACAGCAATAAAATATTGCTTAATGCCCTCAAGTGTCAACATTTCACGTTTTACATTAATTCTGACGGGTTCTCTCATAATTTTACCAATAATAGAACTTAAACTATCAGGTAAAGTTGCGCTAACTAATACAACTTGAACATTATTACTTAAATGTTGAAAAATATTGTAAACTTGTTCTTTAAACCCAGCAGACAACATTTCATCTGCTTCATCAAGAATAATAGTTTTAATAGTTTTTGTTGTAATTCTATCACGTCGCATCATGTCATAGACGCGTCCAGGACATCCACAAATAATATGCGGAGTATTTCTATTTGAAAAACAACTGCTTTCTTCAACAATAGAACCACCATATAAACATTGTACTTTTAATCCCTCCATCATACCACCTAAACTTTCAAAAACTTTTGCTGTTTGAATTGTTAGTTCTTTAGTAGGGGACAAAACTAATATTTGTGTAGAATTATTTGCCAAATTAACATTTGTTAATGAACCAATTGTAAATGTAGCAGTTTTACCTGTTCCAGATTGTGCTTGCACAACAACATCTTTACCAAGAATTATAGGTTTTATAGCTTTTTGTTGAATTGGACTAGGTTTTTCAAAACCATAACTAAAAACTCCTCGTAATAAATTAGTTGCTAAATCTAATTCATCCCAAGTTTTAATTTCATATGAAGCATCGTATAAATCTTCATGTGTTTCTTGCGCGTCAGTACTTTCAGAGAGAGTGGTTGCCATTATATACTATTATATGTATATCTATTTAAGTGTATTTAAATTTATTATTATATTTAAAAAAAATTGATATAAATAATACATCTTATAATATAATATATATATCAGAATGGCCGCCACAAAGACGATTAAATACACACTTGATAATATTAACTCAATTATATTCAATGGGTTTGATTATAAATTACCAGAAGAAACCGTTGAACTTATATCAAATTTATCACAGCAAGTAGGCTCTCCTGATTATGTAAAAACTCCCGTCTTCAAAAAGCGTGAAAATCCTATGAAGGTAGAACCTGTTTTGCCAGTGTTCAAAAAGACCACTAAACGCGGAAAAGCTGTAGAAATCGTTAATGATGAAGATTGGGAAGCGATTAGAACATTTCAACCTACAAAAATTGAAGAGAAAGTTGGAATTGATGCTCAGATTGATTCAGTTAGAGTTTATTTAAATAAATTAACTGATAAAAATTATATTGATATGCGTAATAAAATCGTTGATATTATTGACGGTTTAACTCAAACTGGCATTAAACCAGAAGAATTATCACGATTTAGTTGTACGATATTTGATATAGCATCTGCTAATAGATTTTATTCAAAAATTTATGCGGATTTGTATTCAGATTTATCTACAAAGTATGAAAGCATTAAGAGTGCTTATGAGATGAACTTTGATAAGTTTATTAGTTTATTTAATAATATTGAATATGTAGACCCTAAGGTAGATTATGATAAATTTTGTGAAATTAATAAAGCTAATGAAAAAAGAAAGGCAGTTGCTAGTTTCTATTTAAATTTGATGATAAATGGAATTATTCCTGCTACAAAAATTAGAGAGGTTACTAGAATTTTACTTGCCCAAATTTATGCTTTTATTTCGCAAGATGATAAAAAAAATGAAGTTGACGAATTAACAGAAACCGTTGCTATTTTATATAAGAAAGAATTGTATGAAGATGATGAAGCTGAAGATTATGATGAAATTGACGGTTTTACTATTAGTGAAATTGTAGATAAAATTGCTAAAAGTAAGGTAAAGGATTATAAGAGTTTGACAAATAAATCATTGTTTAAATTTATGGATTTAATTGATATGTAAATAAATTATTATGTAAATAAATTATTATGTAAATAAAATTATTATTTAAATATAAAATTTATATTTAAATATGACTGATAATCAAAATATAACTTTTTTTTTACATGAAAATGAGGCAACAGAAAATTCAAATACAGAATTTAGTATCAACGATATTTTACAAGAAATAGACAATTCAGATTATGATGAATTAAAATTACCACAAATTATTCATTATACTGAAAACTTCACAGTTAAAGAATTATTGTTAATATGTGAATATTATGGATTTGCTAAAGAATTAAAAACAAAAAAATATAATAAAGAAGAAATAATACATATTTTGATTGAATATGAGTTTGACCCTTTAAATCAACCAATTGTTTCAAAAAGACAAAATATGTGGTTTTATATGAATGAATTAAAAAATGACAAATTTATGAAAAAATATTTATTATGGTCATAATTTTTTTATTTTTATTTTTTATATTTAATTTGTATTAAATATAAAATATTATAATAAAATATAAATGGTTTTATCAAAAATAGATAGTGATGTAAGTTATCCAGAATTGAAAAGTGTAGATTCTGGAGATTTAAAAACAGAAGCAAATTTATATCAATTGGAAATAAAAGGTGTCGATGTAATTATTGCTATCGGAAATCCAAAAAACACATTTGAAGATAAAAATATACTTTATTTTCCTATTTATTTAGTTAAATATAATAATAAAGTTGTTCAAGTTGGTCTTTATGAAATAAAAGCTTCAGATTACTTATCTTATTTGGATGATTATAACAATCTTGATATAGATAAAATTGATGAACCTCTTATATATTCATTTGCAACGGAAGAATTTTTAAATAAAGTTCGTTTACAACCAGAAGTTCCTCTTAGAAGGATTGAAGGTGTTGATAAAGAAGAAGGAGAACTAAGCGATTCTGAAGGTGAAGAAGAGGAAGAAGAAGAATATAATGAACACTATGAAATACCTAAAGAAAGAACTGATATATTTGTTTTAACCAAAGGTATTCCATTACCTCCTCTACTTAAAGAAGAAACAAAAAAACAAGCCAAAGATATTAGAGAGAAATACCATGAATCACCAAATGATTTATGGATAGAAAAATTTATGAAAAATAATAACTACACGATAACAGATAATGAAGGTGGAGGTGATTGTTTATTTGCGACCGTAAGAGATGCTTTTTCAAGTATTGCTCAACAAACATCTGTAATGAAACTCAGAAAAAAATTATCTAATGAAGTTACTGAAAGACTTTTTTTAGAATATAAAGAACACTATAATATGTATAACGCAAGTTTAATTAAAGCTACAAATGAAATTAAAGAATTAGGTGGTCAATACGCATTATTACGCCAAAGATGTATTGAAACACTTGATAGAAATGAACAAAAAATGATTTGTGCTGAAGCAAAAAAAGTGAAAAGCGAACATGATAGAATTGTTCAAGAAAAAAAGGTTACAGCTGAAATATTAAGGGAGTTTAAGTTTATGAAAAGCATTGACACTGTTGAACAATTTAAAAACGCAGTTAGAAAATGTGAATTTTGGGCAGATACATGGGCTATATCAACATTAGAGAGAATTTTAAATATCAAGTTTATTATTTTATCTAGTGAAATTTATAAAGCAGGTGATTTAAAAAATGTATTACAATGTGGTCAATTAAATGATAGTATTTTAGAAGAAAGAGGTAAATTTACACCAGAATTTTATGTTATTGTTGAACATAGTGGTAATCATTACAAAGTTGTAGGTTATAAAAAAAAAATGATTTTTAAGTTTAGTGAACTACCTTATGATATAAAGAAAATGATTGTCGATAAGTGTCTTGAACGAAATGCTGGTCCTTTTGCTATTATTCCTGATTTTATAAAATTTAAGGCATCTCAAGCAAAAACTGTAATAAAAGAAGCAGAATATGAAGATATTAGTGAAAGTAAATTAAGAGGTCTATATGATGATGATATTGTATTTCAATTTTACTCTAAATCAGTAGATAAACCACTTCCAGGTAAAGGAAGTGGAGAGAAAATACCAAATGATAGATTAAGAGAATACTCAGAATTGGCTACAATTCCACAATGGCGAAAAAAATTATCTAATTTTTGGGTTTCAAAGAATTCAAATGGAGAAATAGAACCATTTACTTTAGATAATCATCAATGGGCATCTGTAGAACATTATTATCAGGGTTCTAAATTTAAAAAGGGATTTCCAGATTTTTATTTAAGTTTCTCTCTTGATTCAGGAAGTGATTTATCAAAAGACCCAGCTATGGCAAAATCCGCAGGAGGAAAAACAGGTAAATTTAAAGGTGAACTATTGAGACCTATTCAAGTTAAAGTTGATGGTGACTTTTTTGGAAAAAGACAAAAAAAAGAAATGTATGCCGCACAATATGCGAAATTTACTCAAAATGAAGAACTAAAAAGATTGTTATTGGCTACAGGAAACGCAAAATTAACTCATTTTTCAAGAGGTTCATCACCTGTTGTATTCGATGAGCTTATGTTAATTCGTGATAAAATAAGACGTAGTGAAATTTAAAAATCATCAACATAAGATAATCCAAAATCTAAATTTAATTCATCTGTTTTTAGCTTACGTTGTTTATTTTTGTATTTTAAATAGAAATACTTATATAATAATAAAAATAAAATTAATATAAAAAATATTATTGGAAGTGTTATTATAAGTATATTTTTATCATTATTTGAATTTTCAATTACTAATTGAACAGTAGGTAAATTAGTTGAGTTAAATACAGTTGGACAATCAGTTTTCAAATTAGTCGGCAAATAAGTCGGCAAATAAGTCGGCGAATTAGTCGGCAAATTAATTGGTGAATATGAAAAAAGTTCTGTAGGTTCTAACGTATAATAATTTCTATTATTTAATTGTAATTCTTCTACATAATTTTTATATTTTTGCATATTTATATTTAACATAATATAAATATATATTATTTATTGTTGTATTAAGCAATTGCTACCCTGTTGATTTATTTTTGGTGTATAATTATTAGGACAACATCCATATCTTGTTCCAGCGCACCCACCAATTGGTTTTGGCGGGCTAGGACTAGGAGCAGGTTGTGGAATAGGAGTTGGAACTATTGGATATCCGGGATATGGTCTATATCCAGGGCAATTAGTTCCATAAAAATTTATTTTTGAGTTTACACCATCTGGACAACATCCAAACGCAGTTTGTGAACATGAACCTTGAGTAGGAACGTCTGTTATTATAGTTATATGATTTAAAGCTATTATTATTAAAAGAATAATTGCTAAAATAATAATAAGTGTACTATTTTCCATATAATAAATATTAATATTTTATTTTAAATATGTGGTTTTGTATTTTTTTATGTTTTTTAAATTTTTATTATTAATTCATATATAAATTTAAAAACTTAATTAAATAACATAATATATTAAGAAAAACTTAAAATTAAATAAAATAATATAGTAAGAATGAAATTATCTAAAAAAAGTAAAGAATTAATGTTATTTTTTACAGAATATAAACATCTTAACAAAGTAAAACAAACAAAACATACAGACGATATAATTATGGAATTATATAAAGATATTTATGAAGGATATAAGTATTTAAATAGTCTTAAACAAAAAGGGAGTTATTATAATGTTAAAACCAAACAAATACTAAGTTCAAACCAGATTACAAAACCAAAAAATTTTAATTTTAAAAGTTTTCCTGAAGATGTTCGTAAACATATCGATGAATTTACATTTTATGAAATAACTTATACTTTTTCTCTCTATGGTAGACATATAAAAGTAAATTTTATGCTTGAAGATGACAATACTGACTTGAAAATAGAAACTTTTAATAAATATATTGATAGTATAATTATTTGGTTATACATTTTAAATCAACATTCGTCAAAACAATGTGTAAGTGCTTTGGAGGTTTACTTTTATTTTACTTCACTAGAAAAAAAAATTCCAAATTCAAATATACATATTCTTGATGAAATAAATGTGAATACAGCTTTTACTACTACTTGCCCTAAAGATTCTGAAATAGTTGTATTTCGTCGAGAGGAGTGGTTTAAAGTTTTTATTCATGAAACATTTCATAATTTCGGATTAGATTTTTCAGATATGAATAATAGTGAATGTAATAAATGTATATTAAATATTTTTAATGTAAAATCAGATGTAAATTTATATGAATCTTACACAGAATTTTGGGCAGAAATAATAAATGCGTTATTTTGTAGTTTTTTATCATTAAAAAATAAAAATAACATTGAAGAATTTCTCTCTTATTCAGAATTTTTTATAAATTTTGAAAGAACATATAGTTTTTTTCAGTTAGTAAAAACATTAAATTTTATGGGTTTAAATTATAAAGATTTATATTCAAAAACAGAACATAGTAAAATTATTAGAAATAATTTATACAAAGAAAAAACCAATGTTTTATCTTATTATATAATTAAAACAATATTAATTAACAATTATCAGGGATTTTTAGCATGGTGTAAACACAACAATTTTTCTCTCTTACAGTTTAAAAAAACTATTTCAAATCAAAATGAATATTGTAAATTTATTGAAAAAAATTATAAAACAACTAGTATGTTAAATGGTGTAAAGGAAGCAAAAAATTTTGTAAGTAATATTGATAAAAAGGGTAAAATCAAAAATTTTAATTATATTGTATCAAATTTACGTATGAGCATTTGTGAATTGGGTTAAATTTTACCTTGATTAAACATTTTTAAATGTCTTTTACAATAAATTTCTCCAGGTAAACATTTTAATAAACAACATTTATTATTTATACCCTTTTTGGCACATACATATTTATAGCTACCGTTTCCAATATATTTTTTATTAGATTTCCAAGTTGCGCTTGCATCATCAAAGTCAATATTGACTTCAAAAATAGCGCGTTCAATATATTTAGTTTGACTTCTAGTTTGACTTCTAGTCTGCATATTCTATTATTTATGCCATTAATTATAAATAATAAAAGTATTTCAATTTTTTTATTTTAATTTAAAAAAATTATATTATATTATTAAAATGTTAGATTTAAAAAACAATAAATACGATAGACAAACATTAAAAGAATATATTTACGCCGTTAATTTAATTGATATACTTAAAACCCAAACTATAGATGTAACCTTTGCGGTTCGTTATATTTTAAATAAAAAATATCAAATTAACGATTGCGACCAATGTATAACATTTCCTATTGTTTTACATTACCAACCTCACATTAAATGTGAAGAATTGAACCGAGCTTTTATTGAGTATGATTCAGATGATGACAGTGTTGATGATTTTGAAACTATATCAAATAGAACATAATAGGTTGAAACGCATGAACAAAAGTATTTGAATTTATATATATTAAAATATTTATAAAATTATAAATATTTTATCGAAACAAATAATGGACAACACAGTAAATTTTATTTTTATTTTTATTTTTATTTAATGTTTATATGGTAAGCTTAATTTTTTAAGCGGTGGTCTCAACCTTGGTTGCCTTGGCAAAGTGAGGAGACATGTACTTTTGGAGGTTGAAGTAGGTAAGCTCATCAGTCTTCTTAAGCTTCAAGAGAGCAGCAAGCTTGGTATCAGGATTGATCTTACGACCATTGTCCTTATCTTGAAGCTTGTGGGCGCGGATGTAGGTGTTAATCTCACGAGTAACATCAGTGCGTGCCATCTCAGTTCCCTTCTCCTTTCCAAGGAAAGAAGCAAGCTCATCAGAGATCTTTGTAGGCTTAACAAAACCAGATGGGGCACGGTTACCAGCCTTGCGCTTGCGCTTGGTAGATTGCTTTTGAGCACTCTTTACTTCACGGCTCCACTTCTTCTCAAGGGTTCTGTACTCAGCCTTCAATGAAGAGATAAGAACACTGAGTTGTTGGAGCTTAGCAAGAAACTCAACAGATTGTTCAGCGAGGGGGGCTTCAACATCAGCAGCGGCTTCAGAGTGAACTGCTTCAACAACAGCAACATGATCGGAAGGAGCAGGAGCTGCCTCAACCTTAGGAGCCTTAGGCTTTCTAGGCTTTTTATCTACAACGGGAACAGATTCAACAACGGCGGGAACGGAAACAGAAGCGGCGACTTGTTCAGTCTCAGACTTAGATGTAGTTTTCTTTGGCATCTTATTATACTATATACTAATAATTACTTTTTAAGTAATTTTACGCAAATAATATATATTGTTACGATAATATGGTATATTATAAATTTAAAGTTAATAAAAAAATTTTCTACATATAATTAAAAATACGCAAAACTTTGAAAAAGCCAAGGAATAGATGTAGCAGCATCTGAATTAACTAATGTTAAAGAACCAAGTACATAAATTGCTCCTAAAGATTTACTATCTTGGTCTATACCGCTATTTACTAATTTTTCCATAATTTCTAAAATCATTTTTTTTACATTAAATATATTATTTTCAGTTTGAATATAAGTCATGTTTAAATTCCTAAATGGGTCGCCATGTGGAGGACAAATATTGCGTTTTACTTCATTGCTTGTTTGAGACCTATAATGCCAAATATCAGTTAATTCTCTTACAAATTTAATAAGCTGAATTCTATTTAATGAGAGAAACCACTGAGGGTCAGAATAATTTCCTAAAGAATCAATATTCTGAAATAATGATAAAGTTCTTAATTCTATTGTTTTTTCATTTGATAAATTTTGGGTATCATCTTCAAAATGTAAATTTATATGTATTTTTAATATTCTGCTTAATCTAATAATCGACTTTATTGTTTTTATTACTGGTTCAGGTATAATATTTCTATTATATGGATTTTTTACTGAGCCAATATCTTTTGATTTTAAAAATAAATTATGGAGAGAAATAATATCAAATCCATAAATAAAACTATCCTCATCTTTGTAGCTTAAAAATTGATGAAAATTAATTTCTTCAACAGGTTCCATCGTAACAAAATCACTATTATTTGTACATAATTTTCTATTAAATGTTGCTGGACCATGAAGATTTTTATATTTTCTTACAAGTAGACCACGAAAAATTTTTTGAATTTTAATTATGTATGACGAAAAATATAAATATGAATATACACGAGTTATCAATTGCTTTTTATTTCCACTTATTTTTAGTTTATATGTCTTAGCAATCATTTTTAATTGAGATAAATTGTAATTATATTTACTTATATCATAATAATTTTGAGTTGTTGGAATAATTATATTATCATCAATTATTTTTGTAGGTTTATAATTCTTAACTACTGGTATTTTCATTTCACATTTTGAAATTATACTAGACATATATTCATCTATTAAACTATCATTACTTTTTGATTGTTTTAAGTTGTTCATATATATTTTATATATAATTTTCTTTTTGAGCTGTTTTTTTATATTTTAAAATAATATAAATGCTTATAAGGTCTTAAAAGTATGTTCTTACCAAGACCATAATATCATTTATATTTAAAAAAAAAATTGATTTAAAGATAATCCAATTATATAAAGTATACTAATAAGAATGTCAACCGCAATCATCGACGGAACTAATATTGATACTAGTGTATTCTCATACTCTGCTCCTAAGGCTAATCCTAGTGGAGGCAAAGTTGTGAATTTATATAATAAACATTTTAAAGAATCATTGACAATTGCTACTCCATTAATGTTAACCTGGGGTGCTCAGGAAGGAATGGACCAAGCTAAAAATCCTACAGGTAAATTTACTATGTCGCTTCAATTTCCAAGTTCAGATTATAGCAATCCGGATGCTGAGGCGTTCTTGAGTTCAGTCCGAGCATTGGAAGCAAAGATTAAGGCTGATGCTTTGACTTATTCTAAGGAATGGTTTGGCAAGACTATTACTAGTCCTGATGTTATGGATGAAAAATTTAATGTTATGTTGAGACATCCTAAGAAAGAAAAGGGAAGCGTTGAGCCTGATTTGTCCAAGCCGCCAACTATGACTATTAAGGTACCATGTTGGAAGGGTGTTTGGCAATCAGAGATTTATGATGAGGAAGGAACCCCGTTGTTTTTGAAGGGTAAAAGTCCTGCTCATGTAACTCCTCTTGACTTTATCAAGCCTAAGACACATGTAATTTGTTTGATACAATGTGGTGGTTTATGGTTTGTAAATGGTAAGGTTTCTATTACTTGGAATTTGAAGCAAGCAATCGTTCAAAAGCCTAAGAGTTCGTCAATTGTTGAGGGAACATGCTTCTTGAAGCCAAAGGCTGCTGATGTTCAAAAGTTGAAGACTTTGCCTCCTCCTGAAGATGATATTGACCCAGATGGTGCTGTAGCAAGTACAATTGTTGATGACTCGGATGATGAACATGAATTGCCTCCTCCTCCTACTGCTCAGCCTGTCAAAGAAACTGTTGTAGAAGAATTCGTAGCAGCAGCATCAGCGCCTGTAGAAGAAACAAAGAAAAAGAGAGTAATTTCTTCTAAGAAAAAGTCAGACGCATAAAATATATAAGTATAATATATGAACAAAAGTAAAAAATTAAATAAAAATAAAAATAAAACACGAAAAAATAAATTTGGCGGTAAAAATTGTGTACAAAAATGTAAAAATAAATTTTTTAAAATAGTTAAAAAATCTCCAAAACTTAATAAATATAAAACTTTTTTTTCATATTTAGGAATAAAAGGTAAAAAATACGATGAAATTATTGACAGAGAAGTCAACAAAGTTTTAGATGATAAACAAACCACAGATGACCCAGTATTTAAAATGTGTGTAAACGAATGTGAAAAACCTGGAAAATCTAAAAAAATATTTTAATTTATTCATAATATTAAATTAAAATACTTATTTGATAATAACTTTAACTATAATGTCATTTTTTTCTGATATATCATATATATTATTTGTAATTTTAGAAATACCCATATTTTTTATTTTATAAATCTGTTCTTTTTTCATATACAATTTAGAGAGAACAATATCAAATATTTTTTCGCCAATATTAAATTTGATTGAACCATCAAGTAATATTTTTTCTAACAGTTCATGTTGTTCTATACATATATCAATATAAATATTATTGTCTTCATCTAATGTTATGTTATCTGGTAATTCAGGCTCACAAATAACTATTATTTCACAACCAGAGCTCTCAAAATAAGATTCACTATACCATAATGGAACTAAAAAAACCTGATTGTTTTTATTTAATTTATATAAATTGTTATTTAATAAGTCATTAATACTTGGATTTAATTTATAAATTTCAACATTGTTATATTTTTTTATGACAATGTCTCTAATATTATCTAACATATCCTCACTTAAATGAAGTGTAGAACGATTATTAGAGAGAAAAGTATAGATACTTAAAGTGGTATCTTTATCAAAATCATCAAATAACTTAATTGAAATTTTTCTTCCAGCATTTAATATATCACTGATAAATTTTATTAAAATTTCATTGTACTTACCTTCAAAAAATGTTTTCATAAATCCTTTTAAAATGTCTAAATAGAGAGAAGAATTATGGTCTATATTATGTTCAGTGTCAGTATCAAAATCTTCGGGTTTAAAATGTTTAATTTCTCTCTTTAAGAAACAAAAAGCTTCGTTTATTTTTTGAAATTTGTCAGTTGATTCGGTTGTATTGCCATTTTTATCAGGATGATTTTTTAAAGCCATTTTATGAAATTTTTTTTTTAAGTATTCTAATGAAATATCATTATAATTAACTATATTTAAATCAATATCTAATAATTCAAATGCCTCGTTATAATTCATAATAATTAGTTATTAAAAACTTTAAGTATTAAAAATATTTTATATAAATTTAATATTTATATAATATAAAATGGCAATTCGTACACAAGCTATTACTTATAGACGTGGTATTTTACCTTCACAATATGCCTTTTATAATAATTTTTTTCTTACAGCTCAAACTAATAATGCTATAGTATCACCAATGAATTCATACCTAAGAAGGTATAAATTTACAAATAGAAATTACATTAATTTTTTTGCTGGCAGAACCCTTTGGAAACCTTAAAAATTATGTATTATTTTTGCTAAATTTAAAAAATAATTTTCAACATGATATATTGGTCTATAATTATTGTTATAATACTGAAAAAAACAATATGTTTTTATTAAAATATTTGATAAATGTTCTTTTTTTATTTTTTGTTGATCAATAAGAAAAGTAAGAATATACCAAATACAATCACTTATGTCAAGATTGTAAATAAATATATCATATAATATATCTCGAAATTTAAGATACTGAATTTCATTTACATTTATTAAATTATGAATTATTTTATTACATATAATCTTATACTGTAGCATTAATTCTTCATTATAAAGATGAAGAAGTTTAATATTTGTTATATTTTCTGGTTTTAATTTTACAGGTAATTTGTTTTTTACACATTTTACATACGATGACTTTGTAGGTCTACATATGTTTATAATTTCACAGCAATTTAGTATGTTATCAGGTATAAAACTAATTTCTTCAGTAATTAATATAAATTTTAAATCTATTGATGTATCAGTATTTTTTTGCATATAACTATAAAAATTTTCAAGTAGTTCACTATGTATATCATGAAAATATTTACAAACTATAATTCCTGATTTTTCTGTTTTAGCAGATATAATATCTATTATTTGTTGATATAACTCATACCATAGTAATTTAGAATTACACCCTAAGAGAGACATATCTACTTCATAATGTATATCACTAATTTTGAAAAAATATTGTTGTTTGTTATATGTCAAACTAATTTTTTTTTCATACTTCAATTCTGTTGGACTATATTTTTTTATAGATTTTAGCATTTGTGTATATTTTCCAGTTCCATTGGGACCAAAAAAAATTAAGTTTTTTAAATTTTGTATTGAACTAGGAAATTTTTCATATATTTTATCAAGTTTTGGATGTAAATTTACTCTATTATTTTCGTTTATATATTCTTCAAAATGAGTTTCATAGAATTTCATTTATTATTAATATTTAATATTCTTTATTTAAATTATAAACCAAATATATTACATTTACATATTATTTTAAATATCGCACAAATATATAACTTAAAAACAAAATAAGATATATATTAGTTGTTATGAATATTGTAAAACGAGTTGAACAATATGACGAAAATAATATATTTTTTTGCGAACCTATTAAAAATAATGTTATGAATGAAGGAAATTTTATAAGAATACTTTATTCTAATAATAATTTTGTTTTAAATGGTATTTATTTATTAATTACATTAAATGATATAACTTGTGAAAAATATTATACTAAATATAAATGCAATTTTAATGTAGTAAATCATAAAGATATTATTGATAGTGTTAAAATAATTGAAGAAAATTTGCTTAAAAAAATTGGAATTCAAAATAAAATTTCACAATATAAAATATATGAACAGCTACGAAATGGCAATTTAAAAATATTTAATGACATTGGAAATAAAGCTTTATGTTCATTTATTCTTAAAATATCCGGAATTTGGGAAACACAAAATAATTATGGTTTAACATATAAATTTGTAAAAATTAATTCATTGTAATATTACATTAAATACGAATTGTTGAAAAACCGTCTGTTGTAAAGTAATTTAAAATTGTATATAAAATTACAGCACTAATTCCTTCTAAAACACCTAATAAATATAATGTGCTAGATGTTAATTTAGAAATTTTTCCTGTTGCTTCAAATTTTTCGGTTGATATATTTGTATAAACTATATACAACTGAATTAATAATAATATAATTGTTATATTACTAAATGAATTATAATTAGGAGACACATGACCACTTATTATATTATTTTTGTATTTTATCATTAAATATAATATAAAAGCAATAACTCCTAACATTAATAAAAATGGACCAGTTGTAATTATAATTGAAAAAAGTATATTGAATGTTGATTGGTCTTGTTTTGTTTGCATTATACCATTAAACAAAATTAATAATATCAGCATGATACCTAAAACTAATACAGAGTAACCAGCAATATAAGAGCCTAAAGATACATTTCCATTTGTAAAAAACCCTATTATAAATGCTATAACGCCAGCCATAATTAATGCTTTATATATACCATTATACCAGCCTTTCATTTATAATAATAAGTGATAATAAATTTATACATTAGCAATTTTTAAAGCTAATTCTTTTTTTAATTCATCTATTTCATTTTGCATATCTTTCATTTTTAATACAATTAATGGAATAATTTCAATATAATTTACTTTTCTATGACCCATTTCACTATCTTTTACTAATTCTGGATATATTTCTTCTAATTCTTGTGCTATAAAACCATAATGTATCTTTTTTTTTGTATCAGCTTTAAAAGAATATTGTACAGGATTTAAATTTAATACATTATTAGTTTTTTCTTCTGTTATAGAGCTAATATTATCTTTTAAATTTTTATCAGACGCAAGTGTTATATCACCAGCAACATATAAATTGCTTGCTACATAAAACGGTACTGTTTGATTAACCGTTGTTTGAACTGTAATATTTCCTGGTAATGTTTTGAAAATTAAACCATTTGAGTTACATTGACTATTATAAAACTGTTTTATTGTTCCTTGATTTGCTATTCTTCCACCATAATTTGCTGTATTTTGATATTGCCCTGATAAACTCGACATTTATATATATAACTATTCTTTTTATTTATTTAATTTAATTTAATTTATTTAATATATATATTAAAAAAATTAATATATATTATATAATATGGCATCTAATAATTTTCAATATACGAAACAAGGACAACAATTTTTAGATACAATTAATACAAGAATTTATAGTACAAGTATTACTCATCCTTTGATACAAAATTCTCAAGAATATATTTATTATAAAAAATTTGTCGCAATTCATTCTGAGGATAGAGACATGTTAAAATATCCTTCAGCAAGTGATTTTGAAATTGAATTACCAGAAGATTTACTTAATGTAGCCGCTTTAAAGTTATATGATTGGTCTTTTCCATCCAATTATAGTACATTCAGCAACTTATTAAATAATGTGACTATGACATTTTTGATTGATAACCCTTATAATCCAAATATAAATAATTATTCCAGTTTACTTTCACAAAAAATATTTGAATGTTTATTTTATTCAAAAGCTGAAGAATATTCAATTACTATTGAACCTGGATTTTATAGTCCAACACAAATGGCAACAGAACTAACTAATAAATTAAATACTGCTGTTACTAATAGAATAATTCAGTATTTTAAAGAACAATCTAGTATTGATAGTGACTATACCGAAGCATTATCGTTGTTTAATGATAATGGTGGATATAATAATTTTGTTGTTGTCTATAATGTTGTAGGTATAAAATTATGGTTTGGTAATATTTCGGATGGATTTACTTTAACAAACGAAACACAGTTTATAAATTCTAGTTTAAACAATAATTTACAATGTGGTTTAGACACACCTAATCCAATAACAATTCCTTTTCCTAATTACCGTGTTCCTGAATATGCTAATTGGGGTTTACCTGGTTACTTAGGATTAAGTAGATGTAATACAACATCAATTAATGGTTCAAATATAAGCAATACTGATTTATCATTTTATAATGGAGAATTTGTCCCGAGATTTTATTATGGAGATGCTTTAAATCCAGGTGATAATGGTTATTGGCTTTTACCAAATACAAGTTTACCTAATTCAAGTGTACATTGGATAGAAGCACCGTATAAAATAAATATAATGGGTCCATCTTATATGTATATGGAAATTGATGGTCAAAATTGTATAGATGAAACTAAACCATATAACATTAGTCCTTTTACAATGACTACTAATGAAACCAATGGTGTTGTAAATTCAGCATTTGCTAGAATTTCTGTTCCAACAACTCCTCTTTCACAGTGGTTTGATAAAGATTCAGGTCCTTATAAATTTTATTATCCTCCAGCAGAGAGAATGAGAAAATTTCATATTAGATTAAGATATCATAATGGTCAATTAGTTGATTTTGGTATATTTAATTTTAGTTTCACAATTGAGTTTACAATACAACTACCTCAAATATTGAGAGAATATAAAAGTAAATTGTATCCAACAAATTTATAAAAATAAATATCATGTAATTTTATACTTTATACTTTTCTGAAATCCACGACTTTAAAATATTTATATCACATATTTTATAGTCTTCTTTTGTTTCTTGAATGAAACTTTTAATATCATAAAAATTCGGTTTTTTCATTTTAGAATTTTTATAAAATAAATAATCACCTTTTGGTCCTTTTCTAATAGATAAACTTGAATTTATCTCTCTTATTAAATTACTACCCTCTTCTAAATATTTTTTAATTTCATCAAATGTGATATTTTCAATAGGTCTATTACCGAGTTCTTTTAATGTTTTTGAATTTTCACCCCATGAAATATAAAGGCCAAACTTACCCTTTTTTAAAATAACATCTTTGCCTTGATATTGTCCTAAAATATATTGACTTTGTGTTGTTTTATTGTTATCAACAATATCTTCAACTTTACAGTTTCCTTTTTCTAATGTTTTAATATCTACATCTTTTCTAATTGGTTTAAATTTTATTTCTTCTTTACCATCTACTTCTTCTACACATTTTATAACTGGTCCGTATCTACCTACAATATAACTATTATTCTCATCCAACTTTATTTCTATTTTTGTTTCATCTTTTAAATTATCAACTAAATTATCTATTTGTTTATTACAACTTTCACATAATTCAAACCATATTGTTTCACCTTTAGAAATCTTATCGAGAGAAGTTTCCATTACACTTGTATAATCATAATTAAATAATTCATTAAAATGTTTTTCTAAAAATTCTATTACAATTGTTCCTAGAGGTTGTATTACTAATTTTCCATGCTCGTTTCCAAATTCTCTCTTTGTTTCAATTTCAAATATTTCATCATTTTCTAACTCAAAATCTTTACAAACTATTTCTTTACCTTTAATGTCTTCTTTTTTAACATAACCTCTTTCTTGAATTTTATCAACGAGAGAAGAAAATGTGGAAGGTCTACCTATTCCTTTTTCCTCTAAAAGTTGTACTAATTTAGCCTCTGTATAATGTTGTTTAGCACCTTTAATCGTAACTTTAGAATAAATTTTTTTATAAGGAATTACCATATTTTGTTTAATGGTTTGTAAATATTGATATTCTTTATTTTCAGTTGAATACTTTTTAGATACTATTTTCCATCCTGGAAAGTCAATTAATTCGCTCACATATGTAAATTTTGTGTTTTGAAAAGCAGTAATACTTGCGGTAACAGAATAAAATGAAGCAGATGTCATACAGCTTTCCAAAGTATTACTCCAAATTAATTTATACATCTTTCTCTCTTTAGAATCCATTGTTTCAGGTAGTTCAAAGAGAGAAATATTTGTGGGTCTTATTGCTTCGTGAGCTTCTTGAGGAGGTGGTTTTTCTGTTTTCTTAGTTTTTTTCTTAATAACATCTTCTATGACAGCCCCTGTAATTAAGGTCTCAATATTTTCACTAATATACTTCTCTCCTTGAGCGTATGTTCGAGAAATATAAGCCTTTACATTTTCAATAAAATCGCCACTATATGTCTTCGAATCTGTTCTCATATATGTTATATAACCTCCTTCATAAAGTAGTTGACAAACTCGCATAGTTTCTTTTGGTGCATAATGAAGCTCATTACTTGCTACTTGTTGAAGTCTTGATGTTGTAAATGGCTCTGGTGGTTTTTTAAAAATTTTAGTTGGATTAGAACATGTATAAATATGAGAAAAATCAGCTGAACCATCTAAAAAAATTGTCATATCTTCTTCTGTTTCATGTTTACCTTGGGGATTTAAATCAAAACCTATATTTAAATTTGTGAAGTAACCAATTGTATTATAAACTTTTCTCTCTTCAGCAGCCTTTATATCTTGCTCATTATCATAAATTATTTTAAGTGCTGGGGTTTGACAACGTCCAGCAGAGAGAGAACTTTCTTTACCTTTTGGACTTGATATAAATTTCCATAGCATAGGAGATACTTTAAATCCTACAAGAATATCTAAAATTTGACGTGCTTGTTGAGCATTTACTATATCCATATTTATTAATTTTGGATTTTGAATTGCTAATTGTATGGCGGTTTCTGTAATTTCATGAAAAATAATACGTTTAGTTTTTTTAATATTCAACTTAAATAATTCACATAAATGCCACGCTATAGCTTCACCTTCTCGGTCATCATCTGTTGCTAATATTACTTCACTAGCTGATTTAATTTCTTTTCTAAGAACCTCTATTTGTTTTTTCTTTATCGCATTATCAATAACAGCATAAGTAGGATTAAATTTATTTTCAATATCTATATTTTTGAGGGAAGGTAATTCTCTCAAATGACCAAATGAAGCCAAACATTTATAACCTGGTCCCAAATATTGTTCTATTTTTTTACACTTTGCTGGAGATTCTACTATTACAAGTGTTGTAGTCGTGTTATATTTTTTTGGCATAAATATATAAATTTATAGAGATATATTTATGTTATTTATTTATATTTTATATAAATAATATATATATGGGGTCTATTCTACGTAGTTTAGTTTATGATTTTTTAATGGCAATAGGTTATTTTGGTGAACAAATAACATTTTTAATTACTTGTGCGTTAATTTATAATAACCATATCTTTCTAATTTTTTATATTATTGTTGTAATTTTAAGTAGAATAATAAATACGTTATTAAAAGATTATACTAAAAACTTAAGACCAAGTAATCCAATAAAATTTTTAGATTCAGATATATTTAGTAAAAAAACTTATGGTATGCCATCAGGACATAGTCAACTTACATTCCTATCAATTGTTTATGCTTATTTAGTTACTAATAAATTTATTCCTTGGATATTATTATTATTGGTAATCGGTTTAGTTGTTATATATGAAAGATACGCATATAGAAATCATACAGCATATCAGTTAATATCAGGTGCTATATTAGGCTCATTTATAGGTTATGTTTCATATAACATTATAAATTTAGTTATGAAAAAATAATTAACTCTTAATATTTTTATATTCTTTCCACGAAATCTTAACTTCGGCATGTTTTGGTTCAATAGCTTTTTCAGATAATTCATCTAACTTTTCTGCCTTTTTTAAAGCACTATCAATATATAATTCTTTTAAAAGTGTGCCAACAGCAAATGAACCCTCGTGTTGGTCTAGTTCTTCATCTTCAATACGTTTTAATACATCTAAAAATTTATTCAAAATACCAATGTCAATTTCATCTTTTCTTATCTTATTAAATATGTCAGTATAATACGTAAATAAAAAATTACATTGGTCAACCGTTTCACTATATATTTTTTCATTATCTCCTCTATATTTAGCCTTAAGCAAAATCATTGTATTTATTTCATTGCGTAAAATTTGACTATGTTTAAGTTGTCTTATTATTTGAGTTTGGTCCTCAACATTATTTGCCTTAATCATATTTGATAATTGAAGTCTTTGCTTATCATCCATTATATATATTTAAATATTATGTATTTTATTTTTAAACTTATATTAATATAATTAATATATTAATATATATTAAATGACTACAAATAATACTGTACCTGGAGTAATGTATCCTACACAAAAAGCTATGTTAGCAGGAAACCCACGCGATTCTGCTATTGCCAGCATGAGTGGTGCCGCTCAAAGTCAAGCTAATGCAAATAAAGCGTTGGCTGGAGGAAAAAGAAGGCATCACGGTGGTGGTGTAGTTGTTCCACAATATCAAATGCTCTATCAACCTCAAGGCGGAACAGGAACAAATCCTAATGATCAAATAGCAGGAAATACAAAAACATCAACTCAAATGTCAGCAAATAGTAATTATGATAAATATGCTACACAAACTAGTCCTGCTAGTCAAAAAGCTGGCTCTAGAAGAAGAAAAGGAGGAATAAATCCAAATTGGGTTTGGGGATGTATGAGTGGAGGTAAAAAATATAGAAAAAGTTGTAAACGTAGAAAAAGTCATAAACGTAGAAAAAGTCATAAACGTAGAAAAAATTAAATATCAATACATGGTTCTTCAGTATTTTCTTCTATAGGTTTTATTATTTCAATAAAACGCATTTTATTCATTTTTCTAATTAATGAATTATAAATATAGTTTAATTCTTTTACAAAAATAAAAGTTTTAGGATTTTCAAATCTTCTTGGATATAATTCTTTAATATCTGGAATTCCCATTATATTATTAAATAAACTTATATTATTCCAAAATAATTCATATTTTATAGCATAAATATGATAATTTCTATTAGTTGGCACTACATAATTATCAAAAAATTCCTCTATTTTATATAAATCTTTACCTGTTTTTATAACATCACCAAAATTTATGTTACCATTATTATCACATTTAATATGCTGTAAATGAGGTACATTCGGATTTTTTGCCTGAGTAAATCTAGAAAATATTATTTGAATAGGATTCCTATAAATGAATATAACTTTGTAATTTTTTAATTTATCTTCTGGTATTTCTACATTATTAAACCATTCAAGGTAAACATCTTCATTTGTATTTTCTTTTCCTACATAATGTAATTTTTTTGGTGGAAATCTATCATGAATATGATAAACATTACCAAATAGTGATAAATAATTAAATAAAATTGTTGAACCACAACCTCCACTACTACAAACATAAAAATTCATATCTTTATTAAAATATGGTTTAACAATAATAGGTGATGGTTTTTTTACAATACTTGAATTATTAGTAAACTTCATTGACATTTTTCTCATTTATTAATATATTAAATAAAAATTATTAAATATAAACTAAAAATATTTAATAATTTTATACTGATAATATAAGTTATGCCAACTGGAAAAAATTGGATTAATTTTTTATATGTAAATATAGCATTTGTTATATATATTGCTGGCGTGTTTTATTATAGTCAAGTAGCACAAATTAAAGCAAACTGGCCTTTATATCGATGTAATCCTATTTATATGCCTTTAGCAGATAATATGGAAGAAAATTTTGTTTACTGCATTCAATCTATGCAAATTAATTTTATGGGTTATTTATTACAACCATTAACATTTATTACTAATTTTATTGGTAATATGCTTTCTAGTTTTATGGATGAAATACAATCCGTTAGAGCAATGTTTGATAAAATTAGAACATTTTTTTCTAACATTATTCAGTCTGTTTTTGGTGTATTTTTAAACATAGTTATTGAATTTCAAAGAATAACAATTGGTATTATGGATTTAATCGGCAAAATTATTGGCATTATGGTAAGTCTTATGTATGTTATAGATGGTAGCGTTTTAACTATGAAAAGTACATGGAACGCACCACCAGGTCAATTAGTAAGAGCAATTGGTAAATGCTTTTATCCAAATACTTTAATTAAACTTTCTGATGGAACTATTAAAACTATCAAGGATGTTGATTTAGGCGATATATTAGAAGATGGTTCAGTCGTAGAATCAGTTATGAAAATTGATAATAAGAGAGAAAAATTACCGTTTTATAAAATCAAAAATGCCGGCATTAATAATGATGATATTTATGTTACTGGTTCTCATTTAGTATTTGATAAAAAGTTAAATAAATTTATTAAGGTAGAAAATTATAGTAACGCAACTATTTCCGATTTTGAAACAGACTGGTTTAGTTGTCTAATTACAACTAACCATAAAATAGTTATTGGAAATGAAATATTTTGGGATTGGGAAGACCATTTTATTAAAAAATAAATTTGTATTTTATATTTTGTTATATTCGAAAATGTATTTTTATTATTCTTTTTTTAAGAGTATACTATATATGGATAAAGAAGGATTACAAAATATAAAAAAATGTATGAAAAATTAAATTATTTTGACCAGTATGGAGCAAGTGTTTTATTATTTATAATTATTACAATTGTTTTATTAATACTAATTTCATATTGTTATGTAAAAATTCATTCACAGCCAATAATTGATGATTGGCCTAATCAAAGATGTAAACCTAATATTATACCATTTTCTGGTTTTATAACACACCCTGAAGGTATATCAGCACTTGATTATACTGCTCAAAATTTTAATTACTGTACACAAAATATTTTATCAAGCATTATGGGTATGGCAATAGAACCATTAACATTTGTAATGAATATGTTCAAAAGTATTATTGCTGATATTTTACTTGCTATTCAAGCTATTAGAGCAATGTTTGACAAAATTAGAAATATGTTTCAAGAAATTACTGAAGAAATAATGGGACGCGTTATGAATTTTATGATTCAGTTACAACAAATTATTATTAGTTTTAAAGATTTATTAGCTAAAGTACAAGGTTCTATGACTGCTGGTTTATTTACTTTGTTAGGAACATATTATGCTCTTAAATCCCTTTTGGGAGCAATTGCCGAATTTATTATAATTATTTTAATAGCACTTGCGGTGTTAATTGCGATATTTTGGATTATTCCTTTTACATGGGGAATTGCTTTGTCAACTACTGTAATTTTTGTTGCTATTGCTATACCTATGATTATTATTTTGGCATTTATGCTTGATGTTTTAAAAGTTCAAACTAATTTATCAATACCTAGCATTAAGTGTTTTGATGAAGATACATTAATTACGATGAATGATGGAACAAAAAAGAAAATATCTGAAATTAATATAGGTGAAATATTATTTGAAAATAATGAAGTTACATCAACTATTAAAGTTGAAACAAAAGGTTCTACCATGTATAAGTTAAACAATATTATAGTTTCTGATTCACATATTGTTAAATATAATAATAACTGGATACGTGTTTCAGACCATCCAGATGCTATTAAATATGATTATTATAAAAAACCATTTCTATTTTGTTTAAACACTACGAATAAAGTTATTAATATTGATGATTATATATTTACTGATTGGGATGAATTATATGAAAATGGTATAATAAAAATAAAATTAAATGGAATTATTCCTATAAAAAATTTAAAAGATATTCATAATTTTTTTGATGGGGGTTTTGTAGGTACAACTAAAATACAACTTAAAAACGGAATATATAAAGACATTAGAGACATTAATACTGATGATATACTAAAAAATGGAGAAAAAGTTTATGGTTTAGTTAAAATAAATGGAAATAATGTAAATCAACAATTTAAATATAATTTAGGCAAAAAAACAATTATTGAAGGTGGTCCTAATTTAATAATTTATGATACAAAACATATATCAACATTAACTTTAGATACTAACTACAAAACAAATTTGGATAAAAAACATAATGAACTATATCATTTGCTAACAGACAAAAAAACATTTTACATTGATAATATTCAATTCTGCGATTATAACGCTGCAATTGATTATTTTTTAGAAAAAAAATAAATCAAAATTATTATCTATGAAATATGTATAATATGGATATCTCAATATTAGGATATAAGTTTAATCTAGAGGTTCTAATTTTAATTGGAGTTGTTTATTTAATTTTAGCTGGACATACAATATGTGGTTGTTGTAATTTTGGAATGATGGAAGGTTTTGATGGTTCAGGAAATACTTTAACTCCTCAACAAAAATTGAATATTGAAAAAGATAAAAAACAAATACAAAACATTAAGACTAATATGGCTACCCAAAATGCTGCTGGAGGACCTACAACACCAGTTACCACCGCAACTACTACAACTGAAGGGTTTACACCTGCCAATACCAACTATGGAGAATCATCTATGTATGATTTATCTAGTGATCAACCTATTAATACATCTGCTTGGACTGCTCCTAATATGACTGTTGTACCAGGCAAACCATTAAGTGCTGGAGTTAAACAATTTTTATCTCGTCAACCACAACCTGTACCCTTACCTGAAGGAGAACTATTAATGTTTGCTAATACACCATTTAAACCTGAATGTTGCCCAAATACATATTCTAATAGTATGGGATGTGCTTGTATGACAGGAGAACAATATAATTATTTAGTTTTGCGCGGTGGAAATAATGTTCCTTATTCACAATATTAAACTAATAAATATAGTATAATTATTAAATATTTTCATTATTATTTAATAGTTATTATATATATATATGAAAGTTACTGCTCGTAAAATTAAAAAAAATTTAAAAAAAAATTTTACAAAAAAAAATAAGAAAAGTTTAGACTTATGTCCTATAGGACTAAAGCCATTTGAAAAAAATTTAACAAAAAAATGGGATAAACGTCATTTAAAAGTAACAAGCATAAAAGCAAAAAAAGAATTTGTAAAAGAGTTATTAAGTAAATTTGCTCCAAACAGTATAAAACCTCAAAATAATTATTATGATTATATAAATTATCAATGGCTTAAAAATGTAAGTCTTGATAAACAACAAAAATATATTGTCCAAATTGATGATTTTAGATTAACACAAGATAAAGTTTATCATGAATTAAATGATATTATTTTAGACTATGTTAAAAAAAATAATAATACTCTTGCAAAAAATCTGAAAAATTATTATACTTCTGTTATTAGAATGAACCCGCTAAGTTATTCAATTCAACTTGCGAAAGAAGCAAAAAACAAAATTGATGAATATACCAGCAAAACTTGTCCTTGGGAATTACTTGCTTTTATCAATAGCAATGAAATGTTGGCTCATTCTGCTCCTTTTGTATGGGCCTTAAATCCAGATGATAAAAATGTTAAACAGTATAGATGTTATGTTGACCCTCATCAATTTACACTTGTAGATTTAAGCGTGTATTATGATGATGGAACTGATGTAGCATATAAACAACATTATAGAAATGAATTTTATAAAAATTGTAAAAATTTATTTGATATTACATTAGGAAAAAATAATAATTTAAATCCAAAACATGTTTTTGATGTTGAAGTTGAAATATTTAATGCTTTGGGTTGTACAGATGTAACAAAAAATGACAACACCCTATACAATAAAGTTTATACTGATGAAGCTATGAAAAAATATGGTTTTAATTGGAAAGACTTTTCTAGACATCTTGGATTTAAAAGAGCTCCAAAATTTTTTATAACAGGTAATTTAAATTATTTAAAATGTGGTTCTGAATTGTTACATAAAAGATGGAACTCTCCTGAATGGAAAACATACTGGTTATGGATATTATTAAGAGGATTAGCTAGAATAACTAAAGCTTGGGAAAAAAATTTATATGATTTTTATGGTAAATTTGAACGAGGTCAAGAAGCTATAAATGAAAGTGATTCTGTAAGTGCTTCACTTTACATGTCTGTACCATTTAATACATTTTTAACAGAACAATATATAAGTAAATATAGCAATCCACAGTCAATCAAATTTGTTGAAACATTATGTGATGATTTAAAAATAGTGTTTAAACGAATAATGATGCGTAATACTTGGTTAGCTCCATCAACAAAAAAATATGCTTTGAAAAAATTAAAATATTTTAAATTTGTCTATGGTTATCCTGAAAATTTGAGAGAAGACCCTGACCTCAATTATACTGATATTTTATACGATAATATGGATAAAATATTTAAATGGAGACATCAAAAATTGATAGAATTAGAAGGGGAAAAACCAATAGATATACCTATGATGGACTGGTCACAATATCCAGTTAAAATGGTGGGAACACAAGCATATATTGTAAATGCATCTTATACACCATCTAAAAATTCTATATATATAAATTTAGGTTATATTCAAAAACCCTTTGTAGATTTAGATGAACGAGGAATTGAATATAATTTAGCTCATATCGGGTTTACTATTGGTCATGAAATGTCTCACGGGTTTGATGATTGGGGAAGTAAATATGGATATGATGGTAATTTATATGACTGGTGGACACCTGAAGATAAAAAGAAATATAAATTAATTCAGGATGATGTTATTAAACAGTATGAAACATTTGCTGCTAGAGATGGTATTAAATTTGATGCGTCTATTGGAATAGGAGAAGATTTGGCTGATATTTCCGGTATGGCAATCTGTGATGAATATTTAAGAGACTTTCAAGAAAATAATAATGACTTGGTTCCTATTAAATATCTTTCATTTGAAACTTTCTATGTGTTTTTTGCTTTTCAACAAAAGCAGAAAGTGTATAAAAAAGCTCTATCTTCTCAATTAAAAACAAATCCACATCCTTTAGATAAATATCGTTGTAATGTTCCATTATCACGTTCAGACGTTTTCCGAGCGTTATATAATGTTAAAAAAGGAGATGGAATGTGGTGGCACACTACAAGTACCGTGTGGTAAAACAATTTATATATTTTTTATATCATAGAAAATAGTATAGAAATTAATTGTTTTTTATATATTCACATTTGTGACAATAACAAATATGTTGACTTCTATCAGGATTAATGTCAATTAAATCATCAATAAATTCGTGAATACATAATTCTTGTAATTTTTTTTCATATGTTTCCTTTAAAATTTTAATATAGTTTTTTTTATCAGTAAAAAAATTTATATTTTGTAAATGATATGAAACTATTCCTGTCATCAAAACTTCATTTTCATTATTTATTGTTTCATTTATTTCTTGAAAATTAGATATTATATCATCTAAATTTAATAATATTTTGCTGTATTTTTCTATACAAAATAAATAATAATTTATACTCATTATTTATTTTTATATAAATATTTTTATATCATTTTGTAACATTATATCGTGTTTAAATATACAAATTGCGCCAAGTTTCCAAACCGTCACTTTCCTTTTTAATAAGTTTATCTACTATTGCTTTCGTAACTGTGAAAGGAAATTGAACTGTTAATGACATTTCACCTTCAAATAAATTTGTTCCTGGTTTCATTAATCTATATAAATTTAACTTAGTATATATAATTTCCAAACAACGTTTTAAATTTCTAACGCCATCTTCCTTATTACAATGATTATCTATCATATGACCAATAACGTCATTTGGTATTTCAATATCACCAGAGTTAAAACGTACCTGTTCCCTTATTTTTGGAATTAAATAATTGTTTGCGATAACAGTTTTTTCTTTTGAGATATATCCTTTTGTTTTAATTCTATACATTCTATCCTTTAAAATTGGATTGACCTTACTTTCGTCATTGTAACTAAATATAAATAAACATTTACTCAAATCAAAATTAATTTCAGCAAAATATTTATCATGAAATTGAGAATTTTGTGACGTATCAGTTAAATGAGTAAGAATACCGGCAATTTCTTCGCCTCTAGGTGTGTCACTAATTTTATCCAACTCATCAAAATAAATTACAGGGTTCATACACTTACTATCAATTAATATTTGAACAATTTTACCCCAAGTACTACCTTCATATGTATATCCGTGACCTTCTAAGAAGCTACTATCAGTGGCTCCTCCTAAAGCAATAAACGCAAATGGTCTATTAAGAATTTTACTAATTCCTTCTTTAACTAAACTGGTTTTACCAGTTCCTGGCGGACCATGAATAGCAATAGCAGTACCAATTGCTTTAGGATTAGTTAAGAATTGGCCTAACATTTGCATAATCTGCATTTTAGCATCATTAAGTCCATAAACAGCATCATCTAAAATTTTTTGTGCATTTTCCATAAAATCATGACATTTATCTACTCCGTCATCTATAGAAATAGGCAATCCTTCATAATTATTAAACGGAATACGCATAAATGTATCAACCCAATTTTTTATTTTATAAAATTCACCACTACCAGGCTCCATATATCGCAATGAATTGATTTTTTTCATTGCCGCAGATTTAAATTGAATAGGAATTGAAGATTCCAACAATGTTATTCTATATGGTTTTTCAATTCTAGTAATTTTATTGATTTCTCTTAATTCTTTGATGATTTTCTTTTGATTATCCATGTCTAACTTTTCATAAAATGAAAAGTCATTCATTGTATTTTTGTCCTTAATAATTTTTCTAAAAATTCTCATATTTTTTGCTTTTTGTTTTTTCTCTTTTTTCTCTACCTTAGCTTTACCCTTTTTAATTTCATCTTCATAGACTTCAATACATTTTTGAATAGATTTATCATTTGGATTAGCTTCAAATAATTTTTTAAGTTGTTGTAATGTTTCACTTGAAGTTTCATTAACTTTATCTTTCTCTTCCTTTTTCTCTTCTTTTTTTGCTTCTTTACTATTTTTAAATAAATGTTTTTTAGATTTTTTATTTTTTGATATTTTTTCCTCTTCATCTTCTTCAGATTCATCATCCCATTCCTCTTCATCTTCTTCTGTTTCTTCATCTTCAGATTCATCTGTCGATACTTCTTCATCTTCATCTTCAGTATCATCACTTTCATCATCTTCTTCATAATCAGAATCGTATTCATCATCCCATTCCTCTTCATCTTCGCCAACTCCACCAATTGTAAATATAATATTTAATTTACTCTTATTTGATTTCTCCACAAATTCATCTTCATCTTCATCTTCAGATGCGGTCTCCCATATTTCTTCTTCGTCATCTGAAACTTCAATTTTCTTAGATTTATTAGACTTCTTAGATTTATCAGACTTTTTAGATTTTTTTGAAACTTTTTCATATTCCTCTTCATCAGATGAACTATCAGATAAGTCATCATTAGATTTAATTTTCTTACCATTTTTTGACTTAGTTTCTTCTTCATTAGTTTCTTCTAAAACTTTTTTTAATCTCTCACCTGCTTTAATTTTTTTATTAATATTTTTTGACGGAAATATCTTAGAAATAAATTTTCTATATTCATGAACATCCATTTCATCACTATCTGTTTCGCTGCCGATATCATTATCATCGTCTGAATTATGATTTTTTTTCTTTTTTTCAACCTCATTTTGTTTCTTAGAACGTTTAATTTGTTCTCTCTTAGATAATTTAGTTTGACTATCGCGTGTCATTGTCTTTTATTATATATCTTAGCTAATTAATTTTAAATTAAAATCAATTTTATTTATTTCTAAAAATATATAAATTATAAATTTGTGTAAAATTTATTTTAGAATTAATACTAAATTTTATATATAAGTATTTGAACCAATAAGTATTTGAGAGAAAATACACATAAAAAATATAAACAAGAATATACTTAATAAATAATAATAATTAATTATTTAAAATAAAATTGATTTATAAAACAATATAAATCTATTGTATTATAATATAAGAGATGTCAAAGTTTTCAACTCCCACTAATACAACTATTAACTGTTCAAAAGTAATTGGAATCCAATTTAGTATTTTATCGCCAGATGAAATCAGAAAGGGTTCCGTTGCTGAAATTACAAGCAGAGATACGTATATAAATAATAAACCTGTAATCGGAGGATTATTTGATCCTAGAATGGGCGTTTTAGAGCCAGGTTTAATTTGTCCTACAGATGGTTTAGATTATATGCAGACACCTGGATATAGTGGTCATATTGAATTGGCTCGGCCAGTATTTTATATTCAATACTTAAGTACAATATTAAAATGTATGCGATGTGTCTGCTTTAAATGTAGTAAACTTTTAATAAGTAAAGAGAAATATAAACAAGCTTTAAAAATGCCTTGCGATGCACGATGGAAATACGTGTTTAATTTATGTAGTAAAGTTAAACGTTGTGGTGATGATAGTGAAGATGGATGTGGTACATTACAACCAAGTAAAATTAGAAAAGAAAGTCTTGCCACAATATTTGCTGAATGGAAAAATGAGGGTTCAGAGTCAGAGCCAATAATTATTAAAGTTACACCAGAAATAGTATTAAAAAATTTCAAAAGAATTTCAGATGATGATGTTACCTTTATGGGTTTTAGTCCAATATACTCAAGACCAGACTGGATGATTTGTCAAGTTATGATTGTTCCTCCGCCTGCTGTAAGACCGTCTGTAAAACATGACGCGCAGCAGAGGTCAGAAGATGATTTAAGTCATATGTTGGTAAATATTATTAAAACGAATAAAACATTACAAGAAAAAATTCAAAATAATGCTCCATCAAATATAATTGATGATTGGACATTAGTATTACAATATCATGTTGCTTGTCAAGTGGATAATAGAATACCTGGTTGGGGACCAGTTGCTCAACGTTCAGGGAGACCATTAAAATCTATAAAGGACCGTTTAAATGGTAAAGGAGGACGTATGAGAGGTAATTTAATGGCAAAACGTGTTGATTATAGTGCACGTTCTGTTATTACAGCAGACCCCAATATTTCTATTAGGGAATTAGGGGTTCCTATGAAAGTTGCTAAAAATATTACAAAACCGGTTACTGTTAATAAAATTAATAAAGCATTCTTAACTAAATTAGTACAAAATGGCCCTGACGTCTGGCCTGGAGCTAAAATGTTAGAAAAACAAAATGGAGAAGTAATTACTTTACGTTATTATTTAGATAGAAAATCTATTACTATTGATGAAGGAGATATAGTTCATAGACATATGATGGACGGTGATGCCATTTTATTTAATCGTCAACCTACTCTTCACAGAATGAGTATGATGTGTCATATTGCGCGAATAATGAAACGAGGTGATACTTTTAGAATGAATGTGGCAGATACAAAGCCTTACAATGCGGATTTTGATGGTGATGAAATGAATTTACATATGCCTCAGGATCCAGAATCAGAAGCAGAATTAAAAAATTTAGCTGCGGTTCCTTATCAAATAGTAAGTCCTGCAAATAATAGCTCTATTATTGGTATTTATCAAGATTCTATGCTTGGTTCATACCAATTTACTAGACCAAATATTCACCTTAGTCCACGAGATGCGATGAACTTATTGATGATGTTTAATGGTGTCAATGAGCACAAATTATTAGATGATGTTAAAAAAGATGGCGGAATTACTAATTTCGATATTTTAAGCCAAATTATGCCTCCTCTTTCAATTAAATATAAAACAAAGGCGTTTAAAGATGATAAAGACGACGCAAAAATTTCAAATGCTATCATAGAAATTAAAAATGGAAAATACATACGTGGACAAATGGATAAAAGTGTTTTGGGTGCTAGAACAAAGGGTTTGTTACAAAGAGTTTGTAATGATTTTGGTAACATGGCTTCAGCAAAATTTATTGATGATTTACAAAATGTAGTAACTGAATACATGAAATCAAGCGCATTTAGTGTTGGAATTAGTGATTTGATTTCTGACCAAAAAACAAATGATGAAATTATTCAAGTTATTACAAAAAAGAAAACTGATGTTAAAAATTTAATTGACCAAATTCAAATTGGTGTTTTTGAAAATAATACCGGCAAAACAAATGAAGAAGAGTTTGAAACACAAGTAAATAGTATTCTTAATCAAGCTACTTCAGAGTCAGGTAAAATTGGATTAAAAAATCTTGACAAAACTAATAGATTTGTTATAATGGTAAATGCCGGCTCAAAAGGTTCAGATTTAAATATATCTCAAATGATTTCTTGTTTGGGTCAACAAAATGTAGATGGTAAACGTATACCTTATGGGTTTGAAAATAGAACTTTGCCGCATTTTACAAAATATGATGACTCGCCAGGAGCACGTGGATTTGTAGAAAGTTCTTATATTAACGGATTATCACCTCAAGAGTTATTCTTTCATGCTATGGGTGGTCGTGTAGGTCTTATTGATACAGCTGTTAAAACTTCTACTACTGGATATATTCAAAGAAGATTAATTAAAGGTCTTGAAGATTTGAAAGTAGAATACGATATGACTATTAGAACTAACAAAAATAAAATCGTTCAATTTTCATATGGAGATGATAACATTGATACTACAAAAGTTGAAGACCAAAGCATTCCTATAGTTTCGATGAGCACACAAGATATTTATTCTCATTACCTTATTCCAGAAGAAAAAGGAAGTGTAAAAACATTAGGAAATATATTCTTAAAAAATGTGCTTGCTAGATATAAAAAACAACATAAAGAATTTTTAGATAAGACTAAAGAGTATATCGATTTTATGATAACTGTCCGCGAAACAATAATTAAAAAAGTGTTTAAAAATAAAGCAGACACAAATGTAAGCTGTCCTGTAGCATTCTCTTATATTATTAATAATATTCAAGGACAATGTAATATTACTATATCTTCATTAGTTGATATCACTCCTTTTGAAGCTCTTGAAATGATTGAAAAATGTTATGAAAACTTAAATAAAATTTACTTTGTTTCTCCTACAAATTTATTCAAAACATTATATTATTATTATTTATCACCTAAGGATTTGCTTATTATTAAAAGATTTAATAAAGCAGCGTTAACATTATTACTCGATACAATTACAATTGATTATAAAAGAGCTATTGTTGCACCAGGAGAAATGGTTGGGATGATTGCTGGTCAAAGTATTGGTGAGGTCTCAACTCAAATGACCTTGAACACTTTTCATTTTGCCGGTGTAGCATCTAAATCAAATGTTACTCGTGGTGTTCCAAGAATTGAAGAAATTTTGTCTTTATCAAGTGATATTAAAAATCCTTCGTTAAGTGTTTACTTAAAACCAGAAGATGAAAAACAAAAAGAAAAGGCACAAACAATTATGTACATGTTAGAACATACAAAATTAGAAGAAATTGTAAGATCTGTTGAAGTTTGTTTTGACCCTGATGACCTTAATACTTTAATTAGTGAAGATAAAGATACAATTGAACAGTACAGAGCTTTTGAAAATATGGTAAAAGAATGTTCAGAAGAAACACTTCAAACTGATGAGAATGAGAAATCTAAATGGATTATCAGAATTGTAATGGAACCCGAGGTCATGCTTGAGAAAAATATTACTATGGATGATGTCAACTACACATTAAAAAGTTGTTATGATGACCAAATCAGTTGTGTGTATTCTGACTTTAATTCAGACAAATTAATATTTAGAATTAGAATGAATGAAGTAATCAAATCTGGAACTGGAAGAGGCGCTCAAAAGAAAATAAAAGTAAATCCTCTCGATCAATCAGACCAAATTTACTTGTTGAAAAATTTTCAAGACCAACTTTTACAAAATGTAGTGTTGAGAGGCATTAAAGGTATTAATAAAGTTATTCTTAGAAAAATTGTTGATAATATAGTAGAACATAATGGAATATATAAAAAACAAGATATTTGGGTTCTTGATACAATTGGAACAAATTTATTGGATGTTTTAGGACTTGACTATATAGATAACACAAGAACCTTAAGTAATGACATTGTTGAAATTTATAATGTTTTAGGTATTGAAGCAGCAAGACAAGCCATTTATAATGAATTAGTTGAGGTCGTTGAATTTGATGGAACATATATTAACTACCATAATTATAGTGTATTGGTAGACAGAATGACATTTACACATAAATTGATTTCAATTTTTAGACATGGTATTAACAATGATAATATTGGACCAATCGCGAAAGCTTCTTTTGAAGAAACGCCTGAAATGTTTTTGAAAGCTGCTAGACACGCAGAACTTGACACATTAAGAGGTGTATCGGCAAATGTAATGTGTGGTCAAGAAGGGTTCTTTGGAACAGGGTCTTTTCAGGTAGTATTAGATATTGAATACATGCAGACGTTAGAAGCAACTAGCGAATATAAACCTATGAATATTGAAGATGAAATTGAAAAATTCTTTGGTGGCATTGAAAATCCAGATGACCCTTGTGGAATTAATAAAATATCTATTCAAAATAATGTTATTACAATTAAAGAGGAAGATATGGGTAAAGATAATAATTATGAACCTGGATTTTAATAATGTAAATAGTATAAAATAATATAAAACAATATAATATAAATATAAATAAAATTATATTATATGACTACTTATAGATTTATAGCTGAAACAATATTACATTTAAATAATAATGTGTTTTCAAAAAATTACACAAATGATAATATTGATTATTCAATTAAATTATTATTCAATATATTTTTAAAAGATGAAGTAACTGTAAAAAAAAAATTTATTTTTTTTGAAGAAACATTAAAACATTTTTTGATTGTAAATATTAAAAATGAATTTATATATTATTTTTTTAAAATTCAAAAAACATATAACGTATTGAATAAATTTGTATACAATTATAAATATAAAAAAGCGCGACTAGTAGTAAATACTGACATAGGTTTAAATGAATTAAATACAAATGATAAAAATGTAATATGTTTGTTTCATAATAATTCTAAATATCTATTTCTTATTACCGACTTAATAAAAATTATTAATTCATCATTAACAAATTCATATATGTTTTTCTCTCAACCAAAAAGTATTAAAAATCCGTATGATAATATACCTTTTAACAAGTCAAATCTATATAATATATATTTTTTTATAACACATAAAACAAATTATCATAATGATTTATTTTTCTATTTTTTTAATACTAATTTTAATTTGAATGTATTTAGAATTAAACATGAAATTTTATTAAGACAATACATTATAGAAAATTTTGTAAAAAAATCATCAGCTGATGTACTATTACTTGAAATTAGAAGAATGATTAAGTTTTTTAATAAAAATTGTAAACCTGAAAATATGATTTATATTGATAAAGATTTTCCTAGTCATAAATTGATAAAAATTATGAAACCATATTTGTATTATTATTGTATTTCACAATATGGTCATTCGCAACACATACAAAGAGTTTCAATATTTGTTTTAAAAAAAAAATTGTTAGAGTTTAATAAATTTAACCCACAATTTGGAAGAAAAAGATATAAAATTATAACAAAAACTACAAATAATTTTAAGAAAAAAATTTGTGGTAAAGTTGTTGAGTTTGATGATTTTCATATTAAATTTTTAGAAAGTAATAATAGCGATTTTTTTTCAGACCATTTAACTTATAAAGAAAGTTTTATAACAGATAACACATTTTTTTTTGTTGATGAAGACCAAGATTTAATTGATGATATAGATGATAATGATAATGATGATAATGATAATGATAATGATGATAATGATAATGATAGTGATGAGAACCTTACTGTTAGACTTGAAGAAGTTGAAGAAAATAATGATTATGAAGAAGTTGAAGAAAATAATGATTATGAAGAAATAGATTCAGTAAGTTAAACATCTGAATTTGAATTTTTTTCTATTACCATTTTGGGTTTTTTCACATATTTTCTGGTTTTAGGTTTTTCACCTTTTATTTCTAATTTTTTTCTTGATTTTTTTCCTTTTGGTATTATCAAAAAGTCTTCAGGTGTTATAGGTGATGATGATGATAATGAATTTTGAATAATTATTTTTTTCTTTGTTTTGGGTTTTTCTTCAGAGTCAACTTCGCCATCAATAATAAGCTTCTTAGGTTTCTTTTTTTGATACTTGGTTGTTGCTGCTTTTGTAAAATGTTCTAAATATTCTTCTATAGAAATTTTATTAGAAATTGCTTCCCTAATTCTCTCTACACAGTCATCATTTAATTTGTCGAGAGAAATAAAAACCTCATTTTTATCACTTTGAATTAATTTATAATTTGGAATATTTTCTGGTCTAAAACCAGGTATTACAATAAACGCATATTTATCTTCTTCATCACTATAGCCAACAAACTCTGATTTTTCATATTTTGTCTGTAAAATATATTTTTGACAAATAAAAATTGTTGGTATATTATATTTTTTTACAAGTAACCATAAATCAAACGTTGTTAAGAAATAGTTATCTGTGTATATTAAATTTGAAAAAGATAATGTTTCGGCATGAACTTGGTCACCTAAAGTTTTTTTGCCTTCTAATATTAATATATCTACAATTTTATCAGTGTATTCATCTAAGTATTTTTTATATTCTTCAAACAAGTCATTTTTTATTTGATTAATTGTTAATTTTTTAGAAGTTTTTCTCTCTATTAAATCAATAATAATTTCAAATGTACAAGAATTATTTTTACCATACTCAACTTCATTGTATTCACTAGGAAAACATTTTTTCCATGTACTAGACATTATATGCTTTTTTGTAACTTTATTACACATAACTTCATTATTTCTTCCGATTGCGTGATCGAGAGATGGTATTGTATTTTCGTATGTTTGAGTTATAATAGGTTGAACCTCGTCATATGAATTATGCTTTATATATTTATTTGTAACCGCTGGTATTAATGTATCAAAATATTCAGGTGTTAATAACGATTGAATTAATATTATCTCATCATCTCTTAAATTATAACCTATATTACCAAACGATAAATATGTTTTTGGTTGAAGCATAAACGACTTTATTCTATTATATCTAATTAATTCGTCTGCCATTCTAGCATAATAAATTGGTTCATTTACTTTATCTGTAATAAGATTTTTTTCAGGAAGAATTAAATTACAATGTCCACTTTCTGTAACAAAAACGCACAAATTTGGTGTTGATTTACATGTTTTTTCATCTTTTACAACACAAGTTGAAACTTCATTTATTAATTTATAATAATTTTCGTCTCCTGTAAATTGGATTTTGCTGTTTACTAATTCATGTAGTAATTTATTAATATTTGATAGTTTTTCAGAATATATTATATATTCTTTTAACATCTCTTTTTCAATTTTCTCTCTTGTTTTTACATTTTCATAATCATTTAATAAAATTCTAATTGTATTTCTAAATACATTATAAAAACTAGTTTCAAGTCTTATTTTTTTAATATAGTCAACCCTTTCCTTATCAACTTCATTTTCTGTAGTTATTTTAACATCGCTTTGAACCATTGGATTTGCTTTTGGGTTAACTATGTAATTATTATTATTAATTGATGGCAAATCTATATCACCGTCTATTTCATCTAAACGAACTGGTTTTGATATTTGTATAAATTGATTTGTATTCGTTAAAATACCAACAACGTGTTCATCTTCGATAATTTTGAATGCTGGTTTACACGGTATATCTGGTTCACTTTTTCTTTTTTTGCTTCTTTTATCAAGTTTATTTAAAAATTTTACGGTGTTTTCGTATGTATTCCATAATGTTAAGTCTGTCATAAATACATAATCTAGACCCTTTTTTAATTCTTCATTAAGTGAAGAAGGATAACAAGGAACAAAACAAAAATTATCAGGTAAATCTGGTTCTGACGCCACAACACCAATAACTTTATTATTAAAATTTAGAACTAATTTTATTATCTTATATTCATATGTGTCTAATTTTTGAATTAAATTATATAGTAGAAGTGGTCTTTTTGCTTTATATACATTAGGCATACTATCTAATGGTTTACATACTATATTAAAAAATGGTTTTATTATTTCCTTGAATATAGCTCTCAATGTTTTTGAGAGTTGCGGGTCGCGTTCTTTAAATTCTTTTACAACAGATATTTTTTTATTATTTGTACTATATGAGTATATAGGTTCATAATATTCATCTTCTTTCATTAAAATAATTGTTGGCTTTCTTGAATCATAAAATTCTGATGAATAGTGATTTGTTGGACACAAGAGTTGAACATTATTTGTAATATCATCATTTGGTAGTTGAAATATTACCAAATTTACACCATTAGGGAATAAATATTTGTTCGATGTGCTTACAATATCCCATAAATATGTGTGGTCAATTATTACATCATCATCATTCAAAAAATTTATAAAATTTTCATAAGCGGATATAACTTTTGAATAATACGCAATATCTTCTGGTTTAGATAAATCTAATTTTTTAAATAAAGCTGTATCGTTATATTTCTCTATATTTACCTTTTTACTGGTATCACTAAAATCAATAACTAAGTTTCCATTTTGATATTTTATAAATTTATCAACTGTTAATGATTTTATAATACGTTGTCGCATTTCTTTAATAGTCAAAACTTTTGAAACTTTATTAGATACTGAATTATCTTCATTAAATATTTTTTTTCCAAAGAAAATCGCATCAGAAATACACGCAACAAATGACTGATTGGTACTTATTTCTATTCCATGACGTAATAAGCAAGGATGATTTTCTTTTATATTTGTATTTGTTTTACTTATTTGACAATCTGCGTTTACTTCATGGAGCATTATTTGTATTTCATTTGGCAAAAAACCCCATCGTCCTGGTTCTAAAGGAAATTTGTCTGGACCCTTTATATATTCATCTTCTTCTAATTCTTCCTTTTTTATTTTTTTACTTTTTTCTTCTTTTCCTTTTTTTTCCTCTAGTTCACCAAAACATTTTTTATTAGCAGAAATTCTACCTTCGGTATTATATTTATCAAAACAACATGGTAAACAAAGCCCTTTTGTTGGATGTGAATCAGGTATTAATCCTGGATATTTTTTATAATCTTTTTTACCAGGTTTTGGTTTATAAAATTCATAAATATAGTATCCAGGTTTTATTTTTTTTTCATTTCTTGGTAATACTTTACCACACGTTGGATGAACTAGTTCTTTTTTACCATCACTGCCAGTTACCTCTTTTAAATCTTTAGGGTCTATTAAAGTATTAGTTTTTAAACACCAAAAACGAGGACAAATGTAGTTAAATTGATTTTTTGGATTTGAACCATATTTTATAACATCTTCTTCTCTTAAAAATCCAGGATGTTCTTTATTTATTTTTTCTAATTGTGTATCAGTCAAAATAACTGGTTGTTTTCTCAGACTTGAACTACAAGTTCTTACATATGAATTAAATTGTGCGGTATCTTCTTTTAAAATTAATATTGGGTCTTTTTTTTCTATTTGTGATTGAAAATAATAAGGTTTATTTAGTTTTTTTCCATTTAGTTTTTTTTCATCAATATCTTCTTCTTCTTCTTCTTCTGGACCTTCTTCTTCTGGACCTTCTTCTTCGCCTTCATCTTCTTCTTCATCTTCTTCTTCAGTATCAGAAGCAGATATTTTTTTTCTTTTACTTTTTAGAATTTTTTCAGGCAATATAGTTTCTTCTTCATTTTCAATAAAAAGAGGTTTTGGTGTAGGTATTTTTACAGGTTCTGGTTCTGGTTTTTCACTTGATACAGATGCTTCACTAGGTATAGATACTTCTTCACTAGCTGGTTTTACAGGTTCTGGTTCAGGTTCAGGTTCTGGTTCTTGTTTTTCACTCTGTGCTGATACTTCGCTGGGTATAGATACTTCTTCACTAGCTGGTTTTACAGGTTCTTGTTTTTCGCTTTGTTCTGATACTTCACTAGGTATAGATACTTCTTCACTAGCTGGTTTTACAGGTTCTTGTTTTTCGCTTTGTTCTGATTCTTCACTTTGTTCCGATACTTCACTAGGTATAGATACTTCACTTGATACAGATGCTTCACTTGGTGATTTTACAGTTTCTTGTTTTTCACTTGATACAGTTCCTTCACTTTGTTCCGATACTTCACTAGGTATAGATGCTTCACTTGGTGATTTTACAGTTTCTTGTTTTTCACTTGATACAGTTCCTTCACTTTGTTCCGATACTTCACTTGACACAGATGCTTCACTTGGTGATTTTACAGTTTCTGGTTCTGGTTTTTGTTTTTCACTTGATACAGTTCCTTCACTTTGTTCCGATACTTCACTTGACACAGATGCTTCACTTGGTGATTTTACAGTTTCTGGTTCTGGTTTTTGTTTTTCACTTGATACAGATGCTTCACTTTGTTCCGATACTTCACTAGGTATAGATGCTTCACTAGATGATTTTTCTGTTTCAACTGAAGGTTCAGACGCAACAGAAGGTTCAGAACTACTTTGCCCCTCTTTGCTACCTCCTTTTTCATCTTCATTTTCTTCATCATCGTCATCAAAAAATAAACTAAGTGCTCCTTTAGGTTTATTACTGTCAGAAATTGTAGATTTCGAATATTGAACTTCTTCATCATCAGGTTGAACTGAAGGAGTTTCAGAATTTAATGCCGACTCTTCTGAGGGTGAAATAATATCTTCAACTGAAATATCTTCTTTTTCTCCTGATGAACATAAATTATCAATTTCATTAACAGGATAATTTGTAGAAGTTTTGTCTTGGGTTAAACGAACCAATGTATCTAAATAAATAGGTAATGTGTATAAATAATTTATATTATTTATATTCTCAGTTGTTATTGTTATAATACCAGTTTCTTGTTCAAGAGATATAATTATTTTAAAACCAGGGCTATTTTTTATTTTTATATTAGTTCTTTTTACACCTCTTTCAACTTCTAATTCATTAGCAACTGCTCTGACCATTTCTATTGCTTGTTCTCTATTTAACTCTTCTGAAAAATTTTCAAGAAGGGCATCTATAATTTGGTCTCCTCTTAGTCCCTGTTCCGACTTTTCCAAAATAAAAGCTTGTTGACTTGTAAACTTGCTGTAATTTGATACACGTTTAAATCTTAAGTTAATTTTATTTCCTTTAAAAATATTAGTTTCGTTTATAAAAACACTAGACATACATCCCTTATAGGTTTGAATATCAAATGGTTTTTTTATTTCTATTTGAGTTTCATAAGTAAGTTGTTTAATTTCAACATTTTCATCATGTAGACTATTAAATACGTTTAATTTATATCCACTTTGTTCTAACACACTTTTAATTTCTAAAATAATAGGATTAATAAACTCTTTAAATAAATTGTTAATGTAATCTATACTAACAAATGTTTTAAATTCAGAATAAACTGTAATAAATCCATCTTCATCAAATTCACAAAATAAAGATTGTACTGTGTCTAATGATGGAGTTTCAATGTAAATTGCTACAGATTTATTACGAGCAATATTTTTCATTAATTTATTAATAATAGATTTTTTAAGATAAGGTATTTTTCTTCCGTCTGTTGCGACTTTATCAGTAAAAAGTCTATAAATATTTTCTTGTCTAGAAGAAGGATTAAATTTAATTAAAGGATTTTCTTGAGTAGCATGAATAATTTTGAATATAACTTCAAGCGGTATTTTAATATCATATTCGGGTTTAAGTGTAGTTTTAATATATTTTATACCTGTGTTTACATAATTTAAATTACTTTTTTTTTGATAATAAACATCATAAAACATATCAATTGTTTTAAATAGTTCAATTGTTTTTTCATTTAATATTTTTTGATTACTTTCAATTAATTTATCTCTATTTTCATTAAGGTCTTCTATGTTATTTATATTTTTACTATACAAAAAAGGATAATATATTTTTATAGTGGTTTCTTCTGATATTTCTTTTTTATTAAGATAATTTATAACATCTTCAGCAAGACATAAATAAATACTATTATTAATAATATTTCCACTATTTAATAATAAATGACTATTTAATGTAGTTAATGATTTGCGAGCAGATTTTTCAAAAAAAGTATCGTATTCATCAGCATCATATGGGTTACATACAAAAGGGTATTCATTTTCTACTATAAAAAATTTTTGACCTAAAACTTTATTAACAATATATTTTATGTTATCAAATTTCATCTCAAAAATATCATTAAAAGTATATGTTTCTTTATCAAGTGGTTTTTGAAATGGTTTACCGTTTTCATCACTAACAATATTTGAAATAAATTGCTCTAATCTAACTTTAGTTAAGGTTAGTTTATTATTTTGCGTAAGAGACTGATAAACTGAAACAGCATTTAAGGTTTCTGCTTTTTGACAATATAAATATATTTCATCAACTGATATTTCCTTTTTAAGTTCATTAAGAATTTTTATTTTAATTGTACCAATCGAATCATCAAAATGAATTTGTTGCTCAGAAAACTTTACAGAAATTTTCTCATTTTTTATTTGTTCATTTTCTTCATCTGTAAATATTTTCTTAAATAATTCTTCATCATTTTCTACCAAATTTTTGCCACTAAATACATAAATAGTATCTATAGAACCATTAGAAAGTAGTTTAACTTTATATATGGTGTTATCTAAAGATGATTTATTGTTATCTAGTGAATTTATTGAAGTTATTGAGTCTGACATATATATATATAAATTAATTATTATTTTTAAATTTAATTAAATGCAAATAAACTTAATTAAATTAATTATATTTCATTAATATGTGTTGGTAATCTATGTCCAAACAAAATCATATAAATTAAAACAATGGCTCCAATTAGTAAACTCCTATTCAAAGCTTTTGTTGTAGATTGTTTTAATCCATATAACATAACTAAATATAAAATAACTGTTATAATAAATGCGTGAAATAAATGGTTTAATGGTCCCATAATATATATTATATATAATAAAATTTAATAAATACCATTTATCAGAAATAGAAGTTATACTAAATTAAATCGTAAAAAGGATTATCATTAATAGTCATACCACAATACTCTTCGGGTTTTTTTTTATAATCTATTGGATTATATATACCTGCTTCTTTTGCGTTTTCTAATAAGTATTTGAAATTTTGCCAAAATTCTTGTTTATGTCCAATTGATACTGTCATTATATGTGATAATTCATGTAAAGCAACGAATGTAAGAGTGTTAATATCTATTAATTTATTCCCGTCTTTTTTTTTATTTAAACAGAAAGCTATTTTCTCTCCTTTATTTTCACTATATGCTGTTAATTCACTTGTTGGCAATGTTTCACTTATTTTTTTTGGATTAAATCCTTCTGCTAATCTTTTAGTACGCTCATCTTGTGGATGCTTTTCTTTCATATAAGAAACCATATCTTTCATTTTTTTTGTAACTTGGGCTAAAAGATTAGCCGCCAATTCTAATTTCTCTCTTTCTCTAACACAATATCGATTTCCATCCTCAGAAGATATAATACATTTGAGATTATATGCGTCTGATTGAAAATAAATTGCTAGACAGAAAAAAAGAACAAATGACACAAAAATATAAAAAAATATACTATGCTTTTCCATATAATTTGTTGTTATTAAAAGTATATAAAAAATAAATTAATTATATTTTAATTTTATTCTATTTAATTTTATTCTATTTAATTTTATTTTTTATTTTATTATAAATTTAACACAACATAGAATTTTGTAATTTAATTAAATCTTCTTCTTCACTGTTATTTGCTGATGTAATCTTTGTTAAAATTGTATTTTTAGGTGCTTCAGGCAAATTTAACTGTACTACTTTATTTATTTCCGGTTTATCTGTAAACTCCTGAAGTTCAACAAGCAAATCTTCATCATTATATATATCTTGAATATGTTGTGTAAAAACATCTGATATACTTTTTTGTGTTTCTGCTGTTTCTTTTATATCGTCTATTAAATCCTCAATTTTATCTACATTTACTGAATTCTGAACTTTTTTAACAAAATTATTGCCTTCGCGTAATGTTTCTGTAACTTGTTTATTAATAATACTACTTTCTAAAGCTGTAATTTGACCTTCTAATAAATTTATAATTCCTTCGTTTTTTAATATTTCAGCGTTTAAATTTTTTCTTTTTTCAAGCATTATTAAAGCTTTATTTTTATTTATTTTGGCAATAATCTGAATTTCTTCATTGAGAGCAGTGATTTTTTGTTCAATAAAAGTATTTCTTTTATTCAAATTATCAAGTTGATTTTTTAATTTTGTTATTGTATCAATTACACTTGTACTGCTAACAGTAGGTTCCTCCTTTCTTTTTCCAAATAAATTAACTGAAAGGCTTCCAAATATTGAATTTGTGAATGGGTTCATTGTGATTAATTATAATTTTAATAATTTAAATTAATTACATATAAAATATTTCAATTTTTTTTATAAGTTTTTTTATTGCGCTTTTTATAAGTTTTTTTGTATGTCTTCTTGTTTCTTTTATTTTTTCGTTTTTTTGTATTCTTATTTTTTAGTTTACCACCTAAGTGTTCTTTTTCATATTTTTCTAAAAGAACTATTCCGTCATCTAATTCTTTTCTATTACTGCCACAATTTAAACATACTTCTTCTAAACAACTATTATTTCTACACGAAGGTCCTTCAGAATTTCTACACGCAAAATCAAATATTGCTACATAATCAAAATCATATTGTAAATAACATATATTCAGTATATCCGAAAGTTTAACAATATTAGTGCTTGCTGTATGATTTAATTTTTCACCAATAGCAAAAAAATCATTTTGAGCCTCATTTTTAGGATTTCTTATGTCTAAAATAAATATACCTCGAGTACGTTCAGGTATACCCTCTATAACATCAATTTTTTCAATGTTATATTCTCTATCAATAGTTATAAATCTAGGGTTTGCTACAAGTTTTTTTTCATAAGCCTCAAGTATATCTCTATATGATTGTATTACTAATGGCCTACTTAACTCTAACTCTTCGGTTGCCTTACGAAGTTGTTCATTAGAAATGCGCTTAGCTGATGGTTGCCTTATTCTTTCTGTTTGTAACGCTATATTTTTCTGTATTTCTTCTTTATAATTATATGGGTACCTTTCACTATAATAGTTATCATGTAGTTCTTTCATTACACTCGATACAGGTTTTTTTTGTTGATTTAATTTTGTGTACAATTCACCAATTAATGTCTCACCAGAAATAACTTGAGATAGTCCATACATAGCACCTTGAGATTTACTAGCTAATGTGAAAGTTAATGTGTTTTGTAATTTATTATTATAGTTTGGTAAATTATCATAGCACAAATCTTTACCATGAGCAAAAATACATATAATAATTTCAGATTTTACACTGGTTGGTTCAACTGCTTCTATTATAGGCATTGTAGCGTCTTCTTCACCAGGCGAAGCAGCAGCAGCAGCCTCATGTGTACTTATTGGTATTTGTTCCGCATTTTCTTCAGTTTCTGACATATTATATATATATAATTATAAAATAAATACATTATATTACGATACAACTTTTAATGTTGCTCCACTCTTAATCTTATATCTAATATTCTGATCTTCAATAACAATACAACCTTCAGATGGATTACCTGAACAACCTCCACCATGAATTAAAAAACCTGAACGACCGCACATATTATTTGATGAAGATGGATATAATTCATAACAATAAGGCATACCTTTAAATGTCATCATATTTCCAAGTGTATATGTACCTTGTGGCAATGGTCCAACACTTTTAGTACATTGGCATGAAGGATTATTACGACAAGAACCTGACTGACCTGAACAACATCCATAAGTATCAATACTTGTTCCATCATAAGCAACTCCGTAGAAGTGATGTTTAGATTGAGAATAAGTGTATGGACCACCAGTCGTTAAATTTAATAAGTCTTTCATATCAGTTGGTGGCGCCGGTTTCTTTAAAAACATATTATCTCCGACAACTTTAGAGAGAAAAGAAAAAAAGGCATAAAAAGCTAATATTCTCATTATATATTTTATAAATGAAAATATTTAAATTTTATTTTTAATTATAGATTTTTCTAAAATTGAAAAATTATCTTCCTTAAAATCAGCGTTTTAAATGAGTAAAGGTGTAAACCTATATATATTTAAAAATACATACCAGATTCTCTATACATATTAATAATTGTATTTTTTAATGAAGGATATAAAACACACCATTCTATATATGAGTCTAGTAAATTAATTTGATAATTTTCTAATGAAATAAGTAAATTAAAATTTTTATCTGTCATTGGATAATTAGGGAAACTCGGAAATGGTCCAGATGAATTTGAAAATGTGTTAGTTATTGATTTTGGTAAAAGACTATTGTAAATAGAAGACGATTGAACTACAATTACTAATAGGTCAACATAATATCCACCTTTAATTCCTAATTGATAATTTGGTAAAACAAACAATTTATTTCTAGAAAAAACAGGTCCTCCAGTAGCTTTTGTATCTAAAAGCTTTTGTGCAAACATAGGCCAATCACTTTTTTCAAATACTTGATTATTATTACTTTCATATAAATAAGGAACTTCTTTTTTACATAATTCATCATTATTTAATCCAAATAAGTTCAATATATTGAGTGCGCAAAAATCCCAATATGTTTCAGCTGTGGCATTATCATTAATATCATTATCACAACTAATAATAGAGATTATATGCTTTACATTTCTTGATAAAAGTGATGTTATTCCAGTCCAATCACAATGTGCTCCATCACCTATTGGAACATTTGTAGTGGTATTTGATGTAGGTGCCCATAAATTATAAGATGGAATTACATCATTAAAATTAGATAAATAAGAAAATTTTGTTGCTTGGGAAGAACCACTAATTCCTATGATACTTTCAAGTGTAAACAAATTTTGTTGATATAATGGTATTTGTAAATTTAACGTTAAGCTTTTTCCTTGTTCATTATTATTGTAGTTAATATTAGGATTAATTGAGCCTACAGAATATGTACTTTGAAAAACTCCACCAACACAAGAATCCTCACTTGTACCATCAAAACCAAATGGGGTATCTTTATTACAAATTACATTCGGAATTCCTGAATATAAAGGTGTGGCTTGAAATAAAGTAGTTCCTCGTATTTTACCATTTTTAACATTTAATAATGCACAACCAGCAATCCAAAATGGCAATTTTTCATTAGGAGTTATAGGTTTTATACCAGTTATGTTGTATATATAGTTAGCATGCGTTTCATTGATAGAAACAATTTTTTTATCTAACCCATAAGGTCTTAAAAATACACGCCCACAAGCATGGTTCCATATGTATTCAGGATGTAAACCCTTATCATATCCGTCTTGTACGTGAGCTTTTATATCTGTAGATACTAATCTGCTACCTAAATAATAATTTTCTTTGGTATTAAAATTTATTGTACTTAATGTATCCATGTTAATATTTTCTGGTGGAATATATTCACCTAGCAATAGAGATTTGTCTATATTTTTATTAGCAAATAAATATGTTCCTAATAACCAAGAACTTCCAGAAACACTAGATACAAATTGTGCAGATTCAAAAGCATTTGAACCATTAACATGTATTTTGTACAACCCTCTTATAAATCCAATAAATCCAGCATAAGAACGTCTACCACCAGCCTCAAAAGCTAAAGATACTCCTTCTGGACTGTATGTTCTACTTAGTCCACTATATGGAGATAATTCTGGAAATATTATGTTTGAATTTTTATTAATCCAAATATTACTTTTTATTTCATTAAATGTGTTTTTTAATCTATAAGTAGTAATACTTTTATTAAGTAAAAAAATTAAATACAATACTAATACTATTATTAAAAATATTATTAAAAGTTTAAATTTCTTTACAAAATATTTAACATCAGACAAAACATATTTTATACTAGACATAAAATATGTTTATAAATTAAAATTATAGTTAAATATTAATTCAACTAAATATTTCATATAACTTTAAAATTTAATAAGTTAATAATTTAATAAATTAATAATTCTAAAAAGGAGTCTGAGGACGTGTTGATAACCATTTTTTTACAGAAACCAAGCTACCAACATTTTCGACAATTGCCTTTATTACATCTAAATTTTCATAAGCAGAAAAAACAAGCTCTTTATTATCAAAAAAATCTGTTAAAAATAAAAATATTTGAACATCGGCGAGAGAAAGTTTATGGCCACTGACAAATGTAGTTTCATCTATAACCTCTGTGGTTTGTTTAGATTTAATAATGTTATTTAAAGATAACAACAAGGGAGGAAGAGTTTCAGAAAAATATGTTTGAATGGCAGCCTCCTTAGTTTCAGCAGGAGAATTGCGAACCTTTTGGTAACCATCCTTGAAATCACGAATGGTCTCACCAATGCTATCAATAAACGCAGCCTCCAAAGGTGTTGAACCTAGCAAATCAAATCTAGAAGCCAAATATCTCTCAATAGCCTTTGATTGAAAAACAACTTCTCCATCTACTTCTAAAAATGGTAATTTATCTAAGGACCTCCATAGTTTACCATCTTTTTTATCAGCATCAAATTCTTCACGAACCATTTTAAAAATAGACCAATCTAATACTTGAATAGGATAACGAAAATCCTCATATTCTTGTCCAGCTACAGCAAAAAGAACACGACTTGTCTCAGCGAGACCACGACCATTAAAATAAGTTAGCTTCATTATATTTTTGTTTAAATAAATATCTTTAATACTTTTTAATAAATTTATATTATATGGTCTACAACAAAAAATCAAAACGCAATAAATATAGATTAAAAAAAAGAAAAAATAAAACTAAAAAACGAAAAATTATAAAAAATAAAATAGGGGGAAAAGGTACTTTAGAAGAAGGTTTTTTTACATTAATGACATTTAATGTAGAAGTATTTTTAAATCTGTATAACTATACTGTTAAAGATAAAAAAATTATTTCTTGTGTTAGTGAAAATAGTCGTAAAATTAGTGCTTTTAAAAATTTATTTAACGGAATAGATATAGCTTGTTTACAAGAAACCGATTTACCTGGTCGTGAACCATACCCTATATTTGAAAACCCATTGGAAAATGGTGAAATGCCTATAGTAAATTTAGAAAAAAAGTCTATATGTAAATCAGAGGAACTTGATTGGTCCGAGTTAACATTTGTGTATGGTAGCCCAAGTTATTTAGCAAACGCTATATATGTTTCTTCTGATATTAATACAAAAGAACATCATGATGGAAAGATAAATACAGTCGGCGTTGAGAGATGTTATTCGTCTGTAACAGTTGAAATAAATGGTAAAGATATTATTATAGCATCTGTTCATTTAGTAGGAGGTCGTTTTGACGATAAAACAGCTATTGAAGAAGATACTAATGAAAAATTAAATGAGGTAACAAAAGTAGTTGAACAAGTAAATCCAGATATTATTTGTGGTGATTTTAATACAAAAATAAGAACACCTTATGTTATAGAAAGTACAGAAAATTATTTTGAAAGTTTATTACCAAAAGGTATTACAGAAGATAAAATAGCTGAATATAGAGAAAGATGGAATAAATGGATATACATTGATGATATTGAAAGGTATTTGACAAGTAATGGGTATAAATTGGCATATTATGATAGTAATGGACGTTTAGTAAACACAGTAACCGATACTAGTGCATATGGAGGAATAGTAGATTTGATGTATTATAAACCCGATAAACTTTCAGTAGTAGATGGTTCTGTATCTGTAGTCGGAGAAGGAATAGTAATGGAAAGAAAACCAGGAACTAATATGTATACACCAATTTTAAGTGATCACTTTCCAGTGAAAGCAGAATTTAAAGTTATACAAAATTGAATTAAAATTATTGTTTAATATTAATTCAACAAAAATGTTTTCTGAATATTCGAAGTCAAAATTTTGGTCAGATAAAATGAAATAAACCTAAATTATTAAAATATTTAAATTTTTTATACCATTTATGCTTATTGAGGACCAGAGCCAATCTCGAGTGGAGGGCGCATGAAGTCAGGTTCAATAGTAGATTGGTTCCATGGTCCCACATTCATTTGAGGATTTGGTGGCTCAGACCTGATTTGAAGATTAGCATTTCTCAAACTTTGTCCGATAGTATCAATACCAATATGGTATCCAGACTTCAACAAGTTGACGTTGGCGAGCTCACCTTTACCAGAAGGATTTAATTGTGCCCATTGACTATTAGTATCCTTGGGTAAAAGTTCAGCAGGATTTTGAATATTAGGATTAGAACAAGAGGAAGGAATACCAGGCATACTTGTTTGGACACCATTAGCAGAGGCAAAAACTTCATTTTGTCCTAATGGTTCAGAAGGTCTAACGCCAGAGCTGGCTTGTGCGTTTGTATTTTTATATTGACGTTGCATTTGAGAGTTGTATTCAGGTCCGGGCATACCCTTAGCACCTAAATAATTAGCGAATGTACTAACACAATAGGCGATTATTAATAAAACAATAAGTGCTCCAATTCCATAGTCATTCCATAGCTTCTTTAAAGAGACTGTCATTATATAAAATTAATGATAAAATAATTTTTAGAATACATATTAATTATTCTAAACATTTGGATAAATATTCTAAAAATTTATAGACCTTCTAATTCACTTTCTGAAACATCATCAATTTCTGCATCAATATCACTATCACTATCATTTAAATTTTCTAACATGTAGGTTTTCTTAATATTCTTTGCTTCTAAATACGCTAAAAGAGCATTCCTCTTTGCTACTTTTGCCTTATTCCTCGCTTCCTTATATAATTCAAAGTAAACCTGATTAGGTTTTTTGAGTTTCATTATTTCTAAATTATTTTCTAAAGATAAATCTAAATTATTCAATTCTTTTAATTCATTAGGATTTTCCTCAATATCTTCATTTAAGTCTTCAATTTCAAAATCTAATGAAATATTATCATTTTTCTCTTCGGGTTCTGAAATGTCAAAATCTTCTAATTCCTCTAATTCTTCTAAATTATTTTCAGTAATAGAAACTTGTTTGTTTTTTTCTAAATCAGTATTATCTATATCTATAATTTGATTTAATTTATCATTAGTTAGATTACTGTTATCTAATTTATCATGGTTTAAGTCATCATTATCTAATTCATCAATTTTAATATCTTCTAAAGTTTTAGTATTTTCTTTTACCGGTTGACTGTTTTCTATAGATTTAACAGTTTTAATTAAACAACTTTCAAAAATAGGGTCATCATCTAATACCATTACTTGCTTAAGCTCTATTTCAATTTGAAAATTTCTAGACGTAAATTTAATTCCTTGTATCTCTAAAATTGAAATAATATTATTTTCTGGTTTAATATCCTCCATTTTTAATGGTGTCTCTTTTTCATTATAAATTTTAATAGAAGGTATATTATTATGATTTTTTTTTATATTTGTTCTTATTAAATAAAATTTACCTGACTTGTAAATGCGGATTGTAGAATTAAATGCGGTTTCAATATCGGTTTCTTCTAAACTATTTTGAAACCAGGTATCTCTTCTCTCAAAAATTAATTTTTGACATCTATTTTCTAAATTTTCAAACCAATTTATTAACGTTTCAGCGTTTTTATCAAACATTAAATCACAGTAATATTTTTTACCTGTTTTAACAAAACCTTGTCTAGTTTGTCCTTTACTAGTTTGTATATATAATGGTTTATTATTATACTCAATTTTTGTAAAATAAGCGCCACCTTGAATTCCGCTAGGATGTGCTAAAGATAGTTTTGAAAAATTAAAACTTTCATTGGGTTCAATTATATTATCCATATTATTGAAAATATAGAAAAATTAAAATCTATTAACACGCAAAAACTTGGTATAATTAATATTAATATTAAGTATGAAAGATTCATTAGTTCAGCAATGTTTAGATATTTTAAAGAGAGATGATATAAAAAATGAATTTAAAATGTTATTAAAACCTGTAATAGATTTTATTTTATATGAAATAAATCCTTATATTTATATAACAGTAGCTTTAGTATTTTTAATTTTTATAATGATTTTAGCAATACTTATAATTTTAGTAATGTTATTGCGTAATAAACAAATTGTCGCAAAATTGTTTTAAATATGTATACAGTTGTAGATTTAAAAATTATAAAATAAAAAATAAAAAGACATTATTAAATATATTTAATAAAAATTTTAGTAAATATATTTTTATTCTCATCAAATTATATAATATGGCAAAACATAGAGGCAGTCGTAGACATAGAGTTAAAAGAGGCGGAGGTAATTATACTTCTGGTTCTACTTATGGAAGTTATGTGAATGGTTCAGGCAATTCACAATTTGCTAGAACATTTGATCAAACTGGACCATATGCTAGTAGAATGGGAACTGATTATGTTGGGGCTCAAGGACAATGGGCTAAGCAACCACACGCACCCACAGCTGCTAATTTAAGTTTAGTACAGAGTGCTGGTAGAAGAAGTCGCAGAAGACGTGGCGGACTTTGGGGTGAAGTTGTAAATCAAGCAGTTGTACCTTTCGGAATTTTGGCTTTACAACAATCATACAGACGAAAGAAAGGTGGAAAACATACTCGTAGACATAGAAAACATTAAAAAAATAAGTTTTTCTTATATTTATATTATATTTTTTATTCATATAAGAATTCATGAATTTTGAAAATCAAATTCAACAATGGGTTTCTTTAGATAACCAATTAAAGCAGCTAAGTGATAAAACTAAAGAACTTAGAGATAAACGAAATCAATTAGAAGAAAATATAACAAATTATGCTTCTTCAAATAATCTTTCTAATGCTACAGTTAAGATAAGTGATGGTAAACTTAAATTTGTTAATACAAAAATTCAAGAACCATTAACATTTAAGTATTTAGAAAAAACATTAAATGAAGTTATTAAAAATGAAACACAAGTAAAACTAATAATGGAACATATAAAACAAAAAAGAGCTGTAAAAATTGTTCCAGAAATAAAGCGCTTTTCTAATAATTAATTAATATATAAATAATTTATATGAACGATATTAACTATATAGGAGCAGATGAATTAGTATTTAATAATGATGATGAAGCTGGAATAAATTCTGGTGGGTTCAGCGTTAAATCTATTATGATGAAAGCTGGTATGTCACCAATAATGACTTTAAATAACCAATTTGGAGGTTCGTCAGATAAAGTATCTGATTTATTTGATAATTTAGTAATTCCTAATTGGACTTTAAGTTATGGAAATAGAATGTTTGGAGGAGAGTATGTAGATAAGGATAACAATAGTGAAGTAGACAGTGATGATGATATTGATGATGATTTACATGAAAAATTATTATATTTAGTTAAAGAACACGACACTAAACAAAAAGCTGGAAGTAAAAAGAAAAAAACAAGAAAGCAAAAAAAAACTAATAATGTTAAAACAAAAAAAATAAGTAAAAATAAGTAAAAATAAGTAAAATAAGTAAAATAAGTAAAAAATATTATATTAAAGTAAAAAATCTAATATAATAAATGTTATTTAGAACTTTTGACCCCTATTATAATGATGAAGTAACAATATATAAAAATGAGGATTGTTTTATTTGTTATGAAAATGAAAGAGATAAAAAATCTAAAATAATAAAACTAAAATTACAAAATGATTATGAAAAATTATGTAACTGTGACGGATGGGTTCATATTGAATGTTTAAATAAATGGTATGATAGATCTAATAAATGTCCTATTTGTAGAATAAAAATAAATAAAAAAATAACATATTATGTATATATTTTAGACGAATTAAGTTATTACTATTTTATGTTTTGTTATAATACATTAAATTACCCTTATAGAGTACTACAATTTTTTGCGACATTTATGCTTATTTATTATGCGTATGAATACTATAAAATAATTTTTCATAAATTTGAACAATATCGTAATAATAATATGAATAATATGAATAATATAAATACTAATAATTATAGTAAAAACTATGTAGAATGTGAATATTATTAAATATATATATTTTTAACATCAATTATATATATATATATGGAATTAGAACAAGTTAAAGATAAATTAAATGAAGTTCAGTATAATTTTTTTTTAGAATTAGAAAAACAATTAGATTTACCGTTATATTTTATAGGAAGTATTTCTAGAAATGATTATTTAAAGGATAAAAGTGATTTAGATGTTGAAATATTTACAGATAATATTTTTTCTACAAAATTAAAATTAGACCATTTATTTAATATTGGAAACTTTAATACCAAATATATAGTTTTTGAAATAAATGACACTCCATTTTCAGGATATAAATATTTTTTTAAAAATAAACAAAAAGATATTAAATTTGATTTAAGTGTTTATAAAAAAGAAAGTCAACAAATTTTATTAGATAATAGAAATTTAGAATTAAATATAACTTTTATTAATGGTATTATTTTATATATAATTAAAGTTTTTTATTATTATTTACACATTATAAGTAAAAATATGTATATTGATTTTAAAAAAATTTTTTGGAAAATAATTAATCCTGAAAAAAGTATTGCTAGCATTTTAAATGAAACAGAATATAATGATTATTACAATAAAATTCACCCAAATGTAAATCATTTAATTAATATATAGTGTATTTTTAAAAAGAACCCCATGTATTATGATTAAATGGTGATACTAATATTTCATCCACTTTATTTTTCCAATAATCAACACGTTTTTGGAACGCAATATCCTGTGCTGTTTCTGGATATGGTGTGGATGTTTTCATTATTTCTTCTTCTTCTTCGGTTATTTTTGGTTTATATCCATAACAATTTACACCAAATTTAACTTTTGGATTTGCTATATATCCTCCATTAACTCCAGGTCTTCCACAATCGTTTTCATGACCCTTTATAGTTTGTAATGTGTTATAAGTTTGCTGTTGTGTAGGAAACAATGCTAACTGATTTGCTGACCAACCATAATTACACCATTCAGCGCCATTATTGTAAGCTTTTTCAATTTGTTCATAGCTTGCTAAATCAGAACCATATGCTTGACATAAAGCCTTAGCATTTTCATAATTATAATAGTTTCCTGGAATATTAAATACTTGTTTTTTAAATTTAATTTCAGGAACTGTTGTTGGTTGATACGTACTTTGATCTACAACAATATCTACTGTTGTTTTTGGAGTAAAAAGTCCTTGAATATAAGCAGAAATATTTATACTAAAAAAATACTGAAATGCATTAATAACTATTAAAACAATTAAAATGGCAATAATAATAATTCCCATTATGTTTGAACCTGTATTTGAACTATTGCCAAGCGCATTTCCTAAATTATTTGAACCATTATCTAAAGATGATGAAAAAACATAAAATGCTATAATAATTAATATTATAATTATAAAAACTACAGGATTTAAAACATAATTATTTAAATAATTATACATATTTACTGGATCAGTCGTTGTCGATGTATTTACTACTTCCATTTATATATATTATATAAATAGTTTATATAAATAGTTAAAAATCTTTAAATTATAAATACTTTCATTTTAAGTATTTAAAAAAATTGAATTACTTTTAAAATGTTAATAATAAATTAGATTAATATAACAAAGATGAGCACATCATACAGACACAAAAGAATTCCAAGAAGTATAAAGGCAATACCTACAGAAATAAGAAATGGGAGAAAATATTACGGCTATGAAGGTTGTTTTAGCGAAGAGGAATTAACAATTTTTGACGAAATGGAATGGGAAATTGAAGATAAAAAAATAGAAAATTGTGATATGTTTAAAGAGGATGAACTTGAACAACGTAAAATTCGCGAAAAAGAAGAATACTGTAAGAACACATTCAGATGTCCTGCAATGTACTACCATCCTACAACGCACGAACCACGTTTCAATACTCGTGAGGAATATGAGACAGCGTACAACAACAAATATATCTATGTTCTCTGGAGTAATGAAACCATACACGCGGATTGGGATGAAATAGAGGCTATGAAAAAAAAATACAGAGAAGAGACAAAATGGCGCAATGAGATGGATAAAGAAATTGATCGTTTAATGGATTATTAATAAAACTTTAAAAATACAAAATTATTTACACTATTTATAAATTTATTATTTATTATTTATTAATTTATTATTTATTAATTTATTATTTATTAATTTATTATTTATTAAATATTTTTTCTTCTATAAAACAAAACATATGCTTTTGGTGAAATAATTGAATCAATCAATCCTACTTCAGAAACACTTGTGTCATTAAAGTGGTACCATTTACCATTAGCATTTTTTACATATGCTGTATAGTGGCCACCCATTGTTCCTCCACCATGATTACAAACACCATAAAGCTGATATTTATATATCTCTTTTTTATATCCAATAACATAACTTGATAAGTCTAAGTCAAATGGAAAATTTATAAAAACTTGATTTTTTTGTGACTTATTATTAAACCTTTTAAAATCTATCACTAAAATATTTGGAAATGACCAAAATAAAATTTTTTTACGAATATTAATTTTTTGTTTAGTTTCTTCGTTATACCATGCGTTATCGCCTTCTAATACTTCACCTTGAACATAATAATTTAAACAATCTATTAATGAAGGAGACCTATTATTTTCAGGTATAGGTAAATCAATCATAAAATATGGTTCTGGTGTATGTTTTATTTTTTCACCAGTATCAAGATTACTTATTTCTGAAACATGTACAGCATAAAAAATATTCCAAATTTCAGAATATTCGTTTGAATACATCTTTTTAATCATTTCAAAACACATAACAGCAATTTTATCTGTATCATTTTCAGGATTACCAGATATAGTCATTTTTATTTCTCTCGATAGTGAGCTATGAAAACAGTCAATTACAAATAAAAGAAATTCTGGAAGGTCATTTTGAGAGTATCCTGTAAATAATTCCATACCCTTTACACTAGCAACTTTTTGAATAGTTTTTATAAATCTGCCTGGAGATACAATACAATTTGAATTCCATAATAGTTTTCTTAAATTATCCCATTCCACAATTAATGCGGAATCTATTTTGTTTTTAAGTTTTTTTTTGTAACTTTCATTATCTAAAAAAATATTAAGTTCGTATGTATGAGAAATTACTTGTATACAGGAGTTGATGAAACATGTATTACCTAAATTAGCAAGTCCACTAAGTCCTTTATTTTTGTAATTTTCAATATTCATTTTAATATTTATGTATTAATACGTTTAAACAGATTTTATAATATATATATAGAATATTATGAGCTATACACCAGGATATAATATAACTAATGAACAACTATTACTTATTGATATATTAAATGGTATGTATAATGATAATTTGAGACAAATAAACACTTTAAATGATTCGGTAAATTATTTGTATTCCGCAAATAGACAAATAAGAAGTTTATTAATTCAAATGTTGAACAATCCAAGTAACCAAAATAGACGTAATAATAATAGAAATAATCAAAGAACTAATAATTATAGAGATAATTCATCAACACATACAAATTCAACAAATTCAAACAATTCAAACAATTCAAACAATTCTTCTGGATTAGGTAGAATATATTTAAATAATAGACCTTATACTATTGAAAATTTTGAATATTATACTATTCCTTCCGGTCAAAATGAAAATGAAAGAAGTAATAATAGGTTCAATCAACTACTACAAAATTTTTTTCAACCTATAGAAATTTATCCGACACAATCACAAATTGAAACAGCAACTAGACGCGTAAGATACAGTGATATTCTTTCCCCAGTTAATAGAAGTTGTCCAATTTCACTTGAAAATTTTAATGATAGTGATATGGTTACATTAATAAGATTTTGTGGACATATATTTAATTCAGAACAATTAAATACTTGGTTCAGGTCTAATTGTAGATGTCCTGTTTGTAGATATGATATTAGAAGTTATAATGCTAATGCTTCATCTGAAAACATTAGAAGAAATGAAACATCTGAAAATGTTTCTACTACAACTTCAAACACGGCAACTGATACAGAAAATAGTTCAAACACACATGCTGAAGAGAGAAACACAACACCAGTTTCAACTAATACAAATGGAAGAACTAATTCATTATATCTTAGCACTATTCTTGATAATTTTAATAATAATGACATTACTTTACGAGATATTGAAAATATAAGTAGTATTTTTATGGATACATCCGGAAATAATACATCTGACCCATTGATGTTGTCTAGAATATTAACACAATTTATGAGGGGAGCACGTTAGAATATTATATCATAAAATGATATAAAGATATTTAATATATTATTGTATATGCAAACCAGAAGCGGAAAAAAATGGACTGTTAATGAATTACTCTCTTTACAGAGAGAGTACGAACTTTTAGAATGGACTGTTCAACAAATTTCAGAAAAGCACCAGAGGAGTGTTGAAGCGATTTTGTTTAAGCTTGAGGCAGAGGGATTTATTTCATCTTGGGCCAACGCAAGAGGTTTTGATTCTCAATTATATCAAAACACATGGATGACAACATGCGCTAATGATTGTGACTGTGATGAAAATGCTGTTATTAGTGATGACATTAGTGAAGTAGATAAGCTTACAGAACGCGTTTGGAATTTGGAAACAAATATAACCCAAATTAACTCTATGATGAAGCAAATGTTTGATGAAATGGTTGCTAAGAAAACAAATAAGAAAAAGGCTGTACTTAGAAAGTATTAACTATCATTAAAATAAACATAAGATAAAAATAAACATAAGATAAAAATAAACATAAGATAAAAATAAACATAAGATAAAAATAAACATAAAATACTATAAAATTAAATTTCAAATAAATATTTATAATTTTTAAATATTTATTTTTCTAATACTTATTTTATCGTCTTCGTCTATTTTTTTTGGTTTTTTTAATTTTTCCTCCCCATAAAAAACCCTTTTTTTTAGGAACACCTCTATCAGAAACATATGGAGCATTTTCCTGTTCAAATTGTCTTTCTTCTTCAATAGATTTTTCATAATTAGATTTTGAGCTTTCTGGAAAACTATTAATACTTCTATTAACATAATTGCCAATCTTATTACCCATATTTTTAATATCAACCTTTCTTCTAGTAAAAAAACCAGGGTTTCTACGCGAATTTACTATTTTTATTGCTTTAACACAAACAGGAGTTATAGCATCTTTGAGACAACATTTATTTATAATATTTTCTTGTATGTCAAAAGTTCGCATCTCATTTAAGTTTGGTGGTAAATCATCACAATTATCACCACCACGCTTATTTTTACGGAAACGTTTAGTATGCTTATTTAAATGCCTTCTAGTTCGCATAAATTATATTTATATTTTTATTTTTTTTTAAAATAATTTGTTAAACCTTTAACTCCAATTTTTTCATTATTTGTTTCTCTCAAATAATCATCGAATAACAGTGTTTTTATTTCTTTACAACGCATTGTTTCTAATTTCTCTTGAAATTTATCTAAATCATCAAAGTATTCTCTACGAAGAACATCAACATCTTTTTTATATTGTCTAATCTTAGGTAATTTTTTATTCATCTCCCATATTTTTTCTATAACTAATGCGAACAACTGTTGCACTGGTTTCATGATTTGGTTTGTAATATAAAATGAATAGTCTATTTTTAATTTATTTTCTAAAATGAATGTAGGTGTTTCAATTTTATCACCTTGTAATAAACCTTTTTTATTTGGCGAAGCAATATATACAAATGGAATTCTATCACCAGAACTAGGCTTGTTACCTGGGTCTCTAGCAGTTATTCTATCAGCCAACACTTTATGCGCAATAGATTGTGGATTTTTATAACCTGAACGTAATGATTTTGTAATAATAAGTTTATCAATTGGATATTTTTCTTCAACTATATTTTGTAAACAACTTTTTAAGAAATCAATCGCTTCTTGAATATTTTGTTTCTTCATAAGAATATCAATAATCCCTCCATAAATATCTTTTACTATTGGAGCATTATCACGACGCTTTAATACAATACCCATTTCTTTTCTTTTACACTTATTTATATCTGTTTCATAAAGCATTCCTACATATCTTTTCTTTGATAATAAACAAAATGGCATAAATGTTTTCTCATATTCGAAATCATGAGGAGCTTTCAAAAACTTTGCGGATATGTCTCCAGCTTGTTGTGCTAATTCAATTGTAATTTCTAATGCTTTTTTACCACGAATTGGATTGCCATCTAAATCTTCTAAGTTAAATGTATAAAATACTGAATCAGTATCACCATATATGTATTCAGCACGTGTTTTTACTTTACCATAATTTTTTGTATCACAAATATTATTACCATAACATTCTTCAATAATTCTTTTACCATATGTCAAAAGCTTTCTTCCAGTTGCTGTAGTACAAGCAGCAATATCTTTTTCGTAAAAGGTACTCGTTTTGGCACCACATTGCCCATAAAGTGAGTTAGCTGTTACTTTATAACCTAATTGACGTTGGTCTAATACATTTTTCATAAATTCATCAGTTTGTTGGGGGATTAATTTTCTAGTATCTTTTCTTGCTTTTAAAAGCTCTTTTAAAATTGAAGGCATAATAGCTTCACCTTCACTAGTTAAAGGTTGTGCAAATCTACATATTTTGTAACCAGATTTTACCTTTTCTGCCGCTGCTTTTGGATGCTTTCTAATATATCTATAAGTATCGTATGTTACGTCTACATATTCATAACCCGGTAAGTTATCATAAATATATTCACCATCTGTATTTTTTTCACCCCAATCTTCAGTAAGATTATTAGCTAAATCATATTCTTTGGTCCATACCTTACTATCATGAGATAAATTTTCACTAATCATAGAACTTGGATAAAGTGAAGCATAATCATTACATGCTACAGGGTTATCAAGATATAAATCACATTTTGGGTCTAAAACAATAGCACCTTCATACCCTTCATCTAAATCACCTTTTTCTATAACAGGCATCAATGTTTTTTTCTCCCTACATTTTTTAGCAATATAACTTGTAAGTTTAATACCTTGTCCTCTCATAACAAGGAAATTTATAGGTACACTACAAATTTTTGCCATTTCTATGAAACCAGTTAATATATCAGATTTATTAAATAAATAATGAACTAAGTTACAATCCTGAATACAGTATTTCGCAATTACTGCTCTATCATCAGCAGTTCCATTTGTCATTCTAAATATATCTTTAGGAGTTACATCATCCTTAGCTAAACACCATCTAACTTTTTTATTGATTGTATCCGGATTTACAAGAGCATTTATAGTAAATTTTCCGTTTGTTTTATCAGCATCAGTGACTAAATATTTAGCACCATCATCATAGTAGTCTACTGAATGTCCAATTTCTTCAAAATGTATATAACTTCCAACCAAAAGGCCTGTCATATTTGATGTTTTTATACAAGTTTCATTCGCATTGTGGTCTTGCTCAATACTTTTCACAAAATCCCCAATAAAATTACCTGCTACATAATCTAAATTATATGATATTAAATTTGCCTCACGACGATAAAAGTTATATAAATCAACCTGTAATCGCCCATTCATCTTAATAAAATGTAAATCATGTTGACCACTAGCAATTTGAATAGTACTTTCTTCAATTTTCCATTTATAGCTATCTTTATCTTTTGTACCACATATTTCATCATTATTACGTGATAATTTTAAAAACTCTTCTACACAGCCATTTTCTTCCGCACGATTAAACATAAATTGATAATCAAAACCAAATATATTATAACCAATAATGATATCGGGATTTTCTCTTTGAACTAATTTTTGCCAGGCGAGTAATACTTCGCATTCTGTATTGTAAGTTTCTACAATAGAATTTTCAATCGGCAAATCAGTACATGTATTTAATACGATACAATGATTAAAATGCGGTTCATTGTTTCCATAATTCATAAAAGTTGAACCTATAAATGTAACTTTGTCGCCTTCAAGTTTTGGAAACTTAGCATTTAAAGAAATGTTTAATTCATTAAGCTTTCCTTCTCGTTCGAACTTTTTATCACATAAAATATCAACAATTGTAGCTTTTTTATCTGAATACTTTTTAACGTTACTTTTGTACTCATCAACATCATCTTCATCCATAGCCATTTTTTCAAACATAGTTTCAAGTGTATTTAAGTTAGAATACTCATTAGACGATAAGTTTCTAACTTGTGCTTCTAACCAATTTTCACATAACTTAGTTACCGCTTCTTTTGACCCTGGATGTTTTTTTGGATACACTAAATCTACTTGCTCCATTTTTTCGTATCCAAATGCTGCGAGTATTATTCTTCTCAATATATTTTTACATAATTCTTTTGTCATTTCTATTTTTAAACCTTCAAAATATTCAATTATATTTGTTGCCAATTTTTTATATGTTTTTATTGGAACCGGAAAATCACCATGACTACTACTGGCTTCAATATCAAAACTCATTATTTTATACGGAACTCTGGTTTCTTTTTCATTCAACGGAATAATATTTTTATAATGTGTTTTAAGCTCAAAATCACAATTTACATTTTTAGATATTCCGCTACTTTCATTTGCTTTCTTTTTTGGAATAGCAATCCAGCCTGAAGGACTAATGTCCCTAATATGAAAGAAACGTAATAATGGGGGAATATTAGCCTCATAAAGTTTAGTAAAAGTATCATTAAATTTATATCCATCTTTCAATAATGTATGACCATTATTATAATCAGTGTACCATAAATTTTTTGCTTTGTTAAATGCGGTTAAGTTAGCAAATTCAATAAATATAAATTTATGTTCTTTTCCACCATCAAATCCATATAATTTTTTACGTTTAATAATTTTACATTCTGTTATTGAGTCAATATAATATTTACCCATTTTATCTTTTAAATGTGCTAAAAATTCTTCTTTCATTTTAATTGTCCAGCTATCATTTACCATAACATAAAAGAATGGTTTGTAACCATCTGCTATTAATGAATATGTTTTGCCTTTTTCATCAACACCAAATATCTGAATAATAAAATTGTTCGTATCCTTATAAACAGTTTGTTCATCATCAGACGTTTCGCCTGACGTATCTTTTGCGTTATAGACATTAAAATCAAAAATTCTAAAAATGTGTTCCATTATTTAATAGTAATATTAACTTATATTTATCTTGTTTATTTTATTCAATTTTAAATAAAAATAATTTAATTTAAACTTGGTTAAAGAAATTATTTATTTGTTCATTTCTTTTTTGTCTTCTCTCCAGTTTTCTTTCATAATAACCACTAAAACCATATTTATATATTTGATAAAGACGAAGAAACAAAACAAAACATAAGAACGCCAATAAAAATGTATTAAACCCTTTCATTTAAAGTAATGAAATATTTTAAATATTGAAATTTATTAAAAATAAATAAAAAATAAATAAAAAAATAAATTTATAATTTTTGTAAATTTATTTATAATATTTTATAAATCTGTTTATAATATTTTATAACTATAAATCTGTAATTTTTACACAAAAACCATATTTACTTGGTGTTACTTTTAAATATTCTGTCTTATTAATCCCATATTTACACGCAAAATTTGCGGATTGTTTTTCATGACAGCCGCAAATATATTTATTTTCTTTTGTATATTGAAATCTATAACAGCATGGTTGTTCACAGTCACAAAAAGATACAAACGGTTTAGAATTTAAAATATATTTAGAGTTCTCTCTAACATTTAAAGCTGGAATTGCTTTTGTGTATACAGATGAAGTATTTATATGATTTATAGCTAAACGAAAACTTAAACTATACAATCTCCCTGCTTCTACAATATGTTTTATTTGGTGAATTACATAAAATTTATTATAAATTTGTGATTTATAACCATCTCCTTTAAATTCAATAAATATTTTTAATACATCATTCGGCACTTTTTTTAAGTAGTTTTCTGATAAACTGTTTAAAAGTGGGGTTTGTAATTGAGTTTGAACCGACATTCTTATAATTTAATCTAAATACTTATTAGAATAACAATTTAAAATCAATTTTTTTTATAATAAATAATATAATGAATAAACAACCTATATATGCGGTGGCTGTATTTAATAATAATGATAACAAAATAACTGGTATAACTAGATTTACAGAAGATTTGGAAACTAATCAAGTAAGACTTGATGTTAGTATAAGAGGGCTTAAACCTAATTCATTACACGGTTTTCATGTTCATGAAGCAGGAGATTTATCTGATACGTGTACTAGTATGTGTTCACATTTTAATCCTTATGGAAAAAAACACGGATGTCCTGGAATGAAAGAGAGACACGTAGGAGATTTGGGTAATTTAAAAACAAATTCAAAAGGTGAAACGGTTTTTACATTTTACGATGATTTAATTAAACTTAGAGGAACTAAGTGTAATATTATTGGACGAGGATTAGTTATTCACGATGATAAAGATGACTGTGGAAATGGTGGAAATGCTGAAAGTTTAAAAACTGGTAATTCAGGTAAAAGGATAGCATGTGCTATTATCGGTTATGCGAAACAAAATTTCAATTGTTAGAGTTATCATAATAAGCAGAAATTAAAAATAAAATTCCTGTAATAAAACTTAAATAAGCTGTAATATATTTTATTGTTTTTACAGAAAATTTTAACTTATTACCACCAGCAACTAATTTTGAACCCATAAAACTACCTATTATGATAGAAAATAAAAGAATAAATCCAAGTGAAAAATTGATTTGTTTAGATTTATAAAATTGAACTACAGAACCTATTGATATTGGAAATAAATTTAAAAAAAGAATAGCTCCCAAATTACTTTTATAATCTCCAATTTTTAAATAATCAAGTACTAATAATATAATACCTGTAGGAGCAATCCCTGTAACGCCTAAAAAAACACCAGATAATAAACCAAAAATAGCTTCAGTTAAAATTTGATACATATATTATTACTTTTTTATATTTTATTTTTTGCGTCCATATTTACAATATTGTTTTTGAGAGAAACCTTTTGGTTTTTTACAATTTATAGATTTTTTATACTTTAAAGACCATTTACCACCACGCATTTTTTGTGTTTTTTTATTAAAATACTTACTGTATTTTCGTCCACCAAGTTGGTTTTCTGATTTAGTAATATTTTTTTCACCTGTTTTGAGTTTTATCCATTCTATTAATGAATCTAGTTTACGGTCTTTGTTAGTTACATCACTATCTTCATAATTTTCAACTATTTTACCTTGATTACTTACATATCTTATTGTCGGAAAACTATTTGGTTGTTTTAAATATTTATTTAATTTTTCAGCTAAAGTGTAGTCTATAGAAACAATAACAATATCTTTTCTATTTAAAAAATCTTTTGATAAAACATTTTTTATTTTCTTCCATTCTGGACGTGTAGCATTACAAGGACCACACCCTTCCATAAAAAATAAAATGAATATTTTATTATTTTTATTACTAATATAACCTTCTAATTCATCTACTAAATTTACATTTCCTATATTATAATTACTTTTTGTTATATCAAGATAAACCATTATATATATATAATTATATAAAATAGAAAATAAATTATAACATTTTTATCCTTGTAATATATAATGACAACGATAATTTTTTTATTAATATTAGTATTTTTAATTGGTTTATATTTTTACGCAAAAAACTCAAATCCTAAACAATTTGAAGGTTTAACAAATAATTATTCTACAACTAGCAGATGTCCTAATTTACTTATACAAAAAGGTTCTAGATTTTATTTATACAATTCAAAATTAGTTCAGGTTCCAGGAGTTAATCCAGTTGAATTTGATAATTTAGAAGATTATACAGAATTTTTGGATTGGCAAAGAAGTCAAAATATTAGATGCCCTGTGTTGTATTTACAAGAAACGTATGATGCACAAGGTAATCGCGTTTATAAGAGTAGACCTAGTGTTTCAGAACCACAGGCTGGATTACCACCATCAGCAGCTTCTCCAATAGGAGTTGCATCACAAGTCCCACCTTTAATGGAAACAGGTTTAGAACCTGTTGGTGACCAAGCTTATCCAAATCCTACGCTTTTAGTAGATGCAACAAGAAATGACCCACCATACAATTATAATTCATATCCAGCACATGACCAAACCAGCTATTATATTGGAACAACAACACCTTTAGATGCTATGAATATTATACAAGAAAAGGCGCCTATAAGTCCTGACCCAATGGACGCAAATTGGGGTGGCGCAGATTATACTCAACAATTAGTCGATGAAGGTTATTATAAAGAAAACAACGTTTCTATTTATATACCATAAATCCAATTATTAAATATATTCAATTATAAAATATATTTTTTCTAATAACGAATTAATATTTTGGTAAAACTTATAGTATTATCAAAATATATAAAAATGGTAAAAGTTATGAATTATGTAATTAAATTTTATTAGTGTAATGCTCTGTATAAAAAGTATACAGCAAGTAAAAAATGTATAATACTTATTGAGACATTTAACGTTTTAGCAGTTAAATTTACAAAAAAGTTTGCTCCAAAGTAAGAACAAATAAAATAACATATAAAATAAATAACTCCTAATGTGAGGTCTACATTTCCTGATTTATAATATCTATATACCGAAGGCCATGAAGCAGGTGAAGAAACTAATGTAGTTCCTATAGCTGTTTTAACATTTGGAACTAAATTTAAAAGAATAAATCCTGGTAATGCTAACGTTGAAATACCTAAACCTAATCCACCACCTAAAAATCCTGAAACTACACCCAAAACAACAGTTAGAATATATTTTTGTATTGTTTCCATTATATTATAACAAAATAAAATATAATATAATATTATTTACTAGCATCTACAAACTTCATAATACTATTTAATGCTGTTTTGGCTTGTATCATTTCTGCTAATTTTTTAACAGAATCTCCTGGATTACTAGTGTTTGTAGAAAGAGCAGTTTTTAACATTAAATTGTTAAACAAATCATCTAAATTTAAAATAGCTGTTTCATAATCTGACCTATATTTAGTAATTAAAAATGTATCTTGTAGTTTTATATTTGCTGCTTTTACTGTAGCAGCGTAAGCGGCAGCATTTCCAGCAATACCATTTGCTGATGAACTCGTTGTATTACCAGAAGCATCTGTTGTCATGCCTTCTTTATAGCTAAAGTTTATACCTCTAAATAATAAATATACAATAAATCATATAAATATAAATAAAAATAAATTCATTAATACTTGCTTCATATAATATATTTTTATTTTTTCAAGAGAAATTTTACAATATTTGCTATACTAGTTTTATTTATTTTTCTAATCTGTCCTTTTGCGTTTGTTGATGTTATATTTTTTAAACAGTCACTATTATTTTCTAATTCTTTTATTAAATTTGGTAAAGATTTATACTTTTCCATAATTGTCAAAGCCGTAACAGAACTAATTCCAGGAATTTGACAAAGCATAATCTCTCCTATATTATCAGGTGTAATGTTTTCTTTTTTAACTTTTTTTATGACACTAACATAATCCTTTTCACTTTGTTCTAAAGTTTCTGAATTATCTGATACATTAATGCAACTTTCAATTTGTGGTTCCTTTACAGAAATAGGATTTGAAACATTTTGATAAAATGCCTTTTTTCCTGTTGAAAGTTCTTTACCTAATTTATAAGCCATATTACAAATAATAGTAGCTGATTCGTATAAAGAAAAAGACCTAAAAACAGAGAAACCCTTATAATAATTTAGAGAGAACATTGCTGAATATAATGTTAATTTTTCAATGTTACCATCTGATTTAAAAGTATTTACACGAAATGGTTTATTTATATCTCCTTCAACTAAATAAATGATATTATGATTATGGTTATTTAATCCATTTAATCTATATGATTGTTCTTCATATCTACCGTCCTTAATACTTGATAATAAATCTGATGTTGCTTTTCTCTCTATAATTAGTTTATCTTCTGTATCATCAGAAATAATTATATCGCCAATAGGTAATGTTTCTGATTTAACTACTAATTTGTTAAAAATAGGTGTATTCAATATATTTTGGTTAATCTGATGTAAAAGGTCCGTCTCACGAGTATCAATTTTTATAATAATCATTTTAATAATTTAATAATATCTTATTAAATCATTTTAAGAATTAAATAGTTTTTTAAAAAATATCAATAAACAAATTAATAATGCTATTAACCCATGTGTCCACTGATTGTAGCACGGTATCCGTATTGTTGAACTTGGATAGTTCTGTTGGGAATACAAATGGGAGGATTTCCTTGAGGAGCATTAATTAAGAAGGGTTGAGATGACAAAAACCATCCCACACGAGGAGCTGTACCGGCCTTTTTGGGACCACCGCATACATTTGTGCGTGCAATAATCGACGCTTGATTGCGAGCATTTCTACTACCAGACATATATACCATCTTTATATTCTACATTAATATTTTATTTTTTCTAAAATTAATTAATATATAAAAAGATATAAAGCTATTTAAATAAATATATTATATAAATGACAGAGGTAAATCAAATAAGAGATGATGATATTATTAAAACAGATGCTGGATTAATATTTAATCCATATAATCCTCTAAATATTAAGATTAAATTGAGCGATGTTCAATTTATTCTTTCCAAATATGGATTACCAAAAAATGTATATAATATTTCACTTTATGAAAGAGCATTTGTTCATCGTTCTTACACGAAACGTCCTAATTTTGAAAATATTCAACAAAATATTACCATAATAGAGAGACCTTTAGACTGTATGCCGCTCAGTAGTAAATCTAATGAAAGGTTAGAATTTTTAGGTGATGGTGTTTTGGAATGTGTTACTAAATATTTACTTTATAGAAGATTTCCTAAAGCTGATGAAGGGTTTATGACTGAAAAAAAAATTGCTATTGTTAAAAATGAAGCAATTGGCAAAATCGCACTTGAAATGGGACTTCATAAATGGCTTATTTTGTCTAAACATGCTGAAGAAAAAAAGATTAGAACTAATTTAAAAAAGCTTGGTTGTTTATTTGAATCATTTGTTGGCGCATTATTCCTAGATTTCAACAAAATTGAAGTTAAAGATGAAGAAAACTGGTTCCAAAGTATGTTTGTAACAGGACCTGGTTTCCAAATGGCTCAGAAATTTATTGAAAATGTGTTTGAACAACATATTGATTGGACTGCTCTTATTTTAAATGATGATAATTATAAAAATATATTACAGGTTAAAGTTCAAAAAGAATTCAAGGTTACTCCTCATTATTTAGAAATTGAACACGATATAGAGTTAGGATATAAAATGGGCGTTTATTTATGTTTAGGTCAACAAATACATTCATTATCACCTACAGATGCAATTGATATTTCTTTTTTCAAGAATTTTAAATCTATACAAGATTATGTTACGAGTAATGGTAAGGCCTTTATTTTTATGGGTGAAGGGCAACATAAAATTAAACGCAAGGCTGAACAAATAGCATGTAACGAAGCATTAAATTTTTTGAATATTGATGATAAATAATTACATTCTTTTTTTAGTCTTTGTTTTTTTTGTCTTTGTTTTTTTTGTCTTTGTTTTTTTTGTCTTTGATTTTTTACTTCTTCCACCAGTTTCATTTTTACTTATAAATTTTATTTTATAGACACAATTATCTATTTTTAATAAGTCTTGTAAATAATTTATTGAAATACTTCTATCCTCTAACGGTGATAAATTTAGCACATCCATTTGCTCATAAACTTTAAAAATATATCTATGTTTACCAGTATTCGGTGGAGGAGCTGGACCTTTATAATCTAATAATGTTAGACCATTTTCTATATTGCTATTTTTAATATTTACTACTAACCAATGGATATGTGTTCCTCCTAAAGCATCAGGATCATACATTATTAATGTCAAGTATTTATTAGAATTAGGAATTTTTACTATTGGTTTTGTTTGAGTTTTACTAGGTTTAAGAAATTCATTATTTATTAAAATTTTGTTGTTGTAATATACTTCTAATTTTTTCATATATATTTATAAATAAAAATATATAATTTCAATACATAAAATTATAAAAATTTATATATTGAAATTATATAAGTAATGAGTACAAAAAATCCTTTAGCTGCATTAAAAGAAAAATTAATGATAAAACCAAATGTTGAAGAAAGAGAACGAGTTGCTGTTGTTATAAAAGGATTAAAAAAACATACTAAACCTAGAGCTCAAAAAAAACCAACAGAAATTGAAGAAGGAGAAGTTGAAGAAGGAGAAGTTGAAGAAGGAGAAGTTGAAGAAGGAGAAGAGCTCGAGGAAGGTGAACTTGAAGAAGAAAGTACAAAAAAACCTAAAATGAAATTAAAAGCAAAAGACGATGAAGAAACAAAAATGGCTGGACCTATAATTGTAGATGAAACTGAAAGAGGATATGACCGCATAGCGCTTTTAAAAAAACTTGCTGAAAGTAAAAAATTAAAAGTAACTATTAAACCAGTTATTAAAATTTCAGAAGAAAAGAAGGTTTCTGAACCAGTTCCTTTACCTGATAAAACTAAAAAAGCCAAAAAAATAGAAACAAAAATTCCTTTGATTATTAATGAAGATGAAGAAGAAACAGAAGCTATACCACAAGTTGAAGCAGAGAAAAAAGTAGAATCTGATGAAGAAGAGGAAGAATTTGTTATACCTACAAAAAAGAAAGTTAAATTTGTAGTAGAAGGAGAAGAAAAAGAAAAAGAAGTTATACCAGTTAAAGTAGCAAAAAAGAAAAAAAGAATTACTGAAAAACCGGAAAAAGGTGTTGCTATATTAGGTCCCGAAACTTTAGTTCAAATTGGAGATACTGATTTAAGAAAACGTCTACCAAAAAAATTACCACCTGTTTTAATAAAAGCACCAGCTTATTATATGAATGATAGAGAGAAATTTGTTAATTTTATAAATTCATTATTTGCACCATATCGTAGTGAAATAGCCGAGAATACAGAAAGTATTTCTTGTGATGTTATTGGTAAAACATCTACTAATTTCTCTCTATTAACACATCAAAAAATTGTTCGCGATTATATGAATGTATTTACACCATATAGAGGTTTACTTTTATATCACGGTTTAGGTTCGGGTAAGACCGCAACATCTATAGCAATTGCCGAAGGCATGAAAGATTCTAAACGTGTTATAATAATGACACCTGCTTCTTTAAGAGCTAATTATATTGAAGAACTCAAAAAAGCGGGTGATTTACTTTATAAAAGAAATCAATATTGGGAATGGATTTCTACTGATGATAATCCAGAAGCATTAAAAACAATTTCTATTTTATTAAATTTACCACAGGAATACATAACTAAACATAGAGGAGCTTTTTTTGTTAACATTAAAAAAGCCTCTAATTATGATACTCTCAGTGATGCAAGTAAAAAAGTTCTTGAAGAACAATTAAATGAAATGATTAGACAAAAATACATGTTTATAAATTATAATGGTTTACGCATAAAAAAATTAGCTGAAATGACGTCTAATTTTACTAGAAATATATTTGATAATTCCGTTGTAGTTATTGATGAAGCACATAATTTGATTAGTAGAATTGTTAATAAGTAAAAAAAAGAAAAACCAATTCCAGGAGAGGAAAAAAGAAAACAAAAAAAGGCAGCTGAAGAAAAGGCAGGTGAAGAAAAAGCAGGTGAAGAAAAGGCAGTTGAAGAAGAAGAAGAAAATATTTTTGGAAATAAAACACCACTAAATTTAGCTACAAAATTATATTATATGTTATTGAGAGCAAATAATGCTCGCATTGTATTATTATCTGGAACACCTGTTATTAATTATCCTAATGAATTTGGTATTTTATTTAATATATTAAGAGGATATATTAAAACTTGGAAAATACCATTGGTTATTAAAAGTAGTAACAAAATTGACAAAGAAGCTCTTCAGACAATGTTAATCGGTGAAAAATCACTAGACTATTTAGATTATTCACCTTCAAGTAAAATTTTAACTATTACAAGAAATCCATTTGCTTTTAAAAATAAAATTAAATTAGATTCAGGATATCAAGGTGTTTCAAATGTGAAAAAGGACGAAAAAGGTGAACAAGTAATTGATAATGAATTTTCTTCTGATGATAGTTTTGAAAAAAAAATAATAAATATTTTAAAAAGAAACGATATAGATGTTGTTTCACAAGGCATAGAAATTATTAACAGAAAAGCCTTACCAGATGAATTAAGCACATTTTCAGCTAGATATATAAATGAAAGTGATAAAACACTAAAAAATGTAGATGCTTTAAAAAGACGTATTTTAGGATTATCATCATATTTTAGAAGTGCTCAAGAAAGTTTGTTACCAAGATATAATAAACAACTAGGTATTGATTATCATTTAGTTAGGGTTCCAATGAGTGATACACAGTTCAGAGTATATGAAGGTGCACGTCAAAAAGAGAGAAGCATGATGAAAAAAAAACGACAACCAGCAATCGACGAATTATTTAAAGAGGTTAGTTCATCACATCGTATTTTCTCTCGTTTATTCTGTAATTTTATTATACTTGATAGACCAATACCTTCATTTAAAAAAAAAACTAAAGGTGAAGAAAAAAAGGCCGCGGAAGAAGAAGCAGAAGAAGGAGCCTCAGAATTTGAAGATTTAATTAAAGAAGCTACAAGAATTGAAAATAAACAAGACCTTGAAGATGAAGGTGAAGGTGAACTTGAAGGTGATAAAATATTAGAAATTTTAGGTGGTAAAACCTATACAGAACAACTTGATAGAGCCGTTAAAAATATTCAAGAACATTCAAATGATTTTTTAACTCCAGAAGCACTCCAAACATATAGTCCAAAATTTTTACATATGCTAGAAAATATTGAAAATCCTGAAAACACTGGATTACATTTAGTATATAGTCAATTTAGAAGTGCTGAAGGAATTGGTATTTTTACTTTAGTTCTTGAAAAAAATGGTTTTGCTAGATTTAAAATTAAAAAAACACATCAAGGTGTGTGGACAATTGATATTTCACCAGCAGACGAAGGAAAACCTACTTTTGCTTTATATACTGGAACCGAAACATCTGAAGAAAAAGAAATGATTAGACATATTTATAATGGAGAATGGGATGATATACCAGATAGTATTGGTTCTGTATTAAAATCTAAATATCGTAACAATAATATGGGTGAGGTAATTAAAGTATTTATGATTACTTCATCCGGTTCTGAAGGTATTAACTTAAGAAACACTCGTTTTGTTCACATTATGGAGCCGTATTGGCATCCTGTTCGTTTAGAGCAAGTTATTGGTCGTGCTAGACGTATTTGTAGTCATAAAGATTTACCTAAAGCACTTCAAACGGTAGAAGTATTTGTTTATGTTATGATATTTTCAGAAGCTCAATTGAAATCAGATGAAGCAATAGAATTAAAAGATAAAGATTTAAGTAAAGCAATTCCCAGAGTACCTTTAACAAGTGAGCAATATTTATATGAAATCTCAGAAATTAAAGCTAACTTAACTGCGCAACTAACTGATGCTATCAAGGAATCAGCTTTTGACTGTTATATTTATTCAAATGGTAAATGTGTTAACTTTGGTGACCCTACAAATGATAAATTTTCATATGTTCCTGATTATGCTGAACAGCAAAATGAAACTACTGTTAAGGCAAATACAGTTGCCATTGAATGGTCAGCAAATCCTATTACTATATCAGGAGTTAAATACGCTGCCAGAAGAATGAGTGATACTCTTTTTGATTTGTATGACTATGATAGTTATATAAGAGCATTAGATAATCCAGAAATTCAACCGTTGAAAGTTGGTACATATAAATTAAACGAAAAGGGAGAAAGAGAAGTAGACTTATTAGTAGCATAATGATAATATAGTTTCTATAATAGTTTTATCTTCATCTGATAAATTATTAAATTCACAAACGCCTTCTCCTACTGAAGCAATCGATTTATTATAACATGCGTTATAAAAATTTTTAAATTTTTTTAAAATTATTGGTACATTTTTTTTCTTAAAAACTAAAAACCTTAACCCAACATTTTTCAATCTATATCTACTGTAATTTAAATCGATTGAACTATATTCCCCACATAAATGTAAAAGGATGTTTAATATTACAACTATAATTATGGTATTCATAATACTATTATATTAGTAACTATAACTTTATATTAATTAATTTAAATAAATCATTTTTTTTATTTATTGTTAAATAAATTAATTAATTTATCCATCTTATCATTAAGCATTTTAATTTGATTTTCTAGCTGTAAAATTTTATCATCATTAATATTTCTATTTACAACTTTATTCCCATCTTCAGTTGTATTATCATTTATTATTAATGATATATTATCTGACGCGTCTACTTTTTTAAGCTTTTGAAAAATATTTGATTCTAAAACATTATCGTCTTCCGATATAAAAGAATTCATTTCACTATCCTCTCCCCATGTTACATTTTTCTTTGGAGAAGTCAACATTGTTTCGTTCAATGTATTAATATACTTTGATTTACTATAATTTTGATTTTGATTAAATTCAGAGTTATTTTGCTCTGTTAATTTTTCTGTTTTAATTGAAGTTTCTTGTGATTTTAACCAATTATTAGTACTGTTTATATCAGATTGAAATGTGCGATTTATTTGTTCAACTTCGTAATTTCTTTTAACAGTCATTTCTTTAATAATTTTATCCATTTCAGAAATTGGTACGTCTTTATGCTTATCAGCAAATTCGGGAACTTGAGGTACTTTTAAGGTCATCGCATTAGTAAATTCTTCTTGACGTTTCGAAAAATCTTTTTCAAATTGAGTTTGTCGTTCATTTTGAATTTCTTCATATGTAATTATTTCTTTACTAGGAGCTTCATTGAATATTTTGATTTTATTATGTGGTTGTTGTTGTGTTAAATTTTTTTTTATATAATTTAATATTAGTATTATATATTTTTTGTTTATTTCAATTAAATTATTTGTATTTTTTTTCTCTACTTCAAAAAACCCGTTTAAATTGCTCAAAAATAACTGTGAAACCTTGCTTTGTGAATCTCTCGGTAAATATTTAAATATTTCTTCATCATTTATAACATCCCACAGCATAGTAATATTGCTTTTTTTTAAAAAATCCAAACTACTCATTATTATTATACATTAATTAATATTTAAGTTTTAAGATTAAAAATAAAATAATTATTATTTGTAAATAATTATTTTTATAAAGTGTCATTAAAATACACATGTCTAAATTTATTCATATACTCATCTTTTAATATATGGGTTTTTAAATAATGTTCGGTCATTTTATCTTCTAGCATATGAACAATAAAAAAAAGCGAATATATTCCACATTCAGTATTTCCGTATTGATGTTCAATTCCTTCATTACTATCAAAATTAAATTGTATTTTTGGATTAAGTTTCAATCCTTGTTCTTCGATACGTTTAACTAATGCGTTTATTTCCGGCGTTGGTTTATCACCTGTGCTATCAAAGAAAAATATTTTCTTCTTTTTAATATTGATAAACATTGAAATCCAATGTTGACCAGGTTTATTATGAGGGTCAGTATTAAATATCATTCCTATTTTTGTTTTTCCATTTTTAATTTGTTGTTTAAGACTAAAATTACATAATTCATCCCAAACACATTCACCATATAATTTTCTAGTATCAAAATCAATTGGACTAGGACCAATAAAATCAAAACATTTATAGGCTTTTTCGTATTGTTTCATAACATTTATAATATCAACACTAGATAACCATTCGTTTGGATTTTTCTTCCATTCTGGAGGCGACTCAGGAGCAAATGAATCAGTCATGTCACTTTCAACTGGTCCAAAATCTGCTTTTTGTCTTATCCAACATGATTCTTTATTACAAACTCCACTTAATTTTTTGCTAATAAAACTATGAATTTCTTTTGGTGAACTTGATTTAATTTTTACGTCTGGATGTCGAGCATTCCATAAATCTCTTAATTTATAAAGTGACTTATTTGTATAACATGAAAAATGATTTATTTCATTTTTTGGTTTTGGACTGCAATTTACTTTTTTAAGTTTAATAGTTTTATCGGTATTTCTTTTAGTGTGTGAAATTTTATTTGAACTACCTCCATTATACATTTTTGTATTTTTTAATCTATTTTTCTTCGTTTTCTTACTAATTTTATTTTGTGTTTTTGTCTTCATAAATATTGTTGATATTATTCTTTTTTATACCTTTATTTTTTAATTCTGGATCATTTAAGTTGATTTCTTTTTGTTTCGGTAGTACAATTTCGTCCTTTTTTTTCGTACTCTTTTTTGTAACATATTTGTCTAAAGTAGGCACTGTTAATTTTATTGAACGCGTTAAAATAAAATCTATATCATTATTTTGATTAATACTATTTGTTGAACAATCTATAACAATATTACTGTAATTATCTTGCGTCAAATCTATATCTTTGTATTCAGACTGTATTATATCATTATTATCTATTGTCTTAAAGTAGTGTATTGTTGAATTTACAAAATTATCATAAGCATATTTCACATCTGGCAATAAATCTTCTGGTATGTTACCACTAATAATTTCTTTAAATAAGTTAAAAGTCCTTTTACGGTAAAAATTTCTCTCTTCTTTATTAATTTGTTTTGTTTTTTTAATTTTAATTTGATTACTATACATTTGTTTATTCAATAAACAATCTAAAGTTACCTGGTTTACAAAGGCATCTGACATATAGTATTTTATTTTATAAAAAATATTATATATTTAACACGTTTGTTTTGTCATATCTCTCACTTGAACTCTTGTGTTATTTAAAAATATATGAGAACCTATTATTTCTGGTTCTGGATTAGGATTAAAAGATGAAAAAGTTTCTTTTTGAAATAATAATTCGTGTGGATTATAATTGTTAGTTGAATTAAATTTATATGTATATAAGTCACTAGTACTATTGGGAACATAAACTGATTGACTACATTTTTGATAAGCATATATCTGATTTCTTAATTCGGATTCTTTATTTATATTAGCAGCAAATCCTGACCATGGAGAAGTTGTATTACCTGGATTAAATACTTTATGAACATTATATGTTGGTTGTTGTTTTAATGGAACACTTAGTTCTCTTCTAGGGTCAACAATTGGAAAATAAGAATATTTTGTCATAACAGGTCGCACATCTATATATGGTTGTAACATTTGCGAAGGTATATTTCTATCATAAATTCTTCTATTTGTTTGCTCTTGAATTTTAGAATTACATTCAGTTTGATTTTGACTATTCATTTATATAATATAAAATAATATTATAAATTGGTTATTTATATTTATATTGTAAAATATATAAAGATATACTAAGAAATTTATATAACATATGTGTGGCATATTTGCTTTACTAAATGATACTGGAATAAAATATGACATTATTGAAAAAGAGTTTATGAAAGGAAAAAATAGGGGACCCGAATTTTCTAAATTAGACAGCAACTACATGAGTATGATTTTAGGATTTCATCGATTAGCAATTAATGGACTTAATGAAGAATCTAATCAACCAATAGTTATTGATGATATTGTTTTAATATGTAATGGAGAAATTTATAATTACAAGCGATTATATCAATATATTGATGTAAAACCTACAACTGATTCTGATTGTGAAGTTATTATACATCTTTATCTAAAATATGGAATTGAGCAAACATTAACCTTGTTAGATGGTGTTTTTGCTTTTGTTTTATATGATAATCGTATTCATCAAGATTTAAACAATAAAGTTTATGTTGCTCGTGACCCATTTGGTGTTAGACCTCTATATTATTTAAAAAATATTAAAAGTAATATTAATAAATTTTATAAATTATATGGTTTTTCCTCTGAATTAAAGTGCTTAGAAGCATTTTATAATGAGTGTCCAGAATTTTACTCAATTAGTCAATTTACACCAGGAACATATAGTATTTTCAATTTAAGTAATAAAGTTAACTCTGCGTGGGAACCAGAAAAAGAAAATATTTCATATTTTATTCCAAGTTTTTCTCATAGCTGGTTAATTAATAATGAAACAGAACCCATATTTATTGATAATTTGTATCCTAGAGTTTCCGCTTATTTAAATGCTGCTGTTAATAAACGATGTTTAACAACTGAACGACCAATTGCGTGTCTTTTATCTGGTGGACTTGATAGTAGTTTAGTTGCTGCTTTAGTTAATAATTATTATACTTCACATAGTTTACCAAATAAATTAGAAACATATAGCATTGGACTTGAGGGTTCAGAAGATTTAAAATATGCAAAAATAGTTGCTCAATATTTAGATACAAATCATACCGAAATTATAGTTACAGAAAAAGAAATGTTTGATGCTATACCTGAAGTAATTAAAGCAATTGAAAGTTATGATACAACAACCGTTAGAGCTAGTATTGGTAATTATTTGCTTGGAAAATATATTTCTACACATTCTGAAGCAAAAGTTATATTTAATGGTGATGGTTCAGACGAAATATTCGGTGGATATTTATATATGAATAACTGTCCTGATGATATTGAGTTTGATAAAGAAACGCGAAGACTATTAAAAGATATACATTTATTTGATGTTTTACGTTCAGATAAATCAATATCATCACATGGTCTAGAACCTAGAACCCCTTTTTTGGATAGAAATTTCGTAAATTTTATTTTATCAATACCACCATATTATAGAAATCATAAGAATTCAATATTTAATATTGAAAAATATATTTTAAGAAACTGTTTCAATAGTTTTAATAATTTTTTTGGTCAGCCAATATTGCCTAGAGAAATATTATTTAGAAAAAAGGAGGCTTTTAGTGACGGTGTTAGTTCGCATGGACGTTCATTATATCAGATTTTACAAGAACATATTACTTTAAAGTTAAATAATGATGAAAACACAAATGTATATAAATCTTGTATCGAAACAGAAAAATTATATTATAAAAAATTATTTGATAAATTTTATCCTAATTGTTCACATATATTACCTTATTTTTGGATGCCAAAGTATACAAATGCTACAGACCCAAGTGCAAGAACATTAAATTTTTATTCTTCTAATATATAAATATAATGGTTTTTAGTGAAAAAATAAATAATTTTCAAGAAAAAGTTTTTGATTTTGTCGTAATTATTATATACATATTAATTGTTGTTTCTTTTTTAGGTTTTTCTGAAAAAGCACCTACTTTTTTAAATAATTTAGACTATTATTTCAGAGTATATATATGTCTATTTTTAATATGGCGTTTTAATAGTTTTAGAAGTGTTGATAAATTTACGTCTCTTGACAGAAAAATAGCGTGTAATTCTGGAATAATTATTTTAACAACAACAATATTAAATACTTATATAAATAATATAAAAAATAGTGCGTATGTAAATAACGTTAAAACCCACATACAAACCATAGTAGACCCTATAGTAGACCCTAATTCACAATAGTTACAAATACCTAAATTTTTCTTTTTGTTTTATTTTTTATAACAATTTTATTTTTTTTTCTTATACTTTTATTCTTTTTCGTTTTAAAAAATTCTTCTAAATGCGTAATAATATGTTTACCTAAAATTTTATCTACTTCATATTCTTTTAAATCTTTATCAACATATTCATATTTATAAAGTTTAATATATTCCATTATCTTTGTATTAAAATTTGCATCTGTGTCTATTATTTTTTTACCAATTTTACTTTCTTTAAATTTTGTAATCATATAATCAAATGGTAAATCATAATAATACGGTTTTACATTTATATAATATACATTATCATTTGCCATGCCTGGATAAAATGTATCATCTAAAAAACAAATTTCGGCATTTTCTGGTACCTTTGTACATAAAATAAAGTCTTTATGGGTTTTATCATGTGTTGTTCTACATATTTCAATTTTTTTACCATTTATTTTAAAAGCTGCTATTATTTGATCAATTATTTTATAGTTTATTTTCTTTTCAAAGTAATGTATGATATGGTCTGCCCACTCTTTAGGTCCGTTATTATTTGTATAAATCATCATTTTATGACAACAGTTGGACATTTTTTTCCCCTTTAAGTAGGTTAAAATATTTATTATATTAGGACGTAAAAATTCTGGAAACAAGTCTAATACATCATCAAAGTCATTTTGTGTTAATATTATGTTTTTGTTTTTTACATAATGTTTTAAACAGTCCCAAAATATTCCATATTCTGTAAAATAACCAAGAGTTTCATCTAAATCAAACACAACTATTTTCATTACTTATATATAGTTAGGTTTTTGATTTTTAAAAAAAAGTTAATACAAATTATATTATCTTTAATTTATATATACTAAATGTCAAATTTAAACAATAATGATTATCAACAAATTTTAGAGTATTATAATGAAACAATACCTAAATCAAAAAAATTAACTAAAATTGCTGCTGAAAAATTGTTGTCTAGTAAATTATGTAGATGTATTAAAAAAGTTGATATAAAAAATGAAGCAAGCTCTATTGGAATATGTACTAAAACTATATTAAATAATAAAGGGCTTATTCGTGGTAAATTTAAATGTAAAGGAAAATCTACAATTAAATTAAAAAAAAATAAAAAAAATTTAACTATAAAAAAATTAAATAAAGTTAATAATTTTAATAAATAAATTATCTTTGTAACTCAATATCATTTATTATATTTTCAGGTTGAATAACTGTCTTCATTTTATTTCTTATTATATAAAATGATGATAATGATAATAATGTTAAATCAGCAGAACTTCTAAAAATCATCGGCATATCATCTGAAACAACGCTATAATATATCCACATACTAGAAGAACAAATATTCAATACGCAGAATACTAAAGATAAACTATTTGTGCTTTTGTTTTTATATAACAAATACATAAATATCATTCTTGCTATAATAGATACAGATGTAGCAGTGTATGGTATTGTTTTTAAATTATTATAGTCCATAAGATTATATAAATAAAATAAAATCACATATTAATTATATTTATTTAATATATGAATACTAAACATTATGATATAATTATTATTGGTAGTGGTATATCTGGTCTTTATAGTGCTTTTAATATAAAAAAATATTCTCCTGATACATCTTTTTTGGTATTAGAAAAATATAAAAAAGTATGGTTAGGAGGTAGGACTGGTAATGAAACATTTCATGGTGTAACAGTTGTAACAGGTGCAGGAATAGGTAGAAAAGACAAAAATCCTATTTTGATAAAACTAATGAAAGAATTAGATATTGATTTTTCTGAGTATAAAACTGTTATGAATTATTCTAATTTACTAAATCCTGTTGATGTTGTTAAAGTTATTAATATATTAAAAGTTGCGTATAAAAAAAATCCTGGATTACATAATAAAACATTTAAGGAATTTTTTATAAAAATATTAGGAGAAAAACTATATAAACAATTTATAGTAAGCGCTGGATATACTGATTATGAAAATGCTGACACTTATGAAACATTATATAATTATGGTATGGATGATGATAAAGGTGGATGGACAGGGTTAAAAATTCCTTGGAAACAGTTGGTATATAATCTATACTATAAAATAGGTGTAAATCATTTTAAATTTTCATCTGATGTTGTTTCTATAAATAAAATTAAAGATAATCCTTGTTTATTTGAAATTAAAACTGAAAATAATAAAATTTATTATTCTAACAAAGTAATTATTGCTACTACTATTTCCGGAATTAAAAAACTTGTTCCTGGAGCTTCAAATAAAAATAGTATATATCAAGAAATTCATGGGCAACCGTTTTTAAGATTGTATGCTAAATTTGATAAGAAATCTTCTGAAATTTTGAAAAAATATATATCTTCTTATACAATTGTTCCAGGACCGCTTCAAAAAATTATACCTATAGATCAAAATAAAGGTGTATATATGATCGCATACAGTGATAATAGTAATGCGATTATGTTAAAAAAATATCTAGATAACACTATCAAAAACCGCGATTTTTTTTGTGATTTGATTGAACAGTCATTAGAAATACCTAAAGGAAGTCTTAAAATTACCGACTTGAAAGATTTTTATTGGCCCATAGGAACACATTATTATGAACCATTAAAGAGAGAAGAGTTTGATAGTAGGGACGACTTTGTATATGAAGTTCAACATCCTGAAAAAGGAATGTTAGTAGTTGGTGAAGCCGTTAGTAGGTATCAAGGTTGGGTTGAAGGTGCTTTAGAAAGTGTACATTCAGTATTAAATAAAAAATGGATAGGCAAACTATGTTGATGATTGTATTAAATAATAACCATGATATCCTATAGAAGCAAACCCTAACATTAATAATATCTCAAAATACAATCGTTGGGTTTTATCTTTATAATATCCTATATAAATCAACAATGGACCTACTATAAAAATATGTATTAAGTTAACCCAAATACCCTTACCTTCTTTTAAATATTTATATACCTTGAAAAGATGATAAAATACTATTATTATACCTAAACCTAGTAGTATTGAAAATAATGTTTTAGAATTTTTCTCTCTATTTATTCCAACGTAAATAAATAAACCACCAACTATAATGATATGAAACAAATGTACTAAGAAGTTTATGTTCATTATATAATTTTATAATTTTATAATTTTATAATTTTATAATATTATAATATTTTCATAATTTATATGGGGTTCGATTACGAAAACGTTGAAGTTAAAAAACAAATGGGTGGAAAAATTGTTCGTAAAGTTTCAATTAAAAATGGCAAAGGTTACAAAAGTGTAACAAAATATAGAAAAGGAAAGAAAGTTAGCACTATAAAAAAACATATTCATAATGATCATATCAAACTAATACAAGTTGGCAAATTTATTCCCGGACTATTTTCGGATTGTAAATCTTGTAAAACAAAAAAGAATTTAAAGAATTAAAACTATTATATAATTATGTATCATATTATAAGTGTATTGAGTTTATCTTTAAAGCGAATTCTTTTTTACATTTCAAAAGCAGAGAAATTTAAAAAAGAAAATATTTCTTATGACATATTAAAAAACAAAACATTAGTTAATATATTTTTCGAACCATCTACCAGAACATCGTGTTCTTTTCAAACAGCAATGATAAAATTAGGCGGAAATATTATTAATATAACAGAACAATTTTCTAGCACGCAGAAAGGCGAAAGTTTACAAGACACAATCAAAACTGTGACCAGTTATGGTGACATAATTGTATTGCGACACCCACAAAAAGGCGCCGCACAAATCGCAGCCAATGTGTCTTCAATTCCTCTTATCAATGCTGGTGATGGAAATGGTGAACATCCAACACAAGCTTTATTAGATATTTTTACAATCAAAACAGAATTAATCAAATTTAATTTGGATATTTGTTCAAAAGATAGAAATGATATTGTAGTTACCTTTGTAGGTGATTTAAAAAATAGCCGAACTATTCATTCTTTAATACATATTTTATGTTTGTTTCCAAAAATAACTTTTAATTTTATTAACCCTAGAGGCTTAGAAATGCCTGTTGAAATTATAAATAAATTAAATTGGCATAATATAATTTTTATTGAAGAAGTAAAATTAGAAGAAGCATTAAAAACTACTGATGTTCTTTATGTTACTCGCATTCAAAAAGAAAGGTTTGAAACTGAACAAGAATATAATACTATTATGCTTGAAAATAAATATATAATAAATAATAACATTTTACAACACGCAAAAGAAAAAATGATTATTATGCATCCATTACCTCGTGTAAATGAAATTCATGTAGATGTTGATAGAGACCCTCGGGCTGTTTATTTTGAACAAGTTAAAAATGGTGTTTATATGCGCATGGCTATATTAGATAGTATCTTAAACCAATAAAATAAAAGTATTAAAGATTTTCGTATATAAAATAGAAATGAAAAAAGTCCTTTGTACAATGATATAATATAATTGTATACGTGTACTTTATTTTGATAAATGGTCTAATGCTGATAATAATACAAGTTCTTGTTCTGTTAGTTTTTGAAATATGAGATTTTTATCCATTGGTAATTGAAAATGCCTTGATTGAAACCCATAATTTTTACAAACACAAAAAACACCGTCATCTGTAATTTTCATCTCACAAAATAAGGCACCTTTTGTCAAATATATGTTTGTTGGGTCATCAATAGGTATCCATCTAATATAAGTACCATATTTTATATCATTCATTTCATCTATGTATTTGTAATCTTTTAATTTTTTTAGCATATCCATTGTATCTTGTTTTGATAATTTTAGTTCTTTCAATATATTTAAATTCATCTCTATAATCTTATCAGTTGTGAAATTTAACAGATTTTCATTCGTTTCATCATCTAATGCGTTCAATAATTTTTGTACGTTCATATATAAATATAGTATTTATATTTATATATTTATTTTTTAATTTAAGTTATTACCAAGCACTACCAAGTGATCCACCGCCCCCTAAAAATTCACTAGCAGCAACTGGGCCAAATGATTCTTGAGAAACGCCTGGAGTAGCAGCACCAACTAATGGAGTTGTATCTTGTCTATACATTGCGTTATAGTTTGGAAGTTGTTGTGGTTGTATTGTGTTTTCATTACCATAAATTGCATCGCTTGTTGGAAGTGAACTAATAGCGGTTCCATCACTATACAATGATGGTGGTACAGCAGCATTCAATATGGATTGACCCGAAATTGGCTGTGATACTTTTACATTATTTTTACCATTTTTCTTTTTCTTATCCGTTTTACCATTCCATAATTCCATAATACGTTCGGTTAAAATTGTTATTTTCTCTCCAATCTTAGTTTGTAAACTCATTGTAATCATTAAAACTACTAAAATAATATGAGTTATATGAAATTCGGCATATTTTACATTACTATAAGTTGGAATAAATGTAATTATTCTATGTATTATTAATAATCCTAAAAATGTAACAATAACTTGTATTATTACTTCAGCTACTATTTCTAAACTTCCTTTTTTATCATCGGCTTCTGGCACATATTTTCCAATTGTTTTATTTAAAATAACAACTGGAATTATAGCTATTAAAGCATATTGAATAATATTTATAATGTCAGATTTTGAATCATCGTCAAAATTGAAAACATGCTTAAAGAAGTTTTTATTTGAATCATCTGAACTATCCATATCTATAGGGTATAATTAGAAATTAAAAATCTATAAATTGTTTTAAGTAAAGTATTTAAAACATTCTAAATACTTATATAAATGGAACATTTGGCTGAAGAGTTTGTAAATACAGATAAAAGTATTTTAGAAAGAGAATTCACTGTTAAAAATGAAATCAAGCAAAAACGACAACATGAAGAATTACAGTATTTGAATTTACTTCAAAATATTATTGATAATGGATATTGGGAAGACGGTAGAAATGGAAGAACTAAAGGTATATTCGGTTATTCTATGCGTTTCTCTCTAAAGGATAATAAAATTCCTATTTTAACAACCAAAAAAACAGCATGGAAGACTTGTTTAAAGGAACTTTTATGGTTTATAAGTGGAGAAACAGATGCTAAAATTTTACAAAATCAGGGTGTACATATCTGGGATGGAAATACATCTCGTGAATTTTTAGACAGTAGAGGGTTAAATAATTATCCTGAAGGAATGATTGGACCTGGTTACGGATATCAATGGCGGAACTTTAATGCTGACTATAACTATATTTCAGGCAAGGCTATTAGTGATGAAAAAGGAATAGACCAATTACAATATATTATTGACCAGTTAAAAAATCCTAAAACTAGAAATAGTCGTAGACTTGTTATGACCGCTTGGAACCCAACACAATTAGACCAAATGGCTTTACCACCTTGTCATATTTTATGCCAATTTAATGTCCATGATGGTAACAAATTAAGTTGCTCTATGTTTCAAAGGTCTAATGACGAAGCGTGTGGAACTAGTTTTAATATAGCATCATATAGTTTTCTTACTCATTTATTGGCTAAGCATTGTGGTTTAGAAGCATATGAATTTGTTTACTTTAAAGGAAATTGTCATATTTATGAAGAACATATTGATAATATTAAACTTCAACTAAAGAGAGAACCATTTCCATTTCCAACTGTATCAATAAAACAAATTAGGAATAATATTAACGAATATGTAGTTGAAGATTTCGAAATTCATAACTATCAACATCACGAAGCAATTCAGTTTAAAATGGTTGCTTAATTATTTTAGCCAAAATATAATCAAAATTTTATAATTTAAAAATTTATTTTTTGTTGATTAATGCGTAAGTAATTTAAAAACAATGTGTATATTATTATTATTATGAGTTCACGATCACTTGCCGCCGCTAGGTCTAGAAGAGCTGGAGATAATATGCCTCCTCCCGTATCAGGAAATAGACCTGTTACTTCAATAGGTTCACAATCCGCATTTGTACAACAACAGCAACAAGCACCAGCATATCAAAATAATATGTTACAACCTCCTAATAATGTAAGAATAGGTAGAGGACCACCTCCTCAACAATCCCCTCAACAACAACAACAGTTTCAACAACAACAATTTCAACAGCAACAACAGTTTCAACAACAACAACAGTTTCAACAACAACAACAGTTTCAACAACAACAGCAACAACAGTTTCAACAACAAACTCAACCTACAGGTAATGGATTACCATTTAATAAACTTAGTATTTCTGACGCAATAGGTTTAATTACTTTACGTCTAGGACGCGTTGAACAGTGGATAATAGAAAGTGAACATGAAGGACACGATACTAATTATTCTGAACACAACATACCCGATAATTCTAAAGTTATAGATAGTAGTGTTTTAACAAGTATTTTTAATAGACTTGACATTATAGAAAATACTCATCCTGAAGCAATCAATAATGAAGAAGTTGCTAATTTATCCAACGATATTACTAAACTTACAGAACAACTCACTAGAATTGGTGATGAGGGAGTTAAACATAATTTAGCAATTGCTAAACATACCGAACAATTATTTAGATTTGAAAGAGAGCTTGTAGAAACTAAAGATATACTTAAAACATTTATGATTAAGTATGATGTATTTACTACTGAAACAAATGAAAAATTTAGTGATTATGAACTAGCATTATCTGAATTAGAAAAAAATATTCCGCTACCCGAAGAAAATAAGGAAAATGTAGATGGAACTGAAGGAACTGAAGAAACTGAAGAAACTACAAATGTAGGGGAAAATGACGCATCAAGTGAAAATATTATTATGAGTGTTGACTTAAAGAATATAATTAAACAAGAATTAGCTTCCAGCACTTAATTTATTTTTATAAAAGATAAAAGATATTAAATATAAAACTTTATTATATTTAATATGTTAATTCAAATTTCAGATAAAAAGAAAAAAGAACTGTTTGTTTCGTTATTTAGTGTATTAAAAAATTGCTCTTCAATAATTAATATGAATATTTTTTTAGAATACATTCATATTCAAGGAATGGACAAATCTCATATTTGTCTATTTGATACAAAAATAAATAAAAAATGGTTTGATAAATATGAAATTAAAGAAAGTATTAAAATATCTTTTGATACAGTAGTTTTTCATTCTATAATTAGCACTAAAAGTGATAGTCAATATTTATTAATCTATATTAATGATTCTAATAGCGACATTATTCATATTGATTTTGATTCTAAAGAGACAAAAAAAGGAGAATTTAAAAAATCATTTAAAATGAACCTTATTGAATATGAGTATGATGAAATGTCTATACCTACTGTAGATTATGATGCTGAATTTACTCTCTCGTCTAAGTTAATTACTGATATGTTCTCTCAATTAAACAATTTTGGAGATGATATTATTATCAATTGTTCTGAAGAAAATATTAGTTTAACTACTAATGGTTCTGTAGGAGAGATGAAAGTTGATATTCCAATTGATGATTTGTTAAGTTATAGTATTGTTGAAAATGAAAAAATAGACTTAACATATAGTTTAGTTTATATTTATAAGATGTGTATAACAAATAAATTATCTAATGAGATTGAATTCTCATTGGGTACTCAATGCCCTATGAAAATTAGTTATAGTTTAGGAGATGACAGTGCCGTTTTATTTTTCATTGCTCCTAAATTGAGTGATTAATATTACTTCGTTCTAGTTAGCAAAAATTATTATTATTTTTATTTAAGATTAAGATGAAAATAATAATTGGATTTTTTATTTTTTGTTTAGTATTGTTTATTTATTTACATATTCAGTTTCATTTAAAAACTAGTGAAGATTTGGAAATGTATGAAATTGAACAACCTTCTAAGGATAAATTAGAAGAAATATGTGATATTAGACAACCTGTTTTATTTGATTTTGATTCTCAAAAAATAGAAGAAACATCTAATAAAACTTTTATTAATAATAATTATCAAGCTTTTGAAATTAAAATAAGAAATATAAAAGAACAAGATACTAATTCTGAATTATATATGCCGTTACCTATTCATGCCGCAACTAAATTATTTGATGAGGATAAAAATTCTACATATCTTTCTGAAAACAATAATGATTTTCTTGAAGAAACTGGGGTTATTAAAAATTTAAAGTATAACGATGAGTTTCTTAGACCATATATGGTCTCAAATTGTAATTATGATGTTATAATGGGCAGCAACGGTACTTGTAGTCCATTTAGATATGAAATTAATTATAGAAATTTTTTATTACTAACAGAAGGGTCTGCGCAAATTAAATTAGCACCACCACATAGTACTAAATATTTATATCCTATTTATGACTACGAAAATTTTGAGTTTAGGTCGCCGGTTAATCCTTGGTCACCTCAACCTAAATATGTTGCTGATTTTGATAAAATTAAATGCTTAGAATTTACATTATTACCTGGAAAAACGTTGTTTATACCCGCTTATTGGTGGTATAGCATCAAATTTAACAACAAAACTAGTATTTCTTGTTTTCATTACAGAACTTACATGAATAATCTAGCTATTATACCATATGTAGGTATGCATGCTCTACAAATACAAAATGTTAAAAGAAATGTAGTAAAAAAAGCTAGTATTAATGAGTTAAATGGTGAAATAAACCTACCTGAAAAAGAAACAAATGAACACGTATCTAATAATGAAGGAACAAGTATTGATAATTTACCGGAAAAATCTATTAATCAATTAGATTAATTTCTATATTTAATGTATTATGAAACATATTCGTAAAAGAAGAACAAGACATCGTAAAAAAAGTTGTAAAAGACGAACTATGCGACGAGTTTATAAAATGCGCGGAGGATGAGGTGTAAGTATAGCACCACCAACCATTCAACCTGTTATGAAAGGAGGATGAGGTGGTATACCTTCTAATCCGGTTCAAATTTAAATAATTAAATAATTAAATAATTAAAAAATTCTGGAATGATAATTTAGCTTAGTTTATCTAGACTAATATTTGATATTGAATTTTATTTTATAAATAAATGATAATTTATATAAAACTAGTATTAAATTTTTTATATAAATTTAACATTTTAAGCAATAATATGTGACAATTCAGTTTGAATTTCTTGTGTTCGAATACTTATTGTTGTTACGTCGCTTCTACAAAGAGCACAACATAAATTACTTCTTGACGCCGGTGCTAAAGTTGTTTTCATACAATCTTTACAAAATTCATGATTACAATTTAACTTTACAAATTCACTTTTTTCTTTATCATCCCAACATATACTACAATTACAAATTTCAGTTAAATTTTCAGAAGGATTATTTTCGGTAGTTAAAACAATATTTCTTTGAACTGATGGCGTTACTGGTTCTCTTAATATCAACGAAGATAAATATCCTAAATATAATAAGTGTGCTCTTATAATACTTAATTCCATATCTGTGTTATGTAACCATAACTCATTTTCAATTTCACTTCTCATATGATAATATGATGTAGTAGGTGGTTGTTGAGGTGGGATTGTTTCTGTTTGTGAATTACCTCTGTATTTTCTAAAAATATAGTCTGTGATGAGATTTATAACTATATCTAAACTACAACTTAATGTAATATGAAATTTTCTAATTGCGAATGCCCTTAATAACATTACATCATCAGTAAAATACTGTAAAAGCCAGTTTTTAAAATCATCTGTATTATTAAAATTTCTAACAACACTTGCACAAATAACTTCAAATTCTAATATTCTATCACTGTCACATCTGGTAATAGAATGACCTGGTTGTCTACAAAATGAACAATGAAATACTCTACGAGGAATAGGCATTTGATTTCTGTTTTCAGCGCTAATATTTTCAAAACTCATAGTTGTTTTTGTTTGCGAATTATACTTTACATAATTACTTTTATTATCTTTTCAATTTTTTTTATATTTTAAATTATATGAAAATATGAATTAAAGATATAACTAGAACTACATATATCGTCGTTTAATGTCAACATCAACATACAAGCTACACGTAAATGATAGAAGTTACACCTCTTGGGATGTGTTTGATACCATTAATTTAAATAAAGTTAATTTAGATATTAATCCAATTGATTTAAAGTTGTTTTCAAATGATGTTTTCAGTATTGATGAGAAAAATAATGTTACTTTGTTACATTCTTCTATACGATGTGGACCAGCTATTCCAGGAGTTCTTGTGTTGGCAGGTAATAAAACATATGGCCGTCAAAATAAATTAGTAGATGGACAAACTTACACAAAAAAACGTTCTGAATTATCAGGAGGTAAATTATTATATAAATGTATTCCAGATGATATGAGATTGCCTTCATTTTTAATTCCTTATGAAATTAAAAATATGGGGTTTTCCAAAGTTTTTAAGAATTTATATGTTACGTTTTCATTTGATAATTGGAGTGACAAACATCCAAGAGGTAAACTAGATAATGTTATAGGACCAGTAGATGTTCTTGATAATTTTTATGAATATCAATTGTTTTGTAAAAGTTTAAACGCATCTATACAAAAATTTCAAAAAGATACATCAAGAGCGTTAGAAATGAAATCACACGACGGAATTATCGATACTATTAAATCTAAATATAGTACAATTGAAGACAGAACTAATCAAAAAATTTGGAATATTATTACCATTGACCCTCCTAAAAGTTTAGATTTTGACGACGGATTTAGTATTATTCAATTAGATAATGATGTTCAGCAGTTGAGTGTGTATATATCAAATGTAACAGTGTGGATGGACGTTCTTAATTTATGGAATTCATTTTCACGTAGAATTTCAACAATTTATCTTCCAGATAAAAAGCGTCCCATGTTACCAACTATATTATCTGATTGTTTATGTAGTTTACAAGAAAATGTTACTAGAATTGCTTTTGTTATGGATGTTTTTATAAAAGATAAGGAAATTATAGATATTAAATATGCGAATTGTCTTATAAAAGTTTCAAAAAATTATTGTTATGAAGAACCCAAATTACTAGCTGATAAATATTATCATGATATTTTAGAGGCTACACAAAATATTTCATTAAAAAATAAATATATTAATAATGTAAGAAATAGTCATGAAGTGGTTTGTTATCTTATGATACTTATGAATTATAATTGTGCGAAAGAGCTTATTAAATATAAAACTGGAGTTTTTCGCTCAACTATTATTAAAAAAGAATTTTCTGTTCCTGATACAGTTCCGGAAGATGTTGGAAAGTTTATTAAAATTTGGAATAGTGCTTCTGGTCAATACATAAATGGTTCCGAAATTGTTGATACACGTCATGAAATACTTGATATGGAAGCGTATATACATATTACAAGTCCGATTAGAAGACTTGTTGACCTTTTAAATATGATACAATTTCAAAAGGTTACTGGAATTATTAAATTGTCAGAAAATGTTGACAAATTTTATGACAAGTGGTTAGGAGATATTGAGTACATTAATGTGACTATGCGTTCTATTAGAAAAATACAGTGTGATTGTACATTATTAGATTTATGTCACAATAATCCAGAAGTTATGGAAAAAGAATATGATGGTTTTATTTTTGATAAACTAACTAGAAACGATGGTTTATATCAATTTGTAGTATTTCTTCCAGAATTAAAATTATCTTCTAGAATAACTATGAGAGAAAATTATAATAATTTTGATTGTAAAAAATTTAAATTATATTTATTTAATGATGAAGAAAAATTTAAAAAGAAAATTAGATTACATATGTTATAATATATTTTATATATATATAATATAAAATGCGGAGTTTTAGGAACCATAAAAAAAATAGAACACCAAAATCTAAAAGAACACGTCATAAGTCTAGAAAAATGCGTCATAAGTCTAGTAGAAAAATGCGTCATAAGTCTAGAAAAATGCGTATGCGAAGAGGTGGTGGTAAATGGGTGAATAAAGACCATCCAGATTTAGCAAATCAATCAACATGTCCTATTTGTTTAGACGAATTTAGTGACACTCCTAATAAAGCTATATATAAAGCTAGTTGTGGTCATTTGTTTCATAATAATTGTTTATTAGAACATTGTGATGCTAGGCATGGAAATGCGGATTGTCCAATATGTAGAGCCAATTTAGGTGCGGATTGTATGGATGTTTATGCTTTTAAAGAAAAAGCAATAGGTAACCCTGAGGGTCGACCTCTTTTTGATGGCGATGAAGAAGTTTTAAAAATATATAATGAACAAGAGCCATAAAAATATTTGATTTTTACACATTTTCTCATTTAAAATGCTCAAAAATAAAATAATTATATAATATAAAATGAACAAATCAAAAAAAATATTAAAAAAAATAATGAATAAATCAAAAAAATTTAGTAAAAAGTTAACTAAAACAATAAAAAATAAATCAACATTAAAAAAATGTGAACAATTTTGTAAAAAAGATTATATGATAGAAATGAGAAAAATATTTAAAAAAAATTCCGAAAAATATAATATACCTTATAAATCACCAACAAAAGAAGAAGATGAGTTCGCTTATAACACGTGCAAAAAAACATTCTGTAATGAAAAATGTGAAGGTTATGATTTTTTTGGTGATAAACAAAAACAAATAGATTTCAAAAAAAAAATAAAAAATG